CCGCAAGCAAACGCTAACGACCGCAAACAAACGCTAACGACCGCAAGCAAACGCTAACGACCGCAAGCAAACGCTAACGACCGCAAACAAACGCTAACGACCGCAAGCAAACGCTAACGACCGCAAGCAAACGCTAACGACCGCAAACAAACGCTAACGACCGCAAGCAAACGCTAACGACCGCAAGCAAACGCTAACGACCGCAAACAAACGCTAACGACCGCAAGCAAACGCTAACGACCGCAAGATGACCGCAACAATTGCTGAACTATTCAAGGAGTATATGGCTAAGATGCCTGATACCTTTGATACCAAGAAAGAGATTGACCTGTATTTTAAGGATGGTTTGGATAGTATTGTGATGGAGAGAAAGGCAGCTGTGAAGGCTGATAAAACTGCTAAGGCGGCTGAGAAGTTTATTGAAAAGGCAAAGAAAGAAGAGAATGCTGCGAATGCTGCGAAAGCTGCGAAAGCTACTCATATTACTATGATGAGTATTGATGAAGTTAATACGAAGATACTAAAAGATATTTGCTATGAAACTATTGAAAAACTGAGCGATGCTAATTTGATGCCCGAATATACGGAGAGTTCTTCTGTTAAAAATGAAATTACAAAGTTAAGCGATATATTGAAGAGACATATAGACGACGACGATAAAATACAAGGGATTATAAAAGATTACTTACTTCAATTAATACCAGCAGGAACCAAGGGTGTTATAAGGGGTAATAAGTTTAATAAAATAGTTAAGGAGTATATCATTCTGTTAGATTTAGACAAGAGTAGATTTGAAATATGCTTTGAGAAGAAGTCTGCTATTCATAATACTACTGAAATACCAGATTGGTATATTCTTGATAAGAGCAATAATAGAATTTTAATTGGAATGAACCAACTTGATTTATGGAGCGGAGGACACCAGACTAATAGAGGGGCAAAGTATATAGATATAGAGAAGAAGATTAAAGAAGACAGCAGCAATAGCAGCAATAGCAGCAATAGTAATAGTAAATTATTATGTGTAGTTTGTTATGAAAAACAATTTAAAAGTGATAAAAATAAAACTTATAAGTTATTTGTATCAGGGTTTGAAAATAATACGCTCTGTTATCTAAAAAATCTTAGTAATATTATAAGGTCGTATTTTGCTATATGATGCCCGCATTTACACATTACAATAATGGATTAAACAGTTGTATAAGTTCCTGTTTTGATATGGATTTTGGTCCAATCGTATTGTTAAAGTCGTAGGTAATCGCTGATAATCGCTTAATATTATCAGCGACGCTATGTATATTTGTAAATTTGATAAAATAATGCGATTGAATGCTAGCAGCCTTGCTAGCAGCGCTAGCGTCTCCGCATATATCTATAAAACCAGCATTAACTCCTACACGACGAAATGATATGTCAGGGTTTTCTGTTTTTTTTACAAAGTGAAAGTTTATGGGCTCAACCTGTTCTATCACATCTCTATTATACGCTTTTTTTACCCATATTTGAAATATACACGGGACATTATGAGGGGCTCCATTAACGATAAAGGAGCTGTCAGGCAAATCAATCTCGGCTACACGATGAAAATTAAGTGGAACCTTTTTTATCAGGCTATCTTTCTTAAAACTTTTAGGTAATATAAAGGATATGCTATCAGCAAACTCGCAAGATTTTTTGATAAACTTGATAGCGAGGGATGACTGGCGACCGAATGGAGGATTGCCTACAATATGTATTTTATTAAGCCCCGAAGAGTGTATGTTAAGTGCTAGAAAATCCTGTTTAACTATCTCTCCATTATCAGGCTCTGGCTCTATATCATAAAACAAACAATTATACGCTAATGATTTTATACCTGCTATAAATGCTCCATCACCGGCACTAGGCTCTATTATTAAATCCTTATCATCTATTATAACATTTTTTTTAATATGCTCTATACATATATTAACAGTTTCTGGTTTTGTATAATATTTATCAATAGTATTACGATGTAATCCTGTTGTCTGTGCTATATGTTTAGTAGCCATACTAAGATTATTAGTAGGCTTTCTTATAATATAGGGCATCAATTTTTATTTAGAATTATGAAACGAAAATATATGATATACGCCATATGCCCTTATATAACAAAAAATGATACAGATACCTCCTTAATTATACAAAGAGATATGGAGCACATATACATATTGCGATTAAGCGCAGGCAAGTATTACATCGGTAAGACAAAGAATGTTGATAAGAGGTGGGCGGAGCATACAGCAGGGTGTGGCTCAGGATGGACGAAGAAATATCCCCCGCTGTCTCTGGTTAAATCGGTGGTTAGCACATCGCATTTTGACGAAGACCGGTATGTTAAAGAGTATATGGAGAAATATGGAATAGAGAATGTTAGAGGCGGTACATATTCTAATGTGGTTCTAGATGCGAACTGTATTACTGTTCTAGAAAAAGAAATAAGACACTCTAATAACCTATGCGTTAGATGCGGAAGAGGCACTCATTTTGTTAAAGATTGCTATGCGACAACCAATAGCGACGGTGGAGTGATTAAAGGGGTTGCTAAGGAGACTGTGAAGAATGCGAAGCAGGATGTTAAAGCGCCAAAAGCATATAAGGAGAAGGCGAAGACAAAAAAGAAAGATTACTATGATAGTGATAGTTATTATAGGGATAGTGATTGTAGCTGCTGCGACGATAGCGGCGAAGAAGGCAGCGACAGCTGCGACAGCTGCGGCAGCTGCGATAGCGCTAGCGACGAAGACGAGACGCTTCAGGTTCTTATGAGTATGACAGAAGGGATGCTAAAAAACGCTAGAAAAGGACGCCCGCTATATGCTGAATAAAGAGCGTCAATACCCCCATATAAAAAGAACTAATATAGGTATTTATAATAATACAACCTTTTATGAAATATATAATTTTATGCGGCGGTATAGGCAAGCAAACCACAAGGCATTCGCGGCATCCGCGGCATCCTTCTTTGCCTAAACCTTTAAACCTCATACAAGGGAGGCATATGATTGAATATATTATAGATAATATCCCTTCCAACGAAGTTTTTATAATATATAATATTTTTTTAGATGAATATAATTTTCAAGAAATACTAATAAATAAATGTAAGTCTAAGAAGTTCCACTTTTCGCAAATAGACTATCTAACACGAGGTGCCGTTGAGACGGCATTTGTGGGTATAAATAAGTTCATAGACAACTGTGGAGACGACAACATCGTTTTTATAGACAACGACAATATACATAATATTAACAAGAAGATACCTGTTTTTGATAATGAATTTATAGGATATAGCACGCTCGCTAGTGAGCCTACGCCGCTTACGCCGTCTTGCTTAGCCCCTACAGAGTTCTCTTTTATTAGATTTGTCAATAACCAAATAACCCATATAGAAGAGAAGAAGAAGATATCAGGCTTTTATTGCTGCGGCTTTTACGGCTTTAAGAATGTTAAGAACTTTTTAAAATATGCTAGAACCCTCTTGTTATCCTTAAATAAAGACGCAGAAGCCGCCGCAAGCAGCGCAAGCGATACAGCATTCTATTTCTCAGCGCTATACAATATTATTATCAAGAGTGGCGAAAAGGTGGAACCTTTCTTTATTGAAGAAACAAAACATATAGGGACATTTAAAGACATCATAGATAATAATTATACAATTTCTAAAAATAGATTGAGAATATGCTTTGACCTAGACAATACGCTAGTTTCTTATCCTACAATTGCTGGCGACTATTCAACGGTTAAGCCAATCGCCCACAACCTCTCGCTATTGAAGAGGCTAAAGAATGACGGGCACGAAATTATCATTTATACGGCGCGAAGAATGAAGACACACGGTGGAAATGTAGGCAAGGTTATAAAAGATATCGCAGGTATCACTATTGATACGCTAGAGAGGCTCAATATAGAATATGACGAATTGATTTTCGGCAAACCAATCGCCGATATCTATATAGACGACCGTGCTATAAATCCTTACATTAACGATATATCCTATTTTGGGTTATTTTATGATACCAGTAATGCTTCACAGTTTATACCAAACAAAATCAAGAATAACAAGTATAACCAGATAAAGCGTTGCGACGAACACATCGTTAAAACTGGACCATTTGACATATTGAAAGGCGAACTCTATTATTACCAAAATATACCAAGAGGTTTTGAGAATTACTTCCCTAAACTTATAGATTATAAGAAGTATGAGGATACTATTGAATTGAAAATAGAGTATATTGAAGGCATTCCCTTATATTACTTGTATAAAAACTGTCTATTAACCCACAGACATATTGATGACCTGTTTGATATTCTAGATAGGCTACATTCGGCTCCTGCTCATAATAGCATAGTAATAACTAGTAATAATGTTAAAAATAATTATATAAAAAAGTTAGAGAACCGGTTTAATATACAGGACTATTATTTTGAGGACGCTAGCGATGTCTTTATGGATATTATTGCTGATATAGAGACGCATTTTAATTCCGTAATATCTCCAGTAATACACGGCGATTTCTGGTTTTCTAATATTATTTTGTCTTACGAGGGATGCTATAGGTTTGTGGATATGAAAGGGGCGATTGACAATATCCTAACGCTTAATGGCGATATATACTATGATTACGGCAAATTATACCAGAGCATCCTAGGATATGACTTGGTATTGAATGACTGCGAGAGCACCGAACAAACCAAAGAATACATACAATCTATGAAAGCCTACTTTCTACAAAAATGTATTGCTAAACAGCTGGATATCACCTATCTTAAATGCGTGGTTAAAGGTCTGGTATTTGGGACTATGCCCTTCATTTCCCATTATAGCAAGGATATTAAAAACAATATATGGGAACTCATTAAAGGCGACTTGCTAAATTCGGGGCATATCTAACGCCTAAATGTCTTATATACAAAGCGGTCGCTAGGTAAGTTTTGGATATTCGCAAAGTCGTCGCCGTTCGTCCAATTGCCTATCTGGTAATAATTGCCTGTTAGATTGAGGGCGATGGTATGTAAGGCAAACTCCTCAATACCCCAATCAAAATTGAAGAGGTCTTCTTTAATGTCCTCATTTTTATTTAGAAAATCTACAATTTTTGCCGAGGATATATAGTCAAATGTTATCCCTTCGTGGTGCTCGTAAGACCTACAAAATACCCAGTTGTTCTCTATAATATGCCGGCTCAGTTTTGCCTGTAAAAAAATGTTCCAGTGCCATTCATTCTTATTTAAGGAGGAGTAAGTAGTCCCCTCGCATATTCTAGGTATCTCTTTATAGTTGCCCTCGTGTAGTTTATTGTAAAAGAGGTTTCTGCTTGACAATACTATAAAATATTCAAATTCATAATTCTTCACAGCATACTCCATATTAAGATAGATACCTTTGGTTAATGTGCCGTGATTGTGGATTTTGTTTATAGCCTCTGGGTATAATACGACATTCGGCTTAATCCTCAATAGGTCGCTGTTGGATATTTCGTTATACATTAGGTCGTTGGCGTTTATTATAATCACGAAGTCTAGCGAGACATTTGCCTCAATATCTTCTATCTGTTTTCGTAAGAATGCTAGGTTCTCGTGCGTGTTTATAGAGAATATGATGGCGGGCATTTGGTGGATATATAATGTATATGTATATGTTATATGTATTATCTTTATTTCTTTTTCTTTGGGGTTGATTTAGTGGGTTTAGGTTTAGGTTTTGCGGCGGAGACTTTAGCGATTGCTTTAGTAGCGTTAGTGGCTTTAGAGGCTCTTGTGGCTCTAGGCTTAGCGGCTTTAGCGGCTCTTCTAGATTTAGAAGCCTTTTTACCACCTGTATTACCTGTAGTACCTATAGTAGTTTCATTTTCAAATCCAATCTTCATACTATCATTAGTCATATTATTATAAAGAAGTTCTATTGAAGATTTATAATACTGTTCAATATTTTCTACATTATCACTCTTACATAAACTTAGATATATATGAATAGATAATAAAGTGATAAACACCATACATATAGTTTTTTGGTAAAATGTAGCAGTTCTTAAAACGGTCTCTATAGTATTACGAACAGTTCTTCTTACAACACTTCTTATAGAACCTTTTATTTTTTTTTCTATATCCCCCTCTTTATTTGCACCTACAAAACTAACTATTCCTTCAATAACACCCATACCGTGTGCTCTATCTATAAAATCTATTTCGGTTGAGGTCGCTTCAATAGTAAGTTCGCCTTCATTACCACTTCTTGTTATATATCCAATAATTTTAGAACAAATACCTACAGTCTTTTCATCTATATCTGGTGCTACTGTTGCTGCTGTTGCTGCTAACTCGCTAAAAAGGCTTTTATTAGCAAAGGCTAGTATAGGACACATAAAACTAGCCAATTTTATCAATCCTGATATACTATTCATATCTCTTTTAAGGATTACCTCATCAACAAACTCTTGTAAATCAGTTTCACATTCCCCTACACCATTCTCATTACCACATAATTCACTAATTTTATTTAGTAAATTAGTGAATTCGTCATCCTTTATACCTTCTTCATTTGTTAATTTTAAATTTAATTCTAATTTTTTTATAGAGCATTCAATACACTTAATTTGTTTTTGTAATTTTTCAAAAGTTATACCGTTATTTCCATTTTGAGGAACTTGCTGTTTTTGTTTTTTATTACTTAAAATTATAGTAGATGCCATATATGCATTTTGTATAGTCTTTGCATTCTTTGCCTCTTGAGGTTTAGGAACATTACTAAAACTCCATGAAATTTTTTTATTTTTTTTTAATATATCCATCCCTGTTTTTAATCCTGATTGTGCTCCTGATTCATCTCCTATTATACCTTCAATTAAAATTACTTCGTTTCCTTCTAATTTAATTTTAGCAGCTACATTCTCTTCTACACGCTCTTCCAAATTTGTTATGAAGGCTTCTCTTTCTATCTCTTGTTGATCTCTATCTGGGTTTAAGGGGTTTAACTTTACTACAAAATGTATTAAATTATTTAACCAACTCATCCTCAAATATTTTTAAACACCTTCTATATAAATATAATTAAAAAAAATAAAAGATATCATCCTCGCTGCTTCGCATCCACGCTTCGCACCCAACCCCCACTCCTCTAACCGCAATATTTATCTATAGCGTATTGCTGGGATATCTTCTTAATCTTCTTAAAACCATAAGAGACCTTCATTAATTGCTGCTGAGTATTCAACTTAGACGCTTGTGCCCGTAGTTCTTTAAGTTCCTTCTTGGCTAAAGGATATGCTGAAGATACCTTAAGTTCAGCCAAAGCCTTCCTTTTCTCCGCCTTATCTGTTATTTCACCAATCTTTCTTTGAGATGCCTTGTATTTCTCTTCTAAATCTACAATACTTTCTCTTAGTGCCTTAATCTTATCCTTCAAGGTATTCTTCTTAATCGTAAATACCTTGATATCTTCTCGTTTCCCTTTGTTCTTCTCCTTGTTCTCCTTAATGCGTGCTAGCCCCTTATTATATTTCGCTATTTCGGCTTCCAGAGCCTTCTTTCGCTCCAGCATCCTTTTCACATTAGAATTAGACTTCGCCTGTCTATTCTTGTCGGCGCAGCGTAGCATCTCTATGTCATTCTCTCGCTCTATCCTCTTTAACAACTCATTATATTCTGCTAGCACCTTGTCTTTACAGGCTTTCGCCATATTCTTAGGTTCCGCCTTACATTTCTTCTCACCCTCCTTACGCTGGCTCATTATATTTTTAGCGGCTGCCTTGTAATTTTTATCCGCCATTTTAATACACGCCTTCAGTTCCTTCTCGTGAATATCCAGCGCCTTCTCCTGCTTTAGCAACTCCTTCAATTCGCTTTTAATCTCCTTGATATTATCCTTATCAGCCTTAGACATCTTCAGTTTTGCTCCTGATGAGCCTGATGAGCCTGACGCTGCCGCCGCTTCTGCCGCTTCCGCTTCCGCTGCTTCCGCACTCTTTTCTAGAGACATCTTGGCGAACACATTCTTTATTACAGGGTGGGCGAAATTGCGGGCATCTTGCGACCTGTTAAGATAACTGATATAGCCGCTAACCTTGTCTTGGAATTGGCTTCGCCCGACATTTGTAAAATATCCGCTGTCATCTAAGTATGTGCTAGAGAATTTGCCGAAGTCCGCCTCAATCTTGTCATCCTCTCTTAATAAATTTAGCAATTTTATCATCTCCATACCGTCCTCTGTGAATGGTGTAGCCGTCATCAGCATTATCCGCACACTATCCGCTCCCGACTTGTCATAGGACTTCTGTATCATCTTCTCTAATATATTGGTATTCGGGCGTTCGCTCTTCGCTACTGTCGGCGAGTATATTTTGTGAGCCTCGTCTATTATAAGAAGCGTCTTGCGTAGCGGGTCTTCGCTCCCATTACGCCTAACCATCTCATTATATATCTTGTTTTTCTTTAATAGCATATTACTAAACTGCTTATAGGATATGGGCTCAATCCAATTTGCCGATATATACTTGGATTTAGAGGTTATCTTATTGGGTAATACCAAGCCCTTCTTTATCTTCTCTTGAATACTTATGCTACATACTTGACCGAACATATTTTTCCAAATATCGTTCTTTAATGTATGTCTAGTTACCCATAATATCGTGTAATTCTCTACATCAAAACTGGTTGTCGCTGTAGCAATTGCCGTGCAAGTCTTACCAGTTCCCACGCTGTGATGTAATAGAATTCCCTTATATGCCGATTGTGGCTGAAAGTAATGCCTCACAAAATCTTGCGTCGGTGTGAAGGATACGATGTTGCCGTTCGTGGCTCCTCCAGCCATACCGCCGCTACCGCCACCGACACACTTATTCTCCAATACTAATGGCGGGTATTTAAAGGCATTAAAATTCTTCTTTATATACTCTTGCATCTTCTCTAAGTTCATTATTTTTGCTGGCGGGGTCGCCTTAGCACCCTTAGGTTTGCCTGCGGCTCCGCCTCCGCCACGGCTACCCTTGCTGCTACTCTTGCTGCCCTTGCTGCCCTTGCTGCCGCTACTCTTCAATATATTCGCAGGTTTCTCTATAGCAAACTGGTGGATAGCCTTGTTTAACTCTTTATCAACCGAGGCACCTATTGTCGCCTTTTCTAATTCGTTGGCAAATATTATTTTACGCATATCTAGGTTAGAGTTCTTAATATACAGTTCAAATAATGTCTCGCTATCCATATATTTTTGTTTTAACTCTTTGGGGATTACAACATCATACTTAAAAACATACAACGGCCAGCCATAGCGAGGGTGAAACTCTAAGCCTTTCTGTCCGCAGAAACGAGTAGCACGCCCGATTGCCTGCTTTTCGTCCGCATTAACCGCTAGCGGCTCAAAGAGGTGCACATATTTCACATCAAATAAATCTATGCCTTCCTTAAACCCTTGGTCTAATATGATAAACCTGATTAGTTCCCCATATGTATTATCAGGGCGTGAATTGAACTTGTCTAGCACCGTCTTTCGTATCTTCGTATTAACAGGGCGTTCAAAAAAGGATTTGCTTAGCAGCGCCGCATAGTTGTTGTTCTTGGTCTTTCGCAGTTCGCTATCATCTAGCATAGAAAATCCTCTGCCTTGAGGGTGATATACTAGGTTCATTCCACTAGCCGTTAAAGCCGAGGCTAATATTTTTGCCCCGTATGTGCTGCGATTAACATCGGTGAATATAAGATGCTTGTGTAATTTGCCTGACAGCCGCATATCCTGCTCGTCTAATAACTTGATTTTGTCTAATAATAACTTTAACTTAGGCGAAGCGTCATTATCAATATACAGGTTTAACATATCGGGATTGAAGTCCTTCTTATCCACCAAATGATACGACTTAGGCACCGTGAAGTTTGTGCGGTTCCTTATACACTCAGCCCTCTTATTAGTCCCTTCGCCCCTTAAAAAGTCGTCGTCATAATCTATGCTCGCTATGCTACCGCTACTCATATTGTTAAACCTGTCAATTCTATAAGAATGTTAAGAAAAATAATCTAAAAAGTCGCCCTAAACATTTATACAATATGTCCTTATATCCTTATTGCGCCCCCATAAGTTTCTTATAATCTGCTACAGGTATAAGGGCTCCTTTGTATTTAATGTGGTCTTTCTTAGAGCCCTGAACCTTATAGATACACCGTTCTTTCCCTAGGATTACCTTTTTGGTAGATTTTTTGCCTCCTTTAGCACGATGAAGGTAATTATTTAATTCAATTTCTATGTTATCTAACATACCTAGATGTTCTTCAAATTCTTTCATACCATATAATTTCAGTTTCATTATTGGTAAAACATCTTTAATAAATTCTAGTAGCGTAGCGTCGTCTATTTTCTTGTTTTCAGCATTCATTTTTAATTTGTTATATAGGTTTTGTATAAGATCATTTCTTAATATTTTTATTGCTGTAGAACAAATGGCGCCTCGCCATCCAGTACATTTAGTATTTAATAAATATAGCATTGTTCTATATCTGTCTCTTAAATCTTTATTTTGGTTGTCAAGTAAATTAGGCAAGCTTGTATCAATATCAGGTAATCTCTTTACGATACTTATCATATTTTTAAAATTGCTGTTACTGCTGTTACTGCTGTTACTGCTGCCTTGACAGGCATCATTAACAACTGTTAAAATTCCTTTAAAAACATCATCAAACTCTTTTAAAATTTTATTAAGGCTCTCATCAACAACTAATGGGATATCTTCTTTTGTTGTAGTTGTTTCATGAGATATCATAAATGTACTACTTGGTCTTACTCTCGAGTTAGCAGATATTGGTCTTGTTGATGCTGATGGTGGTCTTGTTGATGCTGATGGCGGTCTTGCTGATGGCGGTCTTGCTGATGATGGTCTTGCTGATGATGGTCTATTAAATATTTTGGTAATTAAATTCATAAATATAGTTCCTTTTGAAGATGCGGGTTTTGGACTTCCTTTTTTCTTACCACTTCCACTCTCGCTTTCACTCTCGCTTTTACTCTCTTGTTCTGCCTTTTTTTTAATCAACCTTATCTCTTCTGCTAGCGATGTTGATATTGAACGGATTTGAGCGTCTGTTAATTCTACTTGTATATCTTCTTCATTATTATCAGGAGTTTTATTTGACATAAAATTAATAAATGTAGCCCAACGATAAATTAAAGGGAAATCTGTTAATTTTATATCTTCTGTGTTATCTTCTGTATTTATTCCTAAATTATTAAATAGGTTTATTAAGTTGCTTAAGTCAAAGGGGTTTGACGACTTCAGTATTTCCGCTAAATCTTTTTCTCCTTTTCCGCCTCGCTTCCTTTGCTTCAATCTTTTAGGTTGCATCTAAATTTATATATCTATATACTATAAATATATTTATTGTAAAAAACAGAAACGCTAATGCTGGCTAACGCTTCCTACTTCCTCTTATTCTTCTTTTTGCCGCCGCTACCGCCGCTACCGCCGCTACCGCTGCCGCCGACCTCCATAAATCTACCAACAGCGTTGCTAGCATTTCCGCTACCGCCGCTACCGCCGCCAGCAACTTTACTAAATAATACATAATAAAATACGCAGATACAGAAGGTCTTAGACAATATATTCCAATTCATCTTATTACTTATCTTTTTGGTCTTTATAACTAGGTATTTACACAGTTCTTTCTGTAATACTAAGACATTTCGGGACATCTTACCTATCATAACAGCAGATATCTCAGCACCTTCTCTGTAATTGTCAAAGGCATCGCTAGAAAGCACATTTAAGTCCATCAGCGTATCTATCTTACCGGCACCTTCGTCGCCATTCTCTATAAAGTAATTAACGGCTTGCTTAACAGTCGTTAAATAACTGGTCGTCTTGTTTATGGCGTCGCCAATCAACTCTGTAGATATCTCCTCAGGATTTATCTCTTTTAAAAAGCCGATATTACAAGCCGATAGCAGCGGACATACAATACTAATCACATTCAATATGTATTTATAGCGATTGTCCGCTCGCTTATTATCGGCACTCCTGAGAAACTCCATAATCTCGTCCATATTACTAAAAGTCGGCTTGCTACAATCCATTATCTCCTTCTTCAATTCCCCAAACTCCTTATTACCCATTATCTCGCCATCAACCAACTTTAATTGCAACTCTATCTTCTTTATAGAGCACTCAATTGCTTCTAGCCTCTTCTCTGTATTGCCGGTGCCGGACGATGAAGCTTGACGCCGCGCGCCGCTACGAGTTTTCTTACGATGTCCTATTAGCCGATTTGCTGCTATAACCGCAGTCGCCGCCGCTTTAAATGTAGGCATATGTTCTCTCCTAATATATATAAAAGATAAACATATAAGATGTTGAAAGATTATTATATATCATATCATATGAGCGGCGGTAGCGGTAGCGGCGTACGCATATTTAAACATAATTATTTACAAGAGTTGCCTGACGACATTAAGATACTAATCTATAACCGTGTGTATAAAGACAACTTCACATTTGTATTAAAAGAGTTCAAAGTATATCTCAATAACCTCAAGTATTACAACAACCTCAAGCATTACCTAGTATATCAAGAAGCACCTAAACTCAATCTCCTACATTTTATCTCGCAAAATATATACGCAGGTGATGCTAAGGCTACCAACGCCGCTAACGCTGCTAACGCTGCTAACGCTGCTAACGCTGTCGCTAACGCTAGCATACTCTCCTTATATAAGAAGCATTTAATGTCGGCGACAGGCTTCGCCGGAGGCTCTGGAATTAGAAAGATACGCACAATAAAGATACCGGCGAACCTGTATAAACATTTAGACAAGATTATAGCCAATACCCTTATTAAATTTATGGCTAAATCTAAGCACGAATGGAACATATCTTCAAAGATATACATAGATGATACAGGCGACTATTATGTATTAGAAAACGAGACGCCTTTTTTATGCTTTGCCGACCTCTATATAATGCTCTTGTCATTTTGGAAATTCATCATAATAAAACTGTGCGAATTTTATGATATACATAAAGACGCCTATAACCTGTATATTAGCAATTTACTGAAGAGCGATTACGATACTGGACTATATATGTGGTTAGGCGGCAATATAACCGACGAGATACTAGCAAACAATCTTGTTAAATTGAAGAATGACGACCCATCCCTATATAGAAGGATTATAAGACAGCGTAAGACCATTAGCAAAAGCGAGAACCTTTATTTAAACTTTGAGGGACGCAATAATATAGACAGTTATAGCATAGTGAATGAGGCGATTATAATGCGGCTTAAAGAGATGTAATGAATGTAATAAATGTAATGAATGTAATGAATGTAATGAATGTAATAAATGTAATGAATGTAATGAATATTCATTCATATTCATATTACTTAGTCGCCTTTGGTTTCTTTACAGACAACTTAGTATTTAGTGTCATTATATTCTTGTCTGTTAGGCGTTCAGCATTTACTGATTTTTTTGAGAGTTCTGCTATGAGGTCTTTGAAATATGTGCCAGCGGCGCCAGCTGTGCTAGCATTCTTGATTTTGGATATTTCGGCGTGTTTGGTATAATACAGATTGAATAATGCTATATATTCTTTGTTTTTCTGCCATGCATTCCCGTTAATATTATAGACAGGTATGGTATTATCGCTCATATATTTAAGAATATCCTTATCGTCAAATATTTGCGGAGACATCTTATATTTTGTAATACACCTCTCATATATATCATAGTAAGGTGTATAATTATACGCAGGGCATACAAGTTGCCTGTTGGTATATGCGAAGATATTATCCTTTATATCGTCTATGAATACCGTCCGGTTATTCAATACATATTCGGCTACATCGCCATCATTCAGCGAAGGATACCTTTTCACTAGCGTGCTGATTATTGTAGGATATATATTCGCTAGCGACTTTTTCATAGTTTCATTCATAGAGTTCTCTCTGGTAAAAAATGGGCGGTTTATTTTGATTTTTAGTGCCTTCTCTAAATTCTTTCCAATAAAATCATTCGTCCAAGCGTAGGCACTATTAGTATAAAAGAATATCTCGGCATTCCTAAACTTTTTATCGCAAAAGTTTATAAAGTCGCTTACATTCGGTCTCAATAATTCTTCCTTCAATACATCTTGGATATCTATCAAGTCCATAGAGGGGCATTTTGCGCTAACGCCTTTTTTCTTACAAACATTATATATATATTCTAGAAGTGCTCTCTCCTTCACTACTATATCTATGCTGCCTATTATGGTCTTATCTATATCAAAAATAATGATGAATGGTTGTTTTTTCATAGCCCTATCGTCCCTATAGTCCTCTATCATAAGGACATATAATACATATAAAAATAAGGGGCATATAATACATAAGAATAATAATGGAAACAGCGTCGGCATTTGAAGAAGTTCTCGCAAATCTCAAGGGGGTTGATACGGATAAACTTAGTAATCTAAGCGACGCTATTAAACTAGATTTCTATAAGTATTACAAGCAGGCGACTGTAGGTGATTGTAATATCCCTGAGCCATACACTATCTATTACACGGCGCACGCTAAATGGGCTGCTTGGAAAAGCCTAGAGGGAATGGCGATTGAAGATGCTATGCGAGAATATATAAACTACTATAAGAATTATATTGGTGGCGGCACCGCTGCCGTTGTCGCTGCTGTCGCTGCCTAGACAATACCTAGTATAGCCGAGATAAGTTCGTTGATTATTATTATAGCGTAGGTTATAGCAGCGTTTATTTGGGTTTCCATATACGGATACTTCCCTGATTTATATAATAATAAGAGGACTATTAGTATATATATGATGGTAATCATCATCTCTATCGCAAGATAGAAGTTAATCTTATATACGACCCGATTAACAACGGCTAGCGTCTTGTCTTCCTGATAGTAATCGCTAAAACCGTTAGCAAATCCCTCAATATTATCTTTAATTGTAGTTATTAATACATTATAAGGGTTCGCCGCTGCTGCTGCTGCTGTCGCTACAGCCTCCTTATATTTATCTAAATTTTCAAGACTATCTCTTACTGCTAGAGTAGATGCTGGCGTCGCAACTTTATTCCTTTCATTCCTTGCTTTTAAATCGTCAATAGGCTTAACTTTCACCATCCTTATATACTTTAGTATTAAATCGGCGTTCTCGTGTAATTTTTGCTGCACCTTAATTTTTTCTGTTCCTACAGGTAATAATAGTTTAACTGTGAAGGCTCTTCTAATATCCTTATACATATTTCTAATATCATACTTGAAGTTGTCTATTAGGATGTTTGGGTCGCCTGCTGCTACAACGGCAGCGCTAGCGCCCGTATCCTTATTGTATTTATTATAGAGGTTATTGAAGAGGTCTAAATATACATTATTGAGTTTATGTATTATAAAGGGGTCTTCTATGCTATTGGTAATAACATAGTTATAGATTAGATATATGAATATCTGGTGTCCTAGCAGCGCCTGTCTTGCCGCATCGCTGTCTAGCGGCGCATTATAGATATGCTTTAACAATACATTAATATCTCCAATCTTCTCTAGTTTTGTAGGGATAATGAATTTATTATTATTCAATATACCTTCGTTTATTATTAGTAATATGTCAGCATCACCGGAGGCATTATCTGCGGACAAATCCTGTATATCAAAGTTTTTCTTAATATCCAAAGTATCAAATGACATATTATAAAGGTCTGTTAGAAATAGCGAGATTTTCGTTGATGTATCTGTGTATTTTGTATCAATTGTTTTAGTATGTATATGGTTAATGGAGTTAGACACAATTGTATCTACAGTTTTGTATTTGTTCTCTCCGTTTTCCCCAGCAACTCCTGCCGTCCCTTCTTCGCCAGCATATATATCATATAGTTCGGCATAAATATTCTTATTAAAAAAATATGTATATAGATAGCTGTGTGTATATATGTATAAAAATACTACTATAATTATATAATATACATAGCCGTCTTCTGTTAGTATTTTACTAAGCAGAAAGCCGCAAGTATCCGCATCTTCGCTATCGTCGCAATTGTTTATAGCCAGTATCCCTATAGTATATATATTATATAGCAGCACAATCACAATTATTAACATTATACCCAGCAGCAGTTTAACGATGTAGTTATAATAGATGATGGTCTTGTGGATATACAGGTCTGACGAGCTCGTATCATAGTATTCCTTTATAACTGATTTTGGGATGGCGGCAGGGGGTTTTGTTGGTGGTTTCTCTGTTTCGCCGCTGACGCTGCTGACGCCGCTAGCAGCGCTGGCGTCGCTACTAACACTAGAAACTGTAGGTGTAGCTATGACGCTAGTAATGTTAGGGCTGTTGTCATTTATGTTCTTGATATAGTTTAGCAGCCTGTATTTATACTTGGAACCAAGAATGATGTTTTCGGGATTGTCGCTAGTATATTCATAAACATTATCGCTTATACAATAGACCGTGAATAGGGTGTAGTTTATGATGTTTAGCATCAATATAATAAACGATATGAATAGAGTAATTAATATTATACAAAAGATAGCAAATATAGTAGTCTTATAAGTATCTTCGCATATATCCCGTCCATTCATTTATTTAAATGTTATATATATCTCTTTATTTTATATTTATAAATTAAATTACACCTAATTACGCCTAATTAAACCCGAAGAGTATCACAGGACACGATACAAAATAGTATAGCAGCAATAGATACAGTCCATAGTTATTTAAATATGTGGTAAAATTGTATGCGTTGAAGTAATCGTCATCAAAATTGGGAGATATATATCCGCCAATTTTTATTAGGATATATGCGAATACTAGAGCCGCATATATTATAACGAAGTTGGTTAATAAAACGCTATACATATAATACATATAGTATTTATCATAAATCTCCTTGTATAACTTAATGGTCGTCATAAAAGACTTTTGTGTTTCGTCATATTTGCGCAGCATCTCTATTGTCGCATCATCGTTATATGCTTTTATCTTTTCACGAGATGCTATCAAGGCAGTCCTATGAATTGTGTAGGAGGTATTTGTCATTAACGCCGTCAAATCATTTATTATGGCGTTCAAGGGTCTTAGTGCTATGTTGTTATTATGGTTATACCTAGCAATAATATAGAAGTCGTTTTTGTCAATAATTGCCTGTTTAATCTTTTCTTTATTCTTACCTTCGTTTATCTTTAATTCAAGGGGCGTCCATAAAGAGGCGGTTTTTATGATATCAAGGATGTCGCTCTTCAACAAGGTGAATTTTGCGTCATTAAGTATATGATATGTGAAGCAATATTTAAACACATTATTGGCGTCTGTGAAATAGTCTGGGTCAGCGATATTAATAACATAGTTGTTTCCTAGTTCATATTTGCCTTCTGCGATGGTCTTCTTATAATAGTCGTATAACAATTCGTAGTCTAGGTTCGCAACGAATGTTGCTTTTAAATTCTCTTCTTCTTTGTATAATTTGCCGTCGGTATCCTTGTCATAATTATACCAATATACATAGGCTCCGCCGTAAATAATTGCGAGGGCAAAGATGGTATAAATGAAGTAATTTATAAAAGCGAATTCTACAGCGCCGCCATAATTATTATCAAGATACCCGAAATTCATATGGTTTGTTAGAACATATCCGGCGTAAGCGAACAGAGACATCGCGACCAATATTAGGGTTATCAGCAATTCTATCCCAAATAATCCAAAGAACATTTTGTTAGTATAGAAGTATTTAAAGAAGCTGCTATTAGATATGTAGTTTGTCTTGTCGTAATTTATTTTTTTAGACAAATACAAAAATGTATTAAAGTATATAGACAATTTAAATGATGAGAGTATTATAAAAGCCAGCAATAACACTAAGGCAATAATTATAACAACTAGCATTTTTATTAAGTTTCTTATATATATATATTATAAAAATAACCAAATAGAACCCTAGGCTACTAGGAGCAAAGCGACGCATACTGTCTCCTTAAATTGCCTTAAATATCCAGAGAAGTAAAAATATTGTTATGGGATAACTCAAACGCAATAGTATTTCTTGAAAGTCTGTTAAAACATTATCATTAATATATCGTGATAGGTAGTGGGTTAGCATTCGGTCTATAGATATGCCTAGGACTATTACAAGAGAGAACAGCGCTAGTTTAATAACCTCTGTTTTCTTTAAACTCATTCTATCTAGAAAGTTATATTCGTTCTTTCGCCTGTAGGCGGCGGCAGCGGCGGCAGCGGCTTGCTCGTTAGCCTGCTGAGGGTTCATCATCTGCTGCTGTAGTTGCTGATTAGATATCTGCTGAGCTTGTTGATGAGCCATTTGCTGAGCCATTTGCTGCTGTGCTATATTCATAGACTGGCTCTGGGGAGGTGGCGGGATTTGCGAAGCGTGCGAAGTGTGCGAAGTGTGCGAAGCGTGCTGCTTGTCGTCGCCATCATTACTTAGAGCCATTTGGTGTAGTTGCTGGCTTGATATTTTAGAGGAATAGATGTTATCCTTTCTGTCAATTACTGAGTTATCACTTAATAAATTATCACCTCCATATAATAGGTTAAGTTCAGTCATCTATATATTTATCTTATTTATCTATACTATATACACACAATAAATAATAATCTTATCTTTTAACAGAATATACATAATACATATATTATAACTAATAATGAAAGACATAGATTATGAGAACCTATTTATATATATGTCCTTGATATTTGCTTTCTGTATCTTTATAATACTTCTATATGGCTGTGCTTTCGCAAATACGCAAAGCCAAATATACGAGAACTTTTTAAATGAGGACGACAAAGGCGATGTTAAATCGCAAGTGCTCGCTATATTAACTGACGCAGAAACCAAAGATACTACATCGGCAGAAAATAAAACCAAGATAACTGATGCTATAGAAAAGATTAACAACAACAATATTAGTGTTGCTGAATTAAAAAAGATTATAGATTTATTAAAAGATATGACGCCTACTATGCAGTCCAAAGTTAGTTCTACTAAGCGTCCTGCTGCTATGCGTCCTGCTGCTGCTGACGCTACCAAGGATGCCGATAATGACGCTACCAAGGACGCTGCTGATACTGCTGATGCTACCAAGGACGCTACCAAGGACGCTGTTGATACTGCTAGCACAACTCCTACCACATTACCTACATCTACCGCGACATCTACAAAGGCACCTACCGCTCCCTAGTCATATTCATCAGTCGCATCGTTTTCGCTAGCATATTCATCGCCTTCTGTATCACCATCGGCATTATCGCCTTCGCCTTCTTTGTCTTCGTCGCCTTCGCCTTCTATTATACTGTTTTTTTGGTAGTAATTATTAGATTTTTGTAATTCTACGCCTCTTTTGCTATACAGGTTTTCTTTTATTTTGTAGTCATCTATATCATCTCTAGAGAAATCTTCGTTTTCATCTTTGCCGTCTCCATCGTCGTCATCGCTATCGCCGCTATCGCCGCTATCGCCTTCTATCTCTTCTTGTTTATAGAGATAGTCTAGGTAGTTCATCTTATATTCAGGGTTTAATATTGAATGTTTTGGGATATTCTTTTGGACGGGCTCGTAGTAAAAAATCGCAAATATGATGTTGTGGTTTAATCCCTTAAAGTCATATAGCACTCCTTTATTTGTTTCAAATCGCAAGGTCATACGAGACAGTTTGCCGATTGGGTGGAACTCACGGACAGGTATTTTGGTAATTGTCAGTTTCTCGCTGTTAATACCGATGCTATCAACACGAAACTTAGCAAGACCCAGCGTATTCTTAGAATATGAAAGAGACCTATAGAGATGCTCCTCTATCTCAGGGCATCTCATAATAATATATTTATTACCTATAAAATACACGATACCTGGCGATGTTATAATGTATTTATTCTCGCTACTAACATCAAAATCGTAAGTCGCATTACTCCTGCTGTAAAACATCTTAGCCAGCACGCTTTCAGTCGTCGTATATGGCTTGCTAATATACCTGTCCTCGTTATTCGCCGTCGGGTATAAATCAAACCCTAAGTTTTCCGCCAAAGTGCTCCTTTTCATATCAACAATCAAAGGCGCCTTAGAGTATATGTCAATAAGGTTGGATAATTCGGGCGGAGCCGTCGTCTCCTTAAATAACAATTCCATATCATTATTTTTTCGCAGTTCATCGTATTTGCTTATAAATGTCTTGAATGTATAGTCGCCGCCTTTTATAACCAGCCTCTTGAATATATCCTTGTATCCAATTCTAGGACTGGCGCCTTTATTTATAATCTCGTTATTGATGACTTCGTCCATCTTATACCATATTAGTGGAGCCGTCGCCGCTATCGCCGCTGTCGCATCTCCTACCATCATACTATACGACATAGGCACATTATATATCTTAAAGTCCTTAAATAGCAGAAGATTATTTCCCCATCTGCTGCCGCTGCTGCTGCCGCTGCCGCTGCCGCCTAGGTATTTCTTAGTATAAAACACATTATATATTTGGTCGCAATTATAAAACTCCTTATATGCTAATTGTAAATTGTCTATGTTAAAAATACCAATATACCAAGTGGTGTTTAATATAGCCCAATAGATATTAATGCCGCCTCCGCTAGCGCTGCCGCCTGTAATATTAAACACGCTCTCGGTTCTTTCACCAATTGTGAAGGAGAATGTGTTGGTGCCGTTAGCGGCTTTAGAGACATCAGCGCTTATGTTTCTATATATGATGTCGCCATCAGCCTCTAAAGAATATGTATGGGTATAACTGAAGTTCATAATATTATAGGAGACGCCGCTGCTGCCGCTCGAAATTATAGGCATACAGCGCATATTGAATGTTATGCCCTTAGTGGAGCCGCCTATATTGTTCTCATTATTATAGATATTATAGATATTTATAGAGTTGTTTAGGATAGCGTAGCGGTCTCCTGACAAGTCCAAGTTGGTTAGATTAGAACTCCTAGATATGTTTGTTATGTTGGTAAAATTAAAGATATTAGAAGTGGTTAATATATTAGAAGCCATTAGTAGTTTGCTTGTCAGCGATATATTAGAAGTTCTAGAGATATTAGAAGTGTTAAAAATCTTATTAGTATTGTATAAGTTAGATGTGTAAAATATATTAGAGTTGTTTATAATATTTGAACTGGTAATAACATTTGAACTTATTAATATCTTGTAAATATCAGTAATATTAGAATTTGTGGTGATTGCTACAGTCTCATATGTAATGCCGCTAATGCTGTCAATTTCGTTTATTTCGTTCTTTATATTAGACGCTAAATACCCGTTTATTATATTAGAGGCACTAAATATATTAGAGGCTATGCTAGATATATTAGAAGTATAGTTCCAATTCTGTAGCATTAGATTAGCGCTATTATCTATTTGCATCCCATCCTCTATAAGATTGTCGCCTGTTTCGGCACCTACATAGTAGTATAACTCATTATTATCCACATCTATCGTATACATCGCCCTAGGAATACTGGCGTCTATAATCTCCATCCCTATAATGTTCTTGTAAGGGGTGCTAAAATTTACCACATAATTGTTGGGGTTTGGATACAAGTCCCGCTCCCTTTCGGCACTATCCACTATAAAAGTATATGCCTGTCTAATACTATTCTCTTTCATATAATTAATATCCTCTATAGACATTTCTAATTATGCTACTAATAAATTATATAGAATATAGATTTCTTAAATACTAGGGCTTCGCTTAGTATATCCCAATATACGCTTAGTATATCGTCTGTTTTAACCTATTATCCCGCTTCGCAGACGCTATTGCCGATACCCGCTTATATATTTTATGCGAATACTTAATAAGAAAGTCGGTTATCTCAGTATCATTATGGTATTTGTATATTTTTAAAAAATCATTAAAATAGACATACAGTATCGTCTTTAATACTATATAGCAGTATGAATGCGTCTTCTCCTCCCACAAATCCCCCCCTTGTTTATCTAGTATCTTCCCTGACAAGTTTATTGAATGCTCTTGGTCTCTCTTGAGGTTCTCACGCAAACTGGTGCCTGTCTCAATTGAATAGAAGACCGTATTCAATATACACGCATAGGTCTCTATTATGGCTTCGTTGGGGATTAAAAGCATATTAGGGTGTATTTTAAAATGCGCCTTCAGCCTCCTTATGTTTGCCTCCTCCCATTTCTGCTTGTGTATCAAAGTATTATGATGTAATAACTCGTGTATAATAACCTTATTGTAGTCCTCTTTGCGTATTATATAAATGTTGTTTTTATTGGTATAAGTGTAGCCCCCATTAATATTCACAGCATCTATTATCTGTCCCCTTTTAGCCGGCAAGTATCTCTTCAACGGGTTCATAATAACATAGTAATTAAACATATAGTCGCCCCATTTAGATATCTTGTATATCTGGGATACTAAATAAACACGATAAAGGTTTCTAAATAACTGCCTCCTCATCTGCGGGGTTATCTTGGATTGTAAGATGATATACATATTAACCCCTTTGTATGTTATGTGATAGCACCTATTACATTTCCTTATATAGTCGTGGGCGAAGCCGAAATTAAAATGCTTGTTTGATGTATCCTGTAAATCCTTATTAAAATCATCAAAACCCGATAAGGGCATTTCAGCTATCTTAAAGTCGGCAATAGTTTTCGCATCAAAGTTATAATGTGCCTTTATTATCTTGTAGATACTGTGAATGGTGCTAGCATTATATATAGCGGCAGCAGCGGCGTTCATATAAAAAATTGCTTACACTCTTTAATTAATACGCATATATATTTATTATCCTTCAGTTTAGAACTGATATTCAGCAATTTAACTGATATAATATCTGTATCAAGGTATCTGCTGTAGCCACAGCTGTCGCCGCTACCGCCGCTACCGCCGCATCCGTCTTTAGCATTCTCCCAGTATAGCGAGCGTTCCGTAAAAGCATTACAGACAATTGTTCTAATAGAAAATATCAACTCTTTATTATCAACATCTATTTCCCACGACTGATTTTTAGTAGTCGCATCTGTTTTAAGATACTCCCAAATGTTATTCTCGGTGTATCTATGCCTATCCTTTAAGTATATGTGGACGACATTTGCGATGTCATAATGCGTGCTCTTGAATATACAGGTATCTATAGCCGCCATATCACTAGCGTTCTTAGCAATATCAGGGATAGCAAAGCAATCTTCGTCCATTATAGTTCCTTACGGTATAAGTAATATACTTATAATATTTTTATATATATATATATATTAAAAATGCTAAAATTTAATAATGATAAGATATGCGAAGAAAAAGACACTAAGAAAATTGACAAGAAAAAATGTAATATGGATTGTGATACAAGAGACCCTGAAAAATTTAATTTAAAAAAATGTAATCAGTCGCTATATAAAAAGATAACAAATAACAAGGATTTCTTAAAGCATAAGAGGTGCCTTTTTATGACCTTCGACGAATATACGAAAGAGAAAGTCCATCTCAATAAAAATATGTGTTGCCGTGTGTTTGATAGCGTTAATGATGCGGCAATCAAGAAAACCATAGAGGCTGAACTGGCGATTATTAAAGGTATGTTAAGACCCTCCTATCTTAAAATCCCGCTGCCTATCTATATGATGTTTGCGAAAAAACTGGAGACCGTCAATAACGACGCCATATTTAAAGGCAACTATACGGTAGTTTTATATATCCCTAATCTCTATAATTATAATGGCGAAGGAAAAGAATATACTTTGTTTCCTTCTCTAGATGCCTTTTCTAAGCAAAATAGATGGATGGAACTGATGACGAGCAAATTTTCTAGATACCTAGATATAGTTAAAATCGGCTTAACGGACGAAAAGGACGACAAGACAAAGAAAAAAAACTACTTAAGGGCTGATTTAACCCAGACTTGTTTTAATATGGGATGTGTAGCGAGTGAGCGCGAGACCTTTATGATACCCGCATATTCTACAAAGGATGCTGAGTTGTCTGTTAGCGTTGAAAACATATCCCCGTATTATCCTAAGAGATGCCTGAAGACGCCCTATTATAATAAGCATATGATGGACTTTTCTCCTGAAGACGAAATAAGGTTTAGAGGCAGCGCTGATGTATTGAGCGCAGAGTTTGATGTTAATTTACATTGTAGCCCAGAAAATACCAATAAATACGAGGGGCTCGCAACAAAAGACAAAGAGACCTTTGACAATTTTCTATGTAAGCAAATAGCCGTATGTAAAAGTTATTTGCCTCCTAAGAATGCGAAGGAGCCTGTCGAAATAAAGTATAAGAGCGACTATGACCGGATTATTTGCGAGAATACCGACAAAGGAAAGGTGGAGACCTTGCTAACAGATTTTTATAGAAAACATATTAAGTCCGGCACAGACAAGGAGAAGTATTCTGCCGATTATAATAATAATATATTAAAAGAACTGGCGTATAGAAAAAGCAGATATCCGGGACCCGACAAGATACAAGAGGTCATATTCTCTATGTTTAGAATTGAGCCCAGTCAATTTAAGGAAGACCTGTTCTGCTATATGCCTTGGGGCAATATGTTATTAAAGCAGGACTATGTCATTAACGAAGGGGATAAGTTGGAAATAGAGCGAGTATCCTTTAAATCCTTTAACGGCATTTATGAGATGAAATTCAATAGCGACGGATACCTATATATATATAAGGATAAGATGGCGTTGTCAGTTGTTCCTAAGCAGAGCGGGAGTTTTAAGTGCTTTACTAGAAGGGTGCTGAAGTTTGAGACGATGAACTTGAATGTGTATGGATATGACGAACATAATAACTACGATTTGCGAGGACATATATCGTTCCCGATGAACTCTATGTTTGTGTCGCCGGCAAGCGTCATACTATCCAATACTGGCTCTTTAATGATATATGATTTAGGGATTAATAATAGGACGGAGTAGCGTAGCAGCGAGGCATAGCCGAGCGGACATAAGACTTATTTTTATATATTATATTCTTAATAATAGAATAAAAAGTATTTTAGGAATAGGGATGGGAATAATTAATAATGAATGGGACATATTAGACTTGTATTTTAAAAATCATAGGTATCCTTTCACAGGGCATCATCTAGATAGTTATCGCGAATTCATAAAAAACCAAATACCTTTTATTGTTAAATCATACAATCCTATAACTATGATTAAATATAACGAGAACAAGGAGGAGATTTTTAAGATAGAGATATATATAGGCGGCAAAGAAGGCAGCGGGTTAAGCATTAGTCGTCCCATAATATACGAAGATGGCTGCCCTAAATTGATAACGCCATATGATGCGAGGATGCGTAATTTAACTTACGAGACCCATTTATTTGCTGAAGTATCCGTTAATATATCCTCGCTAGACGAAGAAGGCAAGCGCAACATAGAGCCCCCTGTCGTATTCAAGAATGTAGCAATCGGCAGCATCCCTATAATGCTTCACAGCGACATCTGTATATTGAAAAATCAGGGCTCAAGCATATTAAGTAAACTAGGAGAATGCCCTTACGATACAGGTGGCTATTTTATAATTGACGGCAAAGAGAAAGTTATTATCGCACAAGAGAAGATAGTAACAAATAAACTCTTCGTATCCGCTCTAAAGGGCGACAAGGATTTCACTCATAAAGGTATTATTCGGTGCGTCGCAGACAAAGGCAACCTCGTGCCTACTAATGTGCAGTTCTATTTTGTAAGAAATCCGCTAGGCAAAAATACACGCCTAGACAAGGTGCTTGACAAGGCTTTTGATATGGATAAAGACCCTGATAGAGGCAAGGGCAGAGACGACAGCGAGGAGAATGTTAGCGGCAAATACGAGAACTCAAGAGGGGCAATTTATGTAAGCATCCCGTCATTTAAAGAGAAGGTGCCTCTGTTTATACTGTTTCGGGCTATCGGCGTCCAGAGCGACAAAGAGATATGTAAGATGATATTTGGGACAGGCTATACCAAGATAGAGCAGGAGTATTTTGACAACTTGATAAGACCTAGTATCATAGATGCCCGATTTTTTCACAAAGATAAAGAATATATGGTTGATACTCAGCAGAAGGCAATAGATTACTTGAAATTCGGCGTTCAATATGGGACGGTAGAACATGTTATGATGGTTTTGTCTAAGGATTTCTTCCCGAATATAGAGAGTTTTGAGAATAAGAAGAAATACCTAGGATACTTAACGCTACAATTTATTAAAACCGCTAAGGGGCTGCTGCCTTTGAGCGATAGGGACAGTTATATTTATAAGAGGGTTGATATCAGCGGCTTTATGTTGGCTGAGTTATTCCAAGAGGCTTATACGAAAATGAGAGATAGCGTTAGAAACAAGATAGACAGCGAGTATATATACGGTCCGTGGAAGACCCGCAAGAAGGATTTCCAGAATTTTATAAATCCAAATAATATTTACAAGATTGTAGACCATCTCATCATAACCCAGACATTCGCCAAATCCCTCAAAGGACAATGGGGGCTCATCAATAACAGCGACCCAGAACTAGGAAAGGTTCAGGATTTGTCCCGCATCAGTTATATAGGCTTCTTATCGCATACACGCCGTGTTAATATGCCGATTGACCGCAGCATCAAGGTGACAGAGCCTCACAAACTCCACTCCCAACAATGGGGCATTATGTGCCCTTACGAAACTCCTGATGGCGCCTCCATAGGATACCTGAAAAACCTCGCCATCTTAGCAAAAATCACGGCAGGTATTAATGTGGATAATATTAAAAGATGTCTAGAAGACATCGGGGTAATCCCATTAAAGCACACCAATTTTTACAGCAATAAAAACATAACGAATGTATTTGTTAATGGGACGCTCTTCGGTATTACCGGCGACCCCCTATTTGTCTCCCGACTGCTTAAAGCGTATCGGAGAAACGGCTTAATCAATATCCTTATATCCATATCCTTTAATATAACAGCAAATGAAATACGCATATTCACGGAAGCAGGGAGACCGTGCCGACCGCTTTTAATATTAAAGTATAACCACAATACTAAAAAGAATGAGCCAGTTGTCTATGGTGGTGGCGGTAGCGCTGACTTAAAGAACTGGTTTGATTTGCTAAATGGAACCCATTATAAACTAGATAACAAGGAAAAGAACGACGATTATTACTATATAGACAAATATATTAACCCGTTAGGCAAAGGAGGCAAAAGAGGATTTAAGGGAGGTAGCGGTAGCGGCGGCGGCGCCTTATTTGGAGATATATATTCTTCTATATTCCCTAGCAGCAGTAGCGGCGGCAGCGGCAGCAGTAGCGGCAGTAGCGGCATAACATATATAGATGATGACGCAAAAGACGCTATGAGTGCTGTAGGTTCTACCGAATATAACTCAGGTAATACCACTATTTCTAACAATCTAATTACTCGTATTAACAAAAATGACTTTAATGATATTGAATATGCTAGCAGCGGTAGCGACGACGACGATGTAGATGCTGTGGATGCTGAGGATGCTGTGGATGATGCTAGCGACGGCGACGATAAATTCACAGGAGGCGGCAGAGGCGGCAGAGGCACTAAGAGCCGTAGCAGGAGTGATAGCGAAGATACTAGCGATAGCAGCGACAGCGACAGCGACAGCGATAGCGACGATGATATTAAGCGGGATGTTAAGAGGATAGGTAATATACATAGAAAAAAATATATGGGGATTTTGAAAGAGTTAGAGGCTACCGCCGCCTGTATAGAGTATCTTGATAGTGAGGAGGCGGATACCTCTTTAATAGCGATGAATACGAACGAGATAGGAGTATATCACACGCATTTAGAGATACATCCTTCATCAATACTTAGCGTCGTTAGTGGTAATATCCCGATGAGTAATCACAATTCGTCGGCTCGTAATGTGTTCCACGCAGCACAATCTAAGCAGGCAATCGGTATATATGCTACAAACTTCAACAAGCGCTTTGATACGATGAGTTATATTCTACATTACCCACAGCGTCCTATTATAAACACACGCATCGCCCAATATACATCTAGCGATTATATGGCGAACGGTTATAATACCATAGTCGCCATTATGACCTACTCAGGGTTTAACCAAGAAGATAGTATTATGATTAACAAGGCTACCATAGACCGCGGGTTAAACTCGCTGTCGTATTACAAGTCTATAACGGCGACTGCTAAAATCATTTCGCAGAATGAGAAGGTTATATTTGGTAATCCTATACTTATGCGAGACAAAGGCATTAAAATCGTAGGCATTAAAAATAAGAACTACGAGCATCTGGACGCTAATGGGTTTATTAAGGAAGGCACTTATGTCCCCGAAGGACAGGAGGTTATAATTGTGGGAATGATAAATGTGCGCGAGGTTATTAAGGAATTTAAGAACGGGATTTTTACAGATGTTAAAAAAGATTTGATATATACGGATATCTCATTATCAACGGACAACTCTTTATTCGGCAAGGTGGATAGAGTGTATAAATCCGACAAAATAGCGGGCACCGATTCAACAATCTGTAAAGTGCGCTTTCTTAAAATCAAGAAGCCCGAGTTTGGAGACAAGCACTGCTCACGGCACGGGCAAAAGGGCGTAATTGGTATGGTAATTCCGGAGGAGAATATGCCTTACACAAAAGACGGCATCCGTCCTGATATTATCATAAATCCCCACGCCATCCCTTCTCGTATGACAATAGGGCACTTGGTGGAGTGTATCTTTGCTAAACTATGCTGTATTGACGGGGTGCTAGGAGATGCTAGCGTTTTTATACCAATAGAAAAGGAGACAATCTATAGCCGATTGAAAGAGAAGAACTTCAATAAATACGGCAACGAAATCCTGTATAACGGATACACAGGGGCGCAAATAGAAACCGAGATATTTATTGGTCCGACATACTACTTTCGTCTAAAGCATATGGTTGCCGAGAAGATTAACTCTAGGGGCATCGGTAAGGTTATGGGGCTAACGAGGCAGCCTACCGAAGGTCGTCGCAAAGGCGGTGGGTTAAGGATAGGAGAGATGGAGCGTGATACTGTGCTGAGCCACGGCATATCCAACTTTATTAAAGAGAGTATGATGGAGAGGTCTGACAAGTTCAGTTGGTGTATATGTAAAAGATGCGGAACGCTAGTCGCCTTTAATATTAAAGAAAATATTAATATGTGTAGGAACTGTAATAATGACGATGTAGCCGTCATACAGACGCCATACGCCTTTAAACTATTCATACAAGAATTAGAAACTATGGGAATACAACCTAGATTAAATACCGAATTAATAGATATGCCTATAGACCAAGCGGAACTTGTTAGAATATCTAATGCTGGTGCTGGCGACGATGGCGATGATGACGCTGATGCTGCTACTGACAACGATACCGACGATGATGCTGGTGCCGGAACTGGTGCCGGCGACAATATAGATTATGCGCTATTTAATTCACAGATAGACAACTTTGCTACTAAAAATACAATAATAGATGAGAGGACTTGGAAAGATACCTACGACAATTACTTTAATAAAATTACCGGAGGTATGTATGATGAAGAGGAACGCAAAGATGACGAAGAAAGCGAAGCAGACGAAGAAAGCGAAGCGGATGAAGAATATGACAAAAGACAAGAAGGAGGAGAAGAAGACGAAGAAGAGGACGACAAAGAAGACGAAGAAGAGGATGAGAGTAGTAGCGAAACAGGATTGGAATTTAAAGGAGGAGGTAGCAGCAACGGAGGTAGCAGCAACGGAGGTAGCGATAGCGACAACAGCGATGGAGAAGAAATATGGAACGCTGACGCTGACGCAAAGACTGCCGATGCTAGCGACATTAAAGAGTTATTTATTGAGATGAAATGAATATAATGTATATAGAAAGGATTATTAAAAATAAATATTATTATTATAAAATAGATAGAATAACAATATGGAGGCAATAGAATACTTAGTATATACGCTGTTATTCCTAGTGCTAATCGCTTTTATCGGCGTAATCGGGTATATTATATATGACAATTATACATATAAGAATAACTTAACGGCAGATTTGAATACGAACTTTCTGGATATTAACCAGAACTTCAACTCAACATCTAACATTATAAGAAAGTTGCATATCAAGCACTCCAGCAATTTTAATGTGCTTGATGAGCGTATAGTAGCCTCAAGCGATACCTTAAATAAGACTATAGACGGTGTTAATACTAAGTATATGGCTTCTAGTAATGTCTTTGATAACAAGATTACCGATATATATGCTAAAAATACTATGAATAGCAACCTGTTCGTAAACCAAATAGACACCTTTGGCTATAATATGAATAAATATTTTACATTTAATAATACCGCGAACACCCCTTATAACGATGCGAACAAAAAGATATTTGAATATAGGGCGCTAGGGACTGACGGTGCTGGTAGCGGCACTAGCGGCACTAGCGGCGCCGGTGGCGCGGGAGGAGCCGGAGGCATTACTTCACGCCTAGACCTCATCGCAAAAACCACGGCGACCGCTGGATTAAAAATAAACTCAGACAATACCAACGCATTTGAGATATGTAATAAGGCGGGCACCAGTTGTTTTAATATGTTTGGTGATGATGACAGTCTTTATATTTATGGTAAAAATCAGGCTGCTGCTGCTAACAACATATATATAGGCAGCGCTAATAAAAATACTGCGCCTATCCGCATAGAAAAAGGCGTGGTTTTATTAAATGACATACAGGGCTCTAACTATACGATGAATAGTTCCAACGCTATTATAGCATATTTAGAATTCACCTCTAACAGGATTATGAAGGATGTTCTTGCTCTACACGCATCACAACAACCACCACCACCACCACCACCACCACCACCACCACCACCACCACCACCACCACCACCACCACCACCACCACCACCACCACCACCAGAAGGAGCAGGAGCAGGAGCCTAGATAATATTCATAACTTCATAACTTCATATATTCATTACTTCGTATTAGTTCTTTTTTTATTATTAAAAATTATAATTATATATAGTAATATGAAGTATAAATCAGTTTCTTTAAATATAATTTTTACCCTGCTATTTCTTATAATGAGTGCCTTGTTTCTAATATATATATTTAGGAATATACAGAATAAGGAGTGTTTTACAGAAGGCTCAGTCTATTCGTGGAAGGATGGGGAAGACAATACTTGTACCGGCTCCTTATATACGAATAGCGAGTTAGAGAATAAGAACTCTAATTTTGTTACAAAGAATTACAATAGGTTTGACAATAACCGATTTTATAAAAAGGATAGTCTAAGAGACCCATCGCATCCTTATAGGAATTATTGTGATGTTATGGCTTTCGATGAATTGTTAGCATATAAGTGTCTCAATAAATCCCCTAAGGAGCTACACACAATATTTGAGAGTTCGGCGGTTGATATAGCATCTACTATTGGATATGTCTATATATATGATGATACTGCGCTGAAAAGTTATATATTATCTATAATACAAGCTGCTAAGGCTAAACTAGGAACCAAAGTAGTCGGTCCAGTATATGTGTGCGTATCGCAAGCGCCTTATTTACGCACAGTCGACAGCACATCAGGTGGTAATCAGCTTTCTACTTGGAATAGTGCTAGCGTTGCTACAACAAGTCAACAAATCCCCTATCATTACAGTAATACGAACGCCGCTGGAACAATAACCAATACGCAAAGCACTAGCCTAAGTGCGGATACTGCTGAATTTGATGGAACCGCAATCATATCATCGCTATACTGTCATATATTGATAGTATACCCTGCGTATAATAAGAAGATGGTTCTTAAAGAAAACACTATAACAAAGCAGCCTGCTGTTATTGTTAAATTCTTAGAAAAGACGATGGCAAATTACTATAGCGACCACGGGTTATGCTTCATAAAATGTAATAAATCCACGACGCTTAATTGCGGGTGTTTAACACGCACCGAAGCCGTATCAACGGCATCTCCCGAAGCGACATTAAACCCATTCTTTGATAATGTTAATGCTGAAGATATAACTCGCGCGACTACAATAAAAGCAGCTAGAGATAAACCCTTGTATAAGTCTTCGTGCACCGACCATACAAAAAATAATGAAGAAAGCAATTTTACGATGATGTATTATGTTAATCCATATTCGAACGAATACGGCGACAAGGGTGTTATAAAAGACCCTGAAGAAGGTTTTCCAGATGAAAAATGTAATAGCTAGGGCTCCTTATTCATCGTCATCGAGAACAAATTTATATTTATTAGTGATAGCCGTAGAAGCCTTCGCAACCGTAATAGCAGTAGTAGTCGCTCCGTTATCAGCGGCGTCAGCAGCGTCCGCAGCGTCAGCGTCATCATCTACAAACACATATTTTTTAATCCCAATTTCAATAGGTAGCAATCTATATTCTTCTACTTTTTCCCAGAATGTATTAATCTTAGGGATAATGGATAGCCATTCTCTATCATTAAATACGACACGCTGAATTATCATTTCATCCAGCCTCCAATATGTATATTTGCTGAACTTTAGTTTTTCGCTGCTGCCGCCGCTCACGCCGCCGCTCTTGATAATATCTTCAGCAATAATGTGGATATCTTCAAGGCATTCTTTGGGCGTTCTATTGGGTTCGCTATAAAAATACACATACTCCCCTTTCTGGTTATAGAACTCTGCGATTACGCCGTGTTTAGTGTCGGCGGTGCTGTGTTTAGTGTCGGCGGTGCCGTGTTTAGTGTCGGCGGTGCCATCTTCTAGTTCCAAGTATTCATCGGCAGTATCTAGAGATTTAAAGATACATTCAATATAATCACATTCTTTTAATTTACAGACAGCTAGTTGTCCCTGAATTTGCATCTTGTATTTATCGGGTATCACACCATCAACTATTTTTCGAGAATAGGGGCATTTAATTTCAAGCATTATACCAAGTTCATTAATACCATCTGGTGATGCCCCAAAATGCTCGTTATCCGTATCGCATATTAACCCAAAATCGTGTATGGCAATATCATTCATTTTTTGCGAATAGCATCGTGTCGCCATAGGCTCAAACATAGTCCCCCATTTTAATGCCGGTATAGCGTTGTAATTGATGGTATCCGCAGCAACAATATTTGCCTTCTTCTTTGCTAGTTTAATGCTAACGCTGCTATCACAGCCGTTGCTGGATACCTTAATCGCGTCATAAAGGTCGCTCGCTGTTAGCCTCGTTTTTCTTGCCTCAAACCACTCGGTAGTCCGTTGCTTCATTAGAGGCAATTGTAGCAACACCTTTAACTCAGCTCTGTATTGTCTAATATCAATTACACGGTTCTTCACCATTTTTGTGCTAATACCATCTAATTTATCGCAAATGAATTGCGTAGCTTCGCCAATATCTATGTCCGCACTCGCAGCAGCATTAGCATCCTTTATATATTTCAAAAGATAGAGGTCTATATTCTGCTTAATACTCTTGGTAGTCGCTGCGGCTGCGGATGCTGCGGATGCTGCGGATGCTGACATTACTTTGGTCGTGTATATTATATGACGCGCTTTGTATTTATATGGTCTTGCGGTCTTACCAATTTTATGTATTATTAGACATCTCTTTTTCACATTTTCGTTTATATGCCGCTGAACCCTTAAGTTTCTTGTCAAGTGCGGCATTTATCTGGTTTATCAACTTCTTACTGTGAAAATCTAAGACAGAAGGGTCAGCAGTCATTTTTTTACATTTTGTCTTGCTAATCTTTTCTTCGTATATTGAGATTACCTCCTTAGTCTTGTTCTCTATAAGCATATCAAATGAATACGCGGCGGCAATAGCAGTTGCGGCGGCGTCCATCTCTGTATATATTATATATATTAGGATATACTTATATATATCTTATACTTATATCAATTTTTTGCTGAGACCTCTCTAATTTGGATTTGATTATTGTGAATATCCATATATTGATAACTGGTGTTGCCAAATGCCCTAGATATTCCTGTATCGGTATACCAGATGCGGTTGTTTATCAGTTTAACTCTATCAACTACTGTATGTCCTACGAACATATAGCTACATCCTAGGCGCTCTAGTAAATTAACTATATCAGCAGGCTCGTTTAAATCCCTCGTCCATAATATGCCCTCGTTTCCTAAAATTATCGTTTCAAATATCTCTTTGTCTTCTAGGAGAATAGCGTTATTTTTTATAAAATTCTTCCATATAGAATTGAGATACGATATGTCTTTGTCGTATTTATCCAACAGGTCTAGGTGTTCCGTTGTTAGTCCTGCGTGACAGAATAGCAGGCTGTCTATTTTAACCACGATAGGACGCTGAGATAAAATGGCGGATAGTGTGCCGTCTGGTCTAAACAGGTCGTGGCGTTTGCGGATACCGCCATTTAGGCTACCATTTAGGCTGTTAGATGATACATAAGAATAATTTCCTATAACATTCATCAACTCGTGGTTCCCTATCAGCGATATTACGCGCCCACCCTTAGCGCGTGCTATTTTGTTTAGCAGGTCAGTAAAATATATCATCTCAACATCAGGCAGCACCTCCCATTCGGCTAGAGTAGGGTCTCTGTTTATGCTATCCACTTGGTCGCCCATCTGTATAACGATGGTATTCTTGGGCTCGGCAATCCACTCAATATTATTGTTGATTACCTTTGCGTCTATCAGTATATCCTTGAAGCGCCTTATGTCGCCGTGTATATCCCCTATGACTACTATCCTGTTGTTGTCGTGTTCGCACTCATATTCATATATGATATCCTCGTTAATCATAAATTATAGTATTATAGTATAGTATTTTATATACCCATATATTATTTTATATATAAAAAATGATTTCTATAATGTATGTAATAATATACATATAAACTATATGACTGCTGCCGCTGCTCCTACATTTATTGAAGTATGTGCTGGATGCGGAGGGTTAAGTTTGGGTTTAATTAAGGCTGGCTTTGTCCCTATATTATTAAATGATAACAACAAGGATTGTTGTAAAACATTAGAACATAATCATAAGGACGCTAATGTCGTATGTGCCTCTATGGATAAAATAGATTATCAGCCTTTTATTGACAAGGTGGATTTATTGACTGGTGGGGTGCCTTGTCAATCATTTTCTCAGGCAGGATTAAGAAAAGGGCTTGATGACCCGCGAGGCGATTTGATGTATAAATTTAGTGATATCTTACATTTGATAAAGCCTAAGGTGTTTATGATAGAAAATGTTAAGGGTTTATTGACGCACGATGAGGGAAAAACAATTCTAAAAATAATAAATATATTAAATAAAGGCGACCTATATAACATTACCTACAAATGTTTAGACGCATCTAAATACGATGTGCCGCAAAAAAGAGAAAGGGTATTTATTGTTGGTGTAATGAAGAGCATATTGCGTCCTTTTGAATTCCCTAGCGAGAGCCTCAAGAGACCTGTGTTAAAAGATGTTTTATGCGATGTGCCTATTTCTAGCGGAGTTAGCGGAGCGAACGAAGAGAACTGTGCTAAATATAATGAAGAAAAAATTAAACTATTCAAAATGATACCACAGGGCGGTTGCTGGATTAATTTGCCTGAAACATTACAGAAGGAGTATTTAGGAAATAGTTATCATTCGGGAGGTGGAAAAAGAGGGATATTATATAGGTTATCTATGGAAAAGCCGTGCTTAACCTTGCTATGTACGCCATCGCAAAAACAGACTGAGAGATGTCATCCGCTAGAGGAGCGACCTTTGTCAATACGAGAATACGCTAGAATACAAACATTCAACGATAACTATGAATTTATAGGGAGCCTAACATCGCAATATAAACAGATTGGTAATGCGGTTCCAGTAGAACTAGCAAGATATATGGGAGGTGCTTTGCTTAAATTATTAGAATAGCATCCTAGTGTTTATTTATTTTTATAAATAAGGCTTAAATATTTATCTATACCTATATTATCTATACAAGATGTCCGGACAAATCGCCTTGCTGTCTGAAAGCCCTGTCGTATATATAATACGACGCCGAATATCTCAACAGGTCGTCTTAATAAGAGACCATATATATCTACTTAAATATTGGCTGTGTGGTCGTTTACCTTTTCTAGAGTATTACATATAAGGTTTTGACGCATACACCAAATAAATATAAATATGTATAGTCGGCTTAACATATACCTAGTGTATAGCGAGGAGTTGGAGAACAGGCGCTCCACAATTAACAGCGCTATTTCTTTAACAAAGGACATATGTCAGCAGAAAGGCTTGGAGTGTAAGTTGCATATTATAACAGAGCCTAACAAGGATTATATTAATACGCATATAGCATCCTTCAATAGCCGTGTTAAATACGAGAAGTTCCCTGATAACAATATGTATAACGATTTAATAATACCGCTAAATGTATGTCAAATATCTAACTTTGAGAAGCACCGGTATATCTATAAGTTGATTATAGACAGCGCGGCATCACAAACAGACATACAAGAACTTCATATGATTATGGAGGATGACCTAATTATATTGAAGGATTATATAGATAATATTGGGGAGTTGATTGATGACTTAAAAAATCCTACGGATAAGGACGGCGATGACTGGGACATCTTGTTTAATTGTCTAAATGTCGTTAGCAATCCCCAGAAGTTCATAAATATTAACCAGTTATATAACATCATTATATCCAAATCCTGTTATATTATTAAGAACCCGAAGTTGTGCGAGAAGTTATACGAGGCTACCAGCACATTTAAGTTAAATTTGAAACTAACGCTATCTAAGTGCCTAAAAGATAACAATTTTAAGGCTATCTCTTATAACAAGATTACATTTATTGAGGGTTCTAAGTTGGGACTATATCCGTCTGCTGTTAATCCCGAAAACTACCTGTTTTTAAACAACAGTTATATCGCTCTTAGACAACTGGCGGCTAAGAAGGACTTAACAACCGAAGTAGATATTAAGAATGCCGAAAAAATATATAGTGAGGCGCTAAATGTGCCGTCTATTGATATACAGGCGATGATGGGAACTATCTATTTTAATCACAAGGATTATAAGAAGGCTAAAGAATATATGTGCCTTTCTCTAAATAACTTAAAGAAATGTAAAGGATATTCTATTATGAAAAATAATGAAATATTAAATAATACCATAAATATCTATAAATACGAGCAGGATATGCTGAGTGAATGTCTATTACATAAACCTAAGTATTCTTAGGGACTTAAGGAAGGGGCTACGCATATATTTATGCTGCCTCTAAAGCGGCTACGCATATATTATGCTGCCTCTAAAGCGGCTACGCATATATTATGCTGCCTCTAAAGCGGCTACGCATATATTATGCTGCCTCTAAAGTGGCTACGCATATATTTATGCTGCCTCTAAAGTGGCTACGCATATATTATGCTGCCTCTAAAGTGGCTACGCATATATTATGCTGCCTCTAAAGCGGCTATCTTCTCATTAGCCTCATTTATTTTTGTGTTTAACTGTGCTATAACATTAACAGCATTCTCAAACTTAGCATAGAGGTCGGCTAGTTCAGCCTTAGTAGCAAAGCCTGAGACATCAGGGAGTTCATCCTTGGTAGCGAAGCCAGATACATCAGGGAGTTCAGCCTTAGTAGCGAAGCCTGAGACATCAGGGAGTTCATCCTTAGTAGCAAAGCCTGAGACATCAGGGAGTTCAGCCTTGGTAGCGAAGCCTGAGACATCAGGGAGTTCATCCTTAGTAGCGAAACCAGAGACATCAGGGAGTTCATCCTTAGTAGCAAAGCCAGATACATCAGGGAGTTCTGCCTTAGTAGCGAAGCCAGATACATCAGGGAGTTCTGCCTTGGTAGCGAAGCCAGAGACATCAGGGAGTTCAGCCTTGGTAGCGAAGCCAGAGACATCAGGGAGTTCTGCCTTGGTAGCGAAGCCAGAGACATCAACAGGTTCTGTATCAGGAGATAGAGACACTAGAACAGGGGCAACAGGAGCGGTAGCAACAGGAGCGGTAGCGACGGATACTTCAGGTTTAGGGGCGTTCTCTAGAGTTGATATACGGGTATCTAGTTCGTAGAGTTTATTGTATATAGGAGCGTATGACATTATTAATTATTCTTATTATAATATAATATAATTATTATGTGTATATTACACACGCATATAATTATATAAAAAATGATTATATATTCTAATATATAGGATAAATAACAATACAATAAAAAGATGATTATTCCCATTAGGTGCTTCACTTGCGGCAAAGTTATGGCGGACATCGCCGACTATTACGAAAAAGAGAAGAACAAGATTGACGAAACTAATGATGTTGATAGCGTATATAAGAACTTTGAAAAAATCCATACGGGACATATCCTAGACAAACTGGGATTAAAAAGATACTGCTGTAGACGCAATCTAATCGCAAATATTGATATGATGAATATCATCTAGGATAATATGATATGCGCCTTATGATATATACTGAATATCATATGATAATAATTATATTATATACGAATAAAGATAATATATATTAATGAGCGTTGATATTAAGAAGGAAGGGATTAAGGATGCGGCAGCAAAGCCAGAAACCGACATAGAGAAATATATTGAAAAACAGATAGAGATTAAGTTGAATAGTCTGCTAGAAACCTTACCAGAGAAAATACCTAAAGGCATTCAAATAAAACCGGTATATAATTTGACAATTAAAGAACTCTATAAAAACACCTTACAGACATTAATAGACATTATCACCGACATAGTTGATGTGTATAGTAAAAAGGATTATGTGAATAGTAATAACTATATATACATATTACTCTCTATTTTTATGAAAGACGAGCGAAAGATTTATGTGGGTATTATGTTAGTTGTTTTATCTTTTATAGTTTATTTCGTGGATGGAGTATCTGTATAGGATACGATGCTATTACTTCTTTTTTTTACTAAAATAATATAGTATAGTTAGATAAATATGATAGTATATAATGAGTTTTTTGAAAAATATTCATACATCCTTATAATACTAGCACTAGCCTACTATATCCTCAGCAAGAACAAGGCATCCGTCCTCATAACCATCATCATTATCCTAGCAGCCTTCTATTATATCAATAACTATATAAAAGAAAACGAAGTGCGATTTAAGGCGGAGGATACAAAGAAGGAGGAGAAGATACGCAGAGAAGTTAAGGATATAGTAGAAGTAGCGACGGATAACTTCTATATTAATAAGAACAGTAAGAATGTTAAGTATCTAGTGAAAAACAAGGAGTTTATGAATATATTATTTAATATCAGGTTCATAAAGAAGTTTGACAAAACGAGGTATTCTAATATGTGTATCAATATGGATAAAATGATGAAAATCTATATATATATATTAGCAGACAGATACGATACGAATACCTATCTGCCTATCTTCACCGACATTAAAAACAGTATTCTAGAGATATTCTATTCGCTTATATTTGTGGTGCCTAACCAGTTCAAGCACATATATGGCTTTGACCCGCAAGCAGAAATAGACAAGTCCTTAAATGATTTTCGTAATAAAACGGCGGATATGCTAACGGTCATCACAAATTACGCAAGAATTGGTAAGCAAAGCGTATATATTAATAATGATAAATATATGCCTTATGAAAAAAATAAAGAATATGTCTTGCCGTAAGGCTTTATCCTAGACGGTTTTGGCTTTCTTAGCCGTCTTAGCCGTTTTGGCTGTCTTGGCTTTCTTAGCCGTCTTCTCAGCGTGATACTTACTGTATAACTTCGGGATTATAATGTGAATACCGCTGTATATAAGGGTTATATTCTTTACCCCCTTCTTACAAGTAAAGCATCCGCCTGTATATTTGCAGCTGCCGCCACCTTTAATACCACATCCGCAACCGCCGCCACAGCCGCCACCGCCTACGCTACCGCCGCTAACGCCGCTCTCTTCAGTTGTTTCGATGCTATTCATTTTACGACCACCTCTAATAGTAGATAGATATAAAAAATTTACAGGAGCACTAATAGAACAATTTAAAGCATACTTGTCAATCGCATCGACGGGCAGTTCAAATAGCGATGGGTTTGCTGATATAATCGCATTTAACTTATTGGTATCTGTCGTATTATCTCCATACTCCATCTTACTCAATAAATCCGTATAGTTTGGAATAGAAACGCCGCCAGTCGCCGCTCCAGACGCCGCTGACGCAGCTGACGCATCAGTAATTTCCGCCGACGCTGCGCTAGCACTAGACATCTTTTTAATATTCAATTATATTTTTTATTTGCTTAAATCTATATACTTTATTATAAATTCATAGCGAGCCTTCAAGTCATCTATTTCGTTCTGTATAGTAGTCATCTTACTCATATCAATATAATTTAGGAGGATATTCACCTTGTCATTAAGCTCCTTTATCTCGTTTTGCTGCGATGTTATTTTTCTATGTAGTTCTTGAACGGCGCATACATTCAAGGTATTTATATATTCTTTATTGACTGCGTGAAAATCTTTCACCTCAGTCCCATATACAAAAATTTTAGTATCCCTATATTTAATATCTTTAATCCTAAAGGTCTGCTGGTTTATTATCTCTATAACCTCAACTATCAAAGTATTATCCCTCATATCATAGCATTTAACCTTACTAGCGACATCTATCATATAAGCATTAGGCGACCCTTGCGGGAGCGTTATTATATTATTGTTATATTCAGCAACCGTGAATATATTTGGTATGAACTCTGTTTGTATTCTAACGGCATCTGGTATGACCTGTCTAATTTGCTGCGCTATGAAACCATATACAGGAGCAGGCTCCGTAGGCTCCACAGCCTGCGTATCATCGCTTCGCCTGCCTCGCATATCTATATAATTATATGTTTTCGGCTGTATATTCAGTATCATTTGTAGCGCAGTATCATCTTCCAAATCCTTTATATTCTTTTTAATACGCTCATCGCTACTGGATATAACATTACCTGTCGTCCATATACTTGAATTGAACTTGGCGCATATATTGGTATTTGTGATATTTTGCGCGACATCTATATTAGTATTGTTAGATGTATGGATACCGTAGGATATTGTGGGGTCATCTGGTGTCGTCCCATCACCCGACGCTACTTCTAATTTATAATTGTTTGGCGCTACGCCAATCCCCACATTACCTGCGCTATAATATATATTGTTTGTCGCCTTCGTCCATAATAGCGCTCCGCTAATGCTTGACAAATTATTAACATATGATATAATATTGTTGCTAGACGATAGCACATAATTAGAAGTCTCGCCCACAAATGTAGGCACAATTTGTCTATCTATTCTAGTTAAAAAGCGCAATAGCAAGGCACCGTGTTTGCCGTTCTCGCCATAATTGCCTCCGCTACCGCTATGCTGCGAATTATAACCCGCACGGGATACGCTATTCTCCCCACTAAATATATTAGAGCCGCCTCCGCCACACGCTATATATATATCTCCATTCGCCAGTTCTCCTATGCTGCTGCCGCCCAGATTAAAAGCACTCCCGATATTAACTGTGCTAGAAAAGTTAAAGTATCTCTCATTATCTGTATTTCTATTTTCAACATTAATAGCAGCCAATCCTTCGCCACCATTCACCAGTCCGCCAGCCGTCCCTATGCCTCCGCCTCCGCATTCGCCTCCGGCATTACCAAACGCATACAGGTTGCTTGTATATCCTACGAATGTTCGCAAATCATTTGTTATATTGAAGGTTGATGCGCTAGCAGCCCCGTAATTACCTGCTCCGCAGCCTCCCAATATATTAGAAGCAATATTACAAGTATGAGTATTGATTACTATATAATTAGATGAGAAGAAGGCTCTTATTGGTGTGTTAGGGTCTGACGGTTTAAAGAATGTGTATTCATATGCTAGGGCTATATTAGAAGTCTGCCTATAGTCAAATATCTTATTCATAACTGCTCCTCCACCATCCGCCACTAAATCGCCAAATGTCGTATCGTTCCCTCGTGTCGCAAATTGGTGATTGTTGATATTACTGGTGCTAATGCCCCCTACAATCCTGTCACTATTGCCGCTGAAGATGTTGCTAGAAACATTAGAATAATAGGCGCTACCGCCTCTGCCTACAGTAATCGTCTTGAGCCCCTTAGATATATATGCGTCATTAACATATACCAGATTACCTGCTCCGCCGCCAATATTAGAATTGCCGTTTCCTATGCCGCCGCCAATAGTGCCTCCAATAATGCCGCCGCTACCAGCACCAGATACAATAGTGCTACCACCCCTCCCTCCGCCGCCTCCGCCATACGCCATAATGTCGCATATAGTATTGGTATCTTGAAAATCTACTAGATATTTGCTAGATTTATTAAGATTATAGAGTTCTTTTCTAGCATCGTCTGGTAATGAATAGTTGTATATTTTAAAATCCGCCAAAGAAAAATTGTAGTTTGAGGTGTTCGCCGGCGACGATATAGTGTTCCTTATATATTTATTAAAACCGAGTGTAAAAATGTAGTCATTCTCTACTGTTGCCTTTTCTCTGCGGACGCCATTAATATACACGGCAACATCTATGGCTGCTGTTGGTGCGGCTGTCTGTTTTTCAATCGTCCAGATGATGTGGTTCCAGTAGGTAGTGTAGATATCCTTTATAGTTATTACAGGCGTCTTTATTTTATCCATATAGAAGGTTAAAGTATTGTTAAAATAGTTGATATTTAACTTACGCAAATTAAGGTTGTCGCCGTTGTTAAACTCTAGAATTATTAATTCTTTGCTATATGTATTCACTTTCAGCCAAAAGCCGAATGTTAGCGCCCAATTGCTATATGTTTGGAACATATTGTTAATGTTGAACTCTCTTTCAAACATACCGAAAGTCGGCTCGTCTGTCGCGCAGTTAAACTCTAGGTATGTGCTGTCAAGCGGCGTATATTCAACTTTACGCATATACAGGCTGCGTGGGCTTATGTAGATGTCGCCATATAATTCTAGATTTGTTAGCGAATTCTCAGGATATCCTAGGTAGCCGCTATTCTTTATTCGGCGTATCCCACGATTAGCAGCACCTACCTCATTATTTATTAAAATATTATTGCTATCTTCTGTAAATTTACACCAGACTGGCAATATAAGCCTACTCGAGTTATCACGGTCAAATGTAGTCCCTAGCAAGGGCTCATAGGTAAATTTACATACCATATAATTGCTGCGTGGAACTGCCGATACTGACGGGATAGAATTATAGATTATTGGGGGAATTACATAGATAATCTCCGGTGTTAGGCTGATAGTCCCGCTATCATTCACATAGATACCGTTGCCTACCTTAACGCTCCCTAGAGTATTGGCTGTCGCCGGATAGATAATGTTGTTTGCTGCCTCCTCCCTAATATAGTCTATTAATATGTTGCTGGTCGTCAAGATATAGTTGCTAACATCTAGGGTTGTTTGGACGATGTCGGTGGATATTTGCTCTATGAGGATGCTCTCAGTATTATTTATACGGTCTGTTAATTTGCTGGCTTCGCTTACTACATAATTGCTTGTATCGCTGAGAAAATCACGGCTATTTATTGTTAAAATGTTGTTCTCCCACGCCAGATTATTATCACTATACAACTTATTATTACTATTGAATATCAGGGCGTTTGTTATAAAACTGTTATTACCTGTGCCGCCTCTAGCTACACCAAGGTTCCCTGTCGTTAAATTGTTAGCATTAATGTTGGTGATGCTTCGCCCTGTGCCTATAAATGTAGCGGCTGTGACGCTACCGCCAGTCACTATGTCTCCCGACGATACCCCAAAAATACTCCTTGATGTCCCACTAGGTGTTATACTATTCGCCATCCTTATAAAAATTAAAAGTATTTTAAACTTATATAAAAATAAGGGATTTATTATCCAGTCCTTAGGTGAAAGTTAGAATTGCTGTAGAGGCTACTGTGATAGCAGCGGCAGCAGCGGCAGCGGCGGCGATAGCGACTATACTAGGGAATATATGATATACGCTATTATTGATATGGTCGCTATCAATAGTATCCGACAGGGTATCCTCTAGAAAATTAATACTTTCTATATCGTCCCTTGAGAAATCGCCGCCGTAATTGCTATCGCTGCTATAATAATATTTTAATTCACCTATGCTATATTCTAACATTAGTATTGTATTTTTCTATATATACATCCTTATATGTTCTTATATTTATATGTATATAAATTAAGTATATATTATGAGAGGCAAGAATAGCAGCGGCGGTGGCGGCAAAAGACGAATGAAAGGCGGCGTAGGCGGTGATGGTGTAAGCGGCTTAAGCAGCGTAGGTGGCGTAGGTGGCGTAGGTGGCTTAAGCGGCGTAGGTGGCGTAGGTGGCGTAAGTGGCGTAAGCGGCGTAGGTGGCGTAGGTGGCGTAAGTGGCGTAAGCGGCGTAGGCGGTATCGATGGTATCGGCGACATTAGCGGTATGAGCGGTATTGGCAGCATTAGCAGTATGAGCGGCATTAGCAGCGCAAGCATTAGCGATTGGATGACTAAAATACAAAAAAACCTTAAAAAGATATTCAAGTTTTCTTTATTCAAGTTTCTAGTTTATATGTTGTTGGTGATATCGTGTATATACCTCGTGTTCGCTACTATTATCTTTGTTAATGCGTGTATTAATCTACATAAAACATCGTTTGTCTATCCTACCGATGATACCATCAAGTATAGAAAACTGATAGACGCTCCTATATTTGAGTATTTAAAAACGAAGAATTTTCTGGCGGTTGATAAGTTTCTTTTGAATGCTAACAACAGTCTAAAGCCGTCATCAGTCGCATTCTGGACGGTTACAGGCATTATGATAGGCACCATATTATTTCTCATCGCTCATAACTATATGTTGTCAGACAAAGAGGAAGTTAATGAATACAAGACATACCTTATGAAGAACAAATCGTATGTGTTGATGGCGTTATTACCATACCTACTTATATTTATTATAGTAATTTGGTTTAATACTATACAGGTTAATAATAATAACGACCTTAATAGCTTGAAAATTAACGGTAAAAAACAATATAAAAAAGAAGAATTACAAGAGATTAAAAAGAAACTACAGAAAATACTATACGAAAACGAGACTTTCACTACATCAACAGTAACAGATGGAATAGCAGATGGTATAGAAGCTAGGTTTAAACCTAACAGATACATAGCACCTGAAAAAAAGTCTACGGTATCTACGGCTCCTGTCCCCGCAAATACTAGCGTAGGTAATAAAATTGTCGCTATTGATTTAGAGGCAATCATCTCTATCTATAAACATAATTTGAAAGCCCTTAATTTGTCAAGAGGGGACGAACTGAAGCAGTATCAGCGTAAATACATAAACTATATTGACGAATACTTTGAATTGCTTAAATATAACAGCAGCAGCGGGGGCAGCAGCGTCGGCGACGACGATTATTATACTGAGTTTTATTTATACGGTTTAATAGAATACAAGGATGGAGACGAAAAAGAATATAGCTATAGAATTCTAGAATACCGAAATAAAATTAAGAGTAATGAAGGCGGTAGCGGCTTGGAAAAACTGCTGATTACCACCATTACCTCTAATATCCGTGCCTATTTTACAGGCGTCATCTCCTTATATACTATCTGTGCTATAGGTGTCATTATTATGCTTATTTATCTTAATGATGCTGCTAAGACGCCCTTAGTTCATCTGCTATTTATTATTGACAAAATTGCGAGTATTAATAACCTGCCTATAATAATACTAGCTATCATAGCAATTGCTGCGATTATTATAACCTTGTTCTTTGTAATTCCTCTAATATATAATTGGGCGGCTGCTACTCTCTCTTGGATGTTGAATTGATAGATTAAAAATTTAATTTGTATTATTAAGAAGATAATATATTATCATTATGCTTCAAAAAAAGAAGGCTGTTCCTGTTGCTACTGGTGCTACTGGTGCTGCTGGTGCTAAGGGTGCTAAGGGTGCTAAGGGTGCTACTCCTAAGGCTGCTGCTCCTAAGGCTACTGCTCCTAAGGGTGCTAAGGGTGCTGCTGGTGCTGCTGGTACTGCTGCTACTGCTCCTGTTGGTGCTGCTGGTGCTGCTACTGGTGCTGCTGGTGCTAAGGGTGTTGTCAAGGCTCAAAATAAAGCAGCACCCTTAGATAATTTTCAAGAAAAATTTTATGAATTTTTAAATATAAAATATAAAGATGAGCTATATGAAGGTATACTAACAAGTATTACTAATTTATTAACTGATTTATTAAAGGATAATGATGAAAATAAGGATGAATTAAATTTTTTTGATAACATTATAATAAAGGATAAATTAAAATTTTTTAATAACATTATAGTTAAAGCAAAGGATATAAATAATAAAGATAACAGAAGAAAGACATTCCTTTTTTATTTAATTAATAACATCATATATGCTATTACGCTAAGTAAAATTATAGATAATAAGGATGCTACCAACGATGAATATTGTAGTCAAGTCGTAGAACTTTTTAAATTTAGATTTATGAAACTTCAAGATAATAATGATGCTATTAGAAAACAGATAGTGAATAAACATAAATTTATAAATATAAATTTGCAAGTTGACATAAATAAATATTTTGAAAAATTAACTGATGAAAATAATGATATATATATTAAACTAAATGAAGGTATTCATCTTTTGGAATACGATGTGTTAAATCATTTACAAGTTCTAGGTTTCGCAGTTAAACATAAGATTGATGATGAACAAGATGATATTAATGATAAACAAGATGATATTAATGAAGAACAAGATGATATTAATGAAGAACAAGATGGGATTATTGATAAAAAAGATGGGATTATTGATAAATACAAAGAAGCTATAAAAGCCTTTAATACAACAAGGGAAATATTAGGGAATACTGGTAGTATTGAAAAACAAAAAGGAGAAACCTATAAAATTTATTATCAATTTTATTATTGCTTAGGTGTATTTTTAGAAAATTGTCTAGAAAAGCAAATAGTCGCAGCAACTGAAGGCGCAGCCGCAAATGCTGAAATAGAAACACAAATAACCGAAACCCTAAAATTATATAAGGCGAAGACTGAAGCTGATGCGAAGACTGAAGCTGATGCTAATTCTAATAGTGAATATTATACAAAAATTAAAACTTTAGAGACCACAGCAAAAGCCGAATATACAACTGGTGTTAATAAGGCTATTGATTTAAAAAAGGCAAAGAAAGGTGGAAGTGATAACTCTTTTGAAGATGCCTTAAAAAATTTATTTAATAAAGCATCAAAAGAAGATAGTACTATTAACGCTTCAAGTATTGAAGGTAATATAATTGCTATCTTAAAGGAATATGAAATAGGGCTAAAGTTTGGAGAGTTCAATAGCGATGAATTAAGTAAGAAGATTTTTGATTTATTATTAAGTGATAACGATGATGATAATATGGATGGAGAAGACCCCATATGGCTTGATAATGATGTTGGATGGATTAAAAGTATCTTTAAAAATCAGCCATACTATAAATACAAACTATACAGAAGCAAAAAGATATACAAGGCGGCTATATTAGAAATTAGGGAGTTAATCACTAGCAATATTGCTAGTATTGAAGCAGCTAATGCTGCGACAGCATCCTATAATCTACAAAGTTTTTTAACAGCAATTCAAGAGATTAAAAAGATAGCGACAATCGCCAACTACAGAGCGTCCTTGTCTAATTCTACAGATGCATTAAATGATATATTAGATATCCCTGCTAGATATATAAAAGAATGTGAAGAAATAATAACGGACGCCAAAAACTTAATAAAAGAATTAGATGAAAAAAAAGGATTATATGAAGAAAAATTTAAGGATGAAATAGCTGCAGTAAAAGAAGCAGTAGAAGAAGCAAAGAAAAAGATAACAGAAGTTGAAACCTATATAAATAAAACAGAAAAATTTATTGAAGAAAATGGTGGTAAAATAAAGAAATTATTAGAAGATATTGAGGATGCTTATAATAATTCTGCTGTTAATACCTATGATGATAAGCTTACAGATATTAGCAGAAGAAAAGAAGAAGCAGAAGCAGAAGCAGATGCTGAAGAACAAAAAAAATATCCTGATAGTCTTACTTATTTAATTAAAGCAATTGGTGTAATGAAAGATAAAACACCTAAAAAATTAATAGAAGCAAGAAGAAAAGCAAATGTAAAAAAAAGAGAGCAAGCAGAAAATGAAGCAGCAAAAAAGAAAAAAATGGAAGAAGAAGAAAGAGAAAGACGAGCAATAGAAAGAGAAAAAGAAAGAAAAAGGGAAGATGAAGAAGCAACACAAGCAGCACAAGCAGCGCAAGCAGCACCTGTAGCACAAGAAGAACAAGTAGCACAAAAAGAAAAAGAAGACAAAGAACAAGTAGCAGAACAAGTAGAAGTAGCAGAAGCACCTATAGCAGCACCAGTAGTAGAACAACAAGTAGCACAAGAACAAGTAGAAGTAGCAAAACAACAAGTAGAAGAAGAACAAGTAAAAGAAGCAACACAAGAAGTAGAACAACCAGTAGTAGAACAACAAGTAAAAGAAGCAACACAAGTAGCAGCAGAACAAAAAGTAGCACAAGAACAAGTAGAAGTAACAAAACAACAAGTAGAAGAAGAAGTCATAGCAAAAGGGAATGATGATAATGTGAATGTATCACAATCGCAACAAACAATAGAAGCACCAGCAGCACAACAAGAAAAAGAAGATGAAATAGAAGAAGAAGCAGCACAGCGAATAAACGATGTATATGAAGATTATAAAGGACTAAAAAAAATAAGTGAAAGATCGACAACAGACCATCAAGCAGCAGAACAAGTAGAAGTAGACCAAAATGAAAACAATGAGGACTATACTGAAGAGGCTTTTGATGATGAAGATGATAGCACATTAGCTAGCATTAGTGAAAACGGTAGCACATTAGCTAGCATTAGTAGCGGCAGTAGCGGCAGTAGCAAAGACAGCAGCAAAGATAGCATAAATGAAGTTCCTATATTATATGACAATACAGGTGTAGGACAAAATAGCCCCCTGACAATAACTTCTTCATTATTCAATAGGGGGTTATCTTCCGTAGCATCTACAGCCAAAGCATCAGTAGCATCGGCATCATCGGTAGCCAAAAAAGCACTAGTAAGAACAGCATCAGCAGTAAGAGATATATCAATAGACGCCGCGTCAGCAGCAGCATCCTCAACAAAAAAAGCAGTATCAACAGCAAGAGAAAAAACAGCAACCGCATTAAGAGGAGTAGCAGCAGCAGCAGAAGCAGCAGCAGCAAGACCTATAGTAGAGCCATCAACAGAACAAGTAATAGAAGCACCTCTAAAAACCGAAGAGAGACAAATAGAAGCACCTCTAGAAACTTACGAGAGACGAATAGGAGCACCCATCAGTTCAAATGAAGGGCTACTATACCCGCCCCTACCAGAAGTTGTGGATTTAAGACAATTTAAATCATCACTAGACACGATACCTGAAACAACAACACCATTAACGGTATCATCTGCGTCATCTCCAGAGACATCTCCACGACCAACCCCTGAAACATCTCCAGAGACAACTCCACGACTAACCACCCCTGAAACATCTCCAGATAAAACTCCACGACTAACTATGATACCGACATTACCAGTCGCACTAGCAGCGCCTATCGCATATGAACCAATAGACGAAGAGACATTAAAAGGGCGCTATTTATATACGCACAAATATAATGATGTGAAAGAAGACGACTTGCGTAATATCAGGGCGTTCTATAATAAACCTAGAAGACCTGATATAGATGACAAGATAGGCTTGATGTCGGCTGATATTGATATATATAATAATGGAGACGATGGCGGAGACGGCGGAGACGGCGGCGCGACGGCTTACAGTTTTGAAGACATTAAATCTAAACTAAATAGGTTTGAGAATGACCCTAACAATCCCATAGAGGCTTTTGAGATAAGGTTTGAGGACAGGCTAGTATTTATTATTACGACATTCTTTATTAGATATGCGGCAATATCAATAATACAGCGTGGGATAGATACCAATCTGGTTAAATCATTCTACGAAGGCTTCATATATTACGGAGCCATCTATATTATATTCTTCTGGTTTATTGTTTTATTCATTAATATAGATAACAATTACACTGTTGGATACCTAGACCTTAATGGTTTAATAAATTATATTCGCTCGCTATTCTACTATTTCTTTATGGGAACCAACGGCATATCACGATTACTGATACATTCGCTGCTGATACTGGTTATTATAATAATCCCTATAATACTTAACATCAAGTATGAGAAGACAAAAGACCCTTTGAATGTAGATGCGGATGGTGATAGTGATGCTGATGCTATTGAACGCATTAAACCCTTAACATTAGAGGAGCGCACTAAATTATCCAAAGCAATATCATTATTCACCCTCCTTATATGGATACTTACTAGTATAATTGCTACGAAGTTCTAGGGTATATACTTTTGATAGCCCCTGTATATAGATAAAAATGTTCTTATATATTAAGGATATTTATGAGTAAAAAACCATTAGTTCCCAATAAAAACCCGAAGGGTCGTGGTAAAGGAATGGGTAATGCGGGCAAGGCGGCTAAGGCGACTAAGGCGACTAAGGCTCCTAGAAAGACTAGAATATGTAGAAGGCTTAGTAAAGGTATGCTTACTATATTGATAGCGGAGGTTGATAGTATTGCTAAGGGATTTAAGAGATTTAAAGGTGGAGGCACAGACGATGATGACTATTATAAAAGAATTAATGGATTATTTAGCGACAAAAACAAAGAAGCCATTAAGAGGCTTAAGGAGGATTTGGTGAATAATATTCTCGGCACTATGACTGAAGGATTAGAGGATTTAGTAATTCCTGATAATGCTGATAGTTCTACTGGAGGTATGAAATATAGTATAGCAAATTTTATTGATATAATTATAAATGTTGATAATTTAGAACAGAATTGTATTGATAATATAATACATATTAGTAAATTTATTTCTAAATTACAAAAATTACCCTATATTGACAAGATATCAACCCTAGTGATGATTAATATGTTAAAAAGAGTTTATAATTTAAAATTTAAAGACGAGCCCATAAATGATGAGAATATGAAGTTTATTTATTTAAAAACTACAAGGGATTTAATCAATAAAATTACTGCTGAGTATTTAAAAAAAATTGATAAGATAAAATTAAAAGATTTAACAGAAGATGTTAAGAGAGAATTAGAGTATTACAATTATATATATATATTAAATGATTATGATGCTACTAAAGATGATGATAATGATGCTAAGAAAATTGAAGAAATTATAAAATGGATGAAAGATAAATGTAAAGAGATTGAAAATAATGAATTTAAAAGTTTTATTAAAAATCCTATCCTTATTAGGAATGATTTTGTGACAGGTTGTAAGAATAATTCAGTATTAAATGAAGCAATAGACAATTATAATAATATTATAGAAGATATTAGAAAATTATATTTGTCTCTAGATGTTTTTCCAAAAAAAGAAGGGGATATCCCAAAATATAATAAGTTTATAAATAATAATAATACCATCACTGCACCTGAAATAGTTGAGTTATTATCTGCCAACGGGTTATTATATTCTGGCAATTTGTATGAGTTATATAAATATATAATACAATTTGAAGATATAATGAAGTTGTTTCATAGTATGAAGGAAAAATACATAGAGCGTGTCAAAGTATTTTATGACAAGAAAATAATTGCTGAATATGAATTAAAAAACACACTTGATGAACAAGATAGGAATAGATATACTGCTGCTAATATACCAGATAATATTATAAGAGGGTTAGAAAGTGCAGTTTCAAGAATTAACGAAAATTATGGTATAATATATCAATTACAAGAAAAATCAAATAACCCTGATTTTTATAAGAATATTCCAATTGATATAGGAGAAATAGTAAGCATTCTTGATAAGTTATGTGCTTATAATGATGTGTATATTTATAATGAAAATGAAATTTTACAAGAATTAAATAAATTTATAGAAAAAAAACAAAGTAGTATAAAAGATGAACTATATAATATTAATAAAATCTTAAAAGATATAACAAACAAATTGAGCTACGCAACAACCAAACCGATAAAAGAAGATTTAAATCAAAAAAAAATATTAGTAACAGCAAGGCAAACACAATTAGAGAAAGAGCTTAAAGAACTTGAAAATAAAATTAAAGGTAATACTATAGAACGCATCGGTGGCGGCAAACTAACCACCAAGTATATATCAACAGGGGACTTCGTATATATATTATACGAAAAGAAGAAGATTAAGAGGTGCGTATATACTAAGGCTAAGGGTCGTGGTAAATATTGTAAAATTAAAGGCGATTATATATTACTAAGTAAATTGAAGGTGGTATAGTTATTCTTATATGTTTTTATTGGCTGCTAGGATATTCGCTAGGTTAAACTTCGCATACCTTTATTATGATTAGTGATGGTCTCTATGTTGTATCCCTAGAAATACTAGGTAATTTTAGAAGGATACAACATAGTTTAGCGTGATTTGGGTAATCATTAGTGCATCTTATAACCATTCTAGGCAATCTTCTATAACATAACCTAGTATAAAATGCGGGATAGCGAAGCGCGCATACTATATAAGGAAATATGCGAAGCATAAATACAACTTATCATACTTCTATTACCAGTAATGGTGTCTTAAAGAATAAAAAGGATATTACTAAGTATTTTTTGGGAAGATTAGATAAGTTAGAAACTTTTAGAGAATTTTAGAAATATATAAAAATTGTAAAAGTTTTTAGAAATAGTAAAGGTTTATAAGTTTATAAATAAAGTTAAGTAATATTTTTAGGTATATTCTATAACCATTCTAGGCAATCTTCTATAACATAACATAGTATCATCGGGTATAACACAACATAGCATATCTCTCTTACCATTAATGGTGTCATAAAGAATAAAAATAAATAATACTTAGAGCTTCATCTTAACATCGTCATCTTAACATTAGTAATATTCTCTACATTCTATCCTGCCAAATTTTCCAGAGTTCATCAATCTTTATTTTGGTTCTTTTAGAGTTCAGGTCTGGAAACATATCTTTAATCCTGATATGGATTTCATCATTAAAGATTTTGCGTTCAGCCGCTTTTTCAGCAGCCTTAGCTTCGTCTATCTCTTTTTTGGCTTTTTTGCTTTTTCCTGAGATACTATGAATGCCTCATATCAATTTTTATTATATAAAGAAAAAAGTATAACAAATAAAGGCTACGCCGCTACCGCCGCTACCGCCGCTACCGCAGCTAGGCTATTTGTTTCTTATAATATGCGACGGTAATAAAGCTACCTTTGTATTTCACATATTCTTTTCTTGAACTAGGTATTTTATAGATACTCTTCAGTTCCCCTAATATAACCTTTTTATAGGATACTTTATAAACCGGTAATGCGGCGACGCTACTGCTAGCGGCGACGCATTTAACATTCTTTATTACCACACCTGCTATAGTATCTGCTAGCCGATTGCGTGTCGTTATAATGTAATGTTTTAGATTTCTTAGTTTTTTGTCGCATTCATATATACCTTTACCATCTGTATATAATTTAGCCTTATTACCGTCTTTTCCTGATATTATAAAGGTATGATTGATATATCTAGGTTGATATAGATTATTTTTGCTGAAGAACTCCCCATAAGTGATAGGCTTTGTTGGGTATTCTATATACGGCTTGGACTTATTATGGTTATTCATAGCAGCTCTCTATAATAAATTGTAGAAAAAGAAATATAAAAATATAGAAATAGAGATGTTATTAAGGATTACGCCGCTAGGCTCTGCTACTAGACAGCCTATCTTAAGTATTCTAAGTTGTCTAATTTAGAGTTTATCTCGTCCATCTTGCTATCTAATTTTCTTAAATAATCTAGTATATCTTTGTTGCTAGGAGTGTATTCTTTTTGTGATGGTGGCTGCTTAGGCTTTGATGCTAACTTCTGTGATGGCTCACTTTTTATCCTTGTCTTATTAATATATGGTTTATAAGTTGCGAAGTATCTATATCTATTCCTTTTTCTAAGTCGTCCCTTATTTTTGGGAAAATTATATGAGATATAACCCTTAATTCAATACTATTCACAGTTCTCTTATGTTCCATAGCGATTTCTTGATATGTTTTATTCTCAGCAATTTCTTGGGCTAACTTAATATCTTCTTCAATAGTCCATTTTTTCCCTACATTATCCTCGCTTTTTAATTCTAGCATATTTGTTCCGTAAGGAGGTGTCTGTGCTGCTGACATTATATCTTTTATAGTTGCGTGTATTAAATAATTTAGTATTATAAGGTATCAATTTTTATTATTCTTATTAATGCTAGCTCTGCTCGCCGCATTCGCCGCTACGCTACCATATAAGGGCATATAGCATATATTATATGATACTCATTAAATCTCAAGAGATGATTGAAGACTACCTAGCATATACAAAGGTATATAAAGAGAAATATGGCGACAAATGCGTCGTATTGATGCAAGTCGGTTCGTTCTTTGAGATTTATACTATATACCCGAATACCGATGCGTCCCTCAATAACGATGTGTATGTCATAGCAGAATTGTGCGGCATCCAGACATCTCGTAAAAATAAGACGGTTGCTGAGATATCCTTAGCAAATCCCGTAATGGCAGGGTTTCCGCTAGCATCCCTTCCTAAGTTTCGTGATAAAATCTTAGCGAGCAATTATACGATTGTATTGGTAGAACAGGTGACGGAGCCTCCTAATCCCCAGCGCAAGGTCACAGACATCATATCGCCCGGAACAAATGTTAATATCGTGAATAAACGCAGCAACTATATAATGGTCTTATATTACGAGGTTATTGACGGGTATATTATAGCAGCCATCTCAGGTATTGATTTATCCACAGGTAAAACCTTCGTATATGAAGTATCATCCACCAGAGACGACCCTGAATTCGCAAATGACGAGGTGTTCCGCTATATCAGCACATATAATCCCGTTGAGCTTATAATAATAAGTGAGGCAATAGGCGAGGATTACAAGCGACGAATACTTAAAAATCTAAATATTAATAGCATTCGCGTCCATTACAAATGGGACAAATACGAACACTTAGCGTTTTTTAGCAATATCAATAGACAGCGAGATATACTAGAAAAGGTCTTCGTTGTTAAAAAGGGGTTTCTCTCTATTATAGAAATACTGAACTTAGAAAGATATAATAATGCGAGGTTTTCACTCTGCTGTCTGCTAGAGTTTGCCTACGAACATAACGCAGATATAGTGAAAGGACTTGAGGAGGCACCAGAAGTATTTGAAATGTATAAAAATATGTCTATAGAGTTCAACTCGGCAATTCAATTGAATGTCCTCGGGTTATATCCTAGCGACCAGCCGCTAATAGATATATTAAACAGATGTGCGACGGCTTTTGGATACCGCACATTTAAAGAGCGGCTCCTACAGCCGATGATAGATGTAGGGGCTATTAACAGGACATACGACGATGTTGATATGCTTTTAAAAAATAATCTGTATTTAATTGTGCGCAAGCACCTATCAGCTATAATGGATTTAGAGCGTCTCAAGCGCAAGATGAAAACAAACAGGATGGCTCCTCAAGACTGGGTATCCTTTAACGACGCTCTGGTATCTACGATGGAGATAAGGAATATGGTGGATTTTGGATGCGACGAAGGAGGCAGCGGCGATAGCGGCGATAGCTGCGATAGCGGCGGCGGCATCATAACAATAGCCGATATTGACACTTTAATGGCTCAATATACTGATATTATAGATTTAGAGGAGGCTGGAAAATATAATCTAACAAACCTACAGGATAAGTCTAGCTGTATCAACTTCTTTAAAAAAGGCGTCTATTTGGATATTGACGCGCTCTTTGAAAAATACAACAAGTCGCTAGATGTCATTAATGCGGCTTGTGAGAATATATCACGAGTGGGCGGCGATAATGACACGACGGCTTGTAAGGTGGAAAATAACAATCGGGACGGTTATTATTTGACGATTACCAAGAAACGATATGAGAATGCTTTAAAAATTAAAAGAGATTTAATGAATTCGTTTGACAAGAAGTTGCTGTCTTCGTCTTCAACGGTATATAAGCTTACTAATCCTGCGATGGTTAAGGAGAGCAACGCAATTGCCGAGTATAGCCAGCAAATATCCACACTAGTCCTAAAGCATTACAAGGAGTTTGTATTGGGGTTCGGCGACGCCGTTGCGAATACCTACGATTTAATCGTTAAATATTTGGTTCGTGTAGATATTGCCGCAAACTCGGCAAAGAACGCTTTTGACTACTGCTATAAGCGTCCTATTATAGATTGCGAGAGGACGGCGGGGCATTCTTCATTCATAGAGGCGGCGAATATGCGACACCCAATTATTGAGAGAATACAAGACGACTTCCAATATGTCGGCAATAACATATCGCTCAACCAGAACGGCATCCTGCTCTATGGTATTAATGCGTCCGGCAAGTCGTCCTTTATGAAAGCCGTTGGGCTCAATATTATTATGGCTCAAGCTGGTATGTTTGTTGCCGCCTCGTCGTTTGTCTATTATCCTTATCATAGCATATTTACGAGAATTTCAGGGTTAGATAACATTTACAAAGGGATGTCAAGTTTTACTGTGGAGATGACAGAGTTGCGAAATATTCTCAGGAGGTGTAATAAGTATAGCCTAGTGATTGGCGACGAAATATGTTGCGGGACTGAATTCATATCGGCTGTATCAATTGTCGCCAGCGGCATAGACACGCTCATAGAGAAAGGAGCGTCCTTTATATTCGCTTCGCATCTACACGAATTGACGAAACTGAAGAGCATTAAAGCCAATATCAGCAAATCTAAGTTATTCGTCAAGCATATCCGTATTACCTTTGATGAAAATAATAATATCATATATGACAGGGTAATTCAGGACGGACAAGGGAGCAATAATTACGGAATAGATGTTTGTAGGACGCTGGATATGCCTCGTGATTTTATGAAAAACGCTGAGTTAAATAGAAAGGAGATAATAGGTATTAATAGTAATATAATAAATAAAAAGAGTTCTAGGTATAACTCTAAAATCATTATAGATATGTGTAATATTTGTAATAAGAACAAGGCTGAAGAGACGCACCACATCATATATCAGCAGACCGCCAACAAAGACGGGTTTATCAACGATGCTTACCACAAGAACGCTAAGCATAACTTAGTGGCAATTTGTGGCGAATGTCATAATAAGGAGCATAGCGGCAAGATAAAGATAGAATGCTGGGTATCTTCGTCCAAAGGTCGCAAGTTGCTTTGCGATTATAACTATAGCGAGAGCTGCGGTAGCGGCGGTAGCGGCGAATGCGGCGAATGCGAAAGCACCGATGACAATTAAACTTAATTCATTTTTCTAACCTATATAAAAACAAATCACCTATATAGATATAACCAAGGATACAAAAAATAAAAATGCGTGTTATTAAGCGGAATACTGAGATGGAGGATGTCAGTTTTGACAAGGTATTAAATCGGTTAAAGAACCTGTCATCGGGTTTAACTATTGATGTCACAGAGATAGCCCAGAAGGTCTGCTCTCGTATTTATGACGGTGTTAAGACATACGAGTTGGACGAACTGGCTGCCTACTTGTGTAGCAGTATGTCTATAGAGCATCCCGATTATAGTATCCTAGCGTCTCGTATTATCGTTTCTAATCACCACAAGAATACCTCGCCGTCTTTTAGCGAAACCATCCAGACGCTATATAATAATGTAGATAACCACGGCGACCCTATACCGCTTGTGTCAGCAGAGTTATATAATGTCGTTAGCAAGAATAAGGAGAAACTAAACACCTGTATTGATTATCAGCGGGATTACTTGTTTGATTACTTTGGGTTCAAGACGCTAGAACGGGCGTATTTGCTGCGTATCAATAAGAAGATTATAGAGCGTCCGCAGCATATGTGGATGCGGGTCGCTATTGGGATACACGGAAACGACATTAAGGAGGTTCTACAGACTTATGATTTATTAAGTAAAAAATACTTCACCCACGCTACGCCTACGCTCTTTAATGCTGGAACAAATCGCCCGCAACTAAGCAGTTGCTTCTTGTGTAGCATTAATGACGATAGCGTTTCTGGTATTTTTGATTCGCTAAAAGAAGTAGCGTTAATCTCTAAGTATGCTGGTGGTATCGGGCTACATATTCACCAAATACGAGGGAACGGCAGCCATATTAGAGGGACAAACGGGACATCTAATGGGATTATCCCGATGCTGCGTGTCTTCAATAATACTGCTAGATATATAGACCAAGCAGGGAAACGGCTAGGGAGTATCGCAGTTTATCTGGAGACATGGCATAACGATATTGAGAGTTTCTTGGAACTCAAGAAAAATCACGGTAGCGAAGAGGATAGATGTAGGGACTTGTTTTTGGCGTTGTGGATATCAGACCTCTTTATGGAGCGGGTGAAAGCCGAAGGCAAATGGTCGCTTATGTGTCCTGATAAATGTCCTGGGCTTAGCGATGTATATGGCGATGAGTTTAAGGAGTTGTATGAGAAATACGAGAGCGAAGGCAAATATACGAAGCAGGTGAAAGCACAAGACTTGTGGTTCAAGATTTTGGAGGCGCAAATAGAGCAAGGCGTGCCCTATATCCTATACAAGGATGCTGCGAATAAGAAGAGCAACCAGAAAAATCTAGGAACTATTAAATCTAGCAACCTGTGCGCTGAGGTGCTTATTTATTCGTCTCCTGAAGAGACTGGTGTATGTAATCTGGCTTCTATCTGTCTGCCTAGTTATGTAAGCGTGAGCTGCGACGGAGGCGGCAAAGACAGCAATAATACCTTTAACTTTGAAAAACTACACGAGATTACCAAGGTTATCACCAAGAACCTTAACAAGGTTATAGACAAGAACTTCTATCCTGTTGAAAAGGCACGCCGTAGCAACCTGAAGCACCGACCTATCGGGATAGGCGTCCAAGGATTGGCGGATGTGTTTATTCAGTTGCGATATCCTTTTGAGAGCGAAGAGGCTAAACAGTTAAACAAGGATATCTTTGAGACAATCTATCACGCAGCCGTGGAGGCATCTATGGAGTTAGCAAAGAAACGCCGTGGTGTGATTAATGATATTAAGAATATTAATTGTAAGATACTTGACGAGGATATTAAGAATTATGTGAATGAGTTTGAGAGGGATATAGCGAACCCCAAGTATATTGGTGCTTACAGTTCCTTTGAAGGCAGCCCGATGTCTCAGGGTTTATTCCAGTTTGATTTATGGGATGACAAGTCTCCTAATGGAGCCAAGCCTCCTAGCGGCGGACGGTATGACTGGGATAAACTGCGTGCTGATATGATGGAATATGGGGTTCGTAATAGCCTGCTGATATCACCTATGCCTACGGCATCAACCTCGCAAATTATGGGATTTAATGAGAGTTTTGAGCCATTCACCAACAACATCTTTCAACGCAAGACATTAAGCGGAGAGTTTATTGTTATCAATAAATACCTGATTAATGATTTGATTGATAGAGGATTGTGGAATAAGGAACTGAAGGATACCATTATTTTACACGAAGGCAGCGTCCAAAATATCCCTGAGATTAGCGATGATTTGAAGGCGATTTATAAGACAGCGTGGGAGATTAAGCAGAGAAACATTATAGATATGTCGGCTGATAGAGGGAGATACATTTGTCAGACACAGAGCCTCAATATATTTATGGAGGAGCCTGATTTCCAGAAGTTGTCGTCTATGCATTTTTACGGACACTCTAAGGGACTGAAGACGGGCTCTTATTATCTGCGAACTAGACCTAAGGCAAAAACTCAGCAATTTACGATAGACCCTGAATTTGCTAAAAAGAAGCGTAGATGTGCTGAGGAGAATGCTGATAGTTGTGTGCTGTGTTCGGCTTAGATATCTTTGTGTTATACCAAAGTCTTTTGTTTTGGTTTTTCCAAAAAGTCTTCATAAGCATCTGTGCCCATGTAATGTGATGATAACTCCACATATATATTATGAAATTTATTATTTTCTATTTCAATTATTTCAATAATAGGAACAATTATAGTTTCGTCTAATCTTTTTGTAAAAGAAAGCAAGTTTTTAATCACATCCATATAATCCTCACCATCTTTATCTTTATAACTAGTATTATATATTGAATTGAAATCTTTTTGAAAAGTATTTAAATATTTAAAACCGTCAGTATTCTCTCCATTTAGATTAGTATTGAAAGCATTAATCCAGTTTTCAATATTTTTTATTCTACGTTTAAAATCAATTTCATTATTTTTAGGATAATCATATTTTACTTCCACATATATATTATAAAAATCAAAGTACTCTTTTAAAAGGTTTTTAATATCATCTTCTTGTAATTCACCTCCTTTATATCGTTTTCTAGGCTTAGGTTTAACAACCGCTTTAGTTCTAGGCTTAGCCTTAACAGTAGCAGGCTTATTTACATCAACCGCACTAGCTTTAGCCTTAGCAACCGCTTTAGTTCTAGGCTTAGCCTTAACAGTAGCAGGCTTCTTTACATCAACCGCACTAGCTTTAGCCTTAGCAACCGCTTTAGTTCTAGGCTTAGCCTTAACAGTAGCAGGCTTATTTACATCAACAGCACTAGCTTTAGCCTTAACAACCGCTTTAGTTCTAGGCTTAGGCTTAACAGTAGAAGGCTTCTTTACATCAACCGCACTAGCTTTAGCCTTAACAGTAGCAGGCTTCTTAACAACAACCGCTTTAGTTTTCAACATAGTATTCTTTCTATATTATACTAATTATTATTTTTAGACATTATATCTAAATATCATATAAATATATATTGCTATTATAATATAATGTCTAAAAATAATGAGCCCTCTAGCGAACTCTTTGAGCCCCTCCTAGAGCCCAGTAATCGGCTAACTATTTTTCCAATAGAGCATTATGATATGTGGGAGATGTATAAGAAGGCTCTCAGTTGCTTCTGGACGCCCGAAGAATTGGATTTAAGCAAAGATTTAGTTGATTTTAATAATTTAAACAAGAACGAGCAGTTCTTTATTAAGCAAATCTTAGCCTTCTTCAGTTCTAGCGATACGATTGTGAATATCAATCTTGGCGAGCGGTTCTTAAATGATGTGCAAGTCCTAGAGGCAAAGTTCTTTTATGCTTTCCAAATGTCTATAGAGAACATCCACTCTGAGACTTACTCGCTACTTATTGACACATACTTTAAGGAGCCTAAGGAGAAGCACGAAGCCCTTGACGCCATCAATTATATGCCCTGTATTAAGAAGAAGGCTGAGTGGTGTTTTAAGTGGATTAATGACGAGAGTGCCCCATTCTCGCAGAGGCTGCTAGCATTTGCTTTGGTGGAGGGAGTGTTTTTCAGCGGGGCGTTTTGTAGCATCTTTTGGTTAAAGGAGCGTGGATTGATGCAAGGGCTGTCGTTCTCTAATGAGTTGATTAGCAGAGACGAAGGAATGCATGTGGAATTTGCGGTGCTGCTATACTCTAAGATTGTTAATCGCCTGCCGCAAGAGGTAGTCCATAACATCGTTAGAGAGGCTGTGGAAGTTGAGAAGAATTTCATTATAGAGAGTATTCCGTGCTCTATGCTAGGTATGAACTCGGCTTTAATGTCAGTATATATTGAGTTCGTAGCGGATAGGCTGCTAACGCAATTGAACTATGACAAAATATGGAACTCTAACAATCCCTTCCCGTTTATGGAGAGAATATCTATTGAAAGTAAAACTAATTTCTTTGAGAGCCGTGTTTCACAGTATAGCAAAGCGAATGTTGGAGGCAAGCAAGAACACACAGATATACGCAAGTTTTCTCTAGATGCCGACTTTTAGTTAGCACTTAAAGAAATCTAATATTATTTCATTTATAATGAATAAGTTTCAAAGTATTTTCAACGAAATCAACAAATATATAAAGTATATGATATATGACGAGTATATCATATTCTCTAACAACTATGTTATGTGTATGAACGAAATTCTAAGAGTTCTAACGAATACGCTCAGCAAAATCCAGAATATATACTTTAAATATATTCTAGACCCAAAAATAAGGGCGACTTAACTTTTTTTATTACATCTAATATTCCTATTAGATAATCTAATATTCCTATTAGATACTGAAATACATTATTACCTATCATTTATATAGATACCGACCATACATATAAATCTTTCGTTATGTGTTGGAGTGCCTCAGTATCGCTAAACACCTATGCTCTAGGTCTGTTTGCGTCATCTTTGTCATACTTTAACGGTATAACGGATATAGGTCGTTTTATCTTCTATCAGTCAATCATCCTCGTCCAGTTGATAGAGTATTTCATTTGGTCTAAGACATTCTCTAACAGGCTGCTATCACAGTTGCTGCTAATTGTCATATTGATACAGCCATTCTTAAATATCCTTACGATACAAACGCAGCCTGAATTGATACCATATCTATTAATCCCATATATCCTCTTTGTTGTAATAGTATATACTGTGGTGATACCATTAAATACCGTAGATTTCTCAACAGTCCCAAGTAAAAACGGGCATTTTGCTTGGAAATGGCTAGACTGGAATATATACATACTAGTAATATGGTATGCGTTCTTGTCGGCACGATGGATAATTGACAATTTGTATATAACTATGATAGTAATAACAATATTCCTCATAGCATCCATAATACTATTCCGCGAAACGAAAGCGTGGGGCTCTATGTGGTGCTGGATAGTGAATGTGGTTTCATTCTATCTTATCTTACGGGTATTCTACAGAGACTTCTGTAAGATATAAAAAAAGCATAATAATATACACACAGGATACCCTTATATCCCCATAAGGCTTACCTAGTAATAAGCACAGCGGTCGCATACGCTAGCGAGCCGGCACACAGGATACCTACTGCTTTTATCTTGATGCTTCGGCGTTTCTCTTTGTTCTGGTTGCTTTGCTTGTCTCGCTGGTCTCGCTGCTCTTGCTGCTCTCTTCGTTCTTCTTCACGGCTTCTATATAATTCATAGAATTTGTTAGCAATATCATCATCCCTTATCTTGCGACTAACATCCCTGATAATCGCCTTTTCACTACTAGTAAGGTTATTCATAGTATCCTTGTAATCTTCTTTAAGCGGCAGCAGCAAATGCCTTATATCCATTTTGGATATCAAGGGTGGTAGCGGCGATAGCGGCGACGACATATTATGTAATCATATAAAGATAATAGAACATAAGCATTTTTTGTTTTTTACTAGCATATATTTATAAAAAATAAAGGATATCTTTGCTCCATTTGCGCTTAGTCGCTCCGCTTCACTCATTAACTCACTTCGCTCCCGCTACGCTTAACTCACTTCGCTCCCGCTACGCTTAACTAATATCCTGTTGAGATAAACACAACTTAATTTCGCCTAGAGATGCTATGGTATATCTCAGGATAATCGGGTAATTGTTCTTCAGGTATATCTCAACGGTATTAGACAGATTGGTACATTTAGTGAATATAGATAGATATTTGAGGCTGAATATTCCTTGGATTATTTCTTGGTCTTCTTCGCCACTATTCTTTTTAATGGTGATAGATTGCGACTTCTCGGCACCCAGTATGGTCTCCTGATGACAAAAGTCCCCCTTACAACTTAAAATCAACTTGTCGTTAATGTTGCGAAACTCTATGAACTCCGCCAAATTATGCATGTCCCTAATAATCTTTTGTAGATACGAAGAAGGCATATTGATAATCGTGTGAAAATCCACAGGCGGTATCTGGATATTTAGCACATCTATATCAAGCACCGACAACTTATAGTTAGTCTTATAGTTTTTCTCATTATTATCTATGGTTATGCCTAGGTGGTTCGGGTCATCCTTTAGAATATACAGCGACAATATGTCGTTATTCGTAATGGTTTTAATGAGGGCGTGTAGGCGCAGCATATTGATACCCACATATATCTTTTTCTCACACTCGTATATCTCAAATTTGTCGGCTTCTAACTTGAGATGTATCAAAACAATATGCGTATTATCCATCGCTACTATCTTGATACCCGTCTCGTCTATCTCCAAATTAACATCCATAAGTATCTCCTTCAACGCATCTATAACCTGCTTAAAGGTTGATGCCTGTATAGTTTTAATATTCAGCAAATATATATTGTTGTCATCCATTTACTATTCCTATTGTTTATAACCCTTAAATATATTTCTTCCTTATATCACATGCGTTGCTCTATCAAACATAATAAGGGATTTTAGCATTATCACCATTTGCTCTTCTAAACTCTTCAATATTCTTATTAGTAGCAGCCTTCGTCTCAGCAACCCTAGCCTCTTTAGCATCCTCATTAGCGGCTCTCAATTCCTTTATATGCTCGTTGTATCCCTCAGTAGCCTCCTTAAGTTCTTCGCTGCTATAAACGGCATCAAAGGCGGCAAGGGTATTACCGGCGTATTTTTGTAATAGCAGGTTGTTTATTTGGTTAGCCGAATGAACTTCTTGCGCATCTACATTTGTTAAAATGTCAAACTCCTTGTCTGTTAGGCTATACCTAGTTATATACATACTATATACATATATTCCTATCAAATATAGATGTAGCATATAATTATAGAATGCCTTGTGCTTCTCCCATTCATTATCGGCTATTATTGTGCCACCGTCAAAGTTCATCTTAGACAACATACTAAAGAGGTTCATATTTAGCAATTCTAGGATTATTACCAAGAGATAAGATGCTACCAAGAATATTATGAAAAGATTGAGAAACTTGAAAAACAGGTTAATGATTATATAGCTAGACCTGCTATACTTACACAATAAAGAATAGTAGTAATAACTAACAAAGATTACGAGATAATATGTTATCATATTATAAAACATTATACAGTAATTCACAAAATTGGATATGTAGGAAATATTAACGCCCTTCTCAGTTGAAAAGTATAGCAGCACAATATAAAAAAACCATATACCCACAATAATTGCTATGAAAATCGCTAGAATTAAAATAATATAGACGACGGATTGAGTATTCTCGCTATACTCCCCTAATAACTGGTGGTCGTAAAAGGATATATTATTATAATAAGGGATTATGAAGTCCTCGCGAATACTTGAGACGGTCTCCAGTTTATCCATATCAACTTCTAATTTGCTAAAACCGCTAGGATAAGTATATTCAACCCATTTGTCTCTGTGAATATAATATGGAACCTTATCATTATCTTCGCCAAACTTTTCGCTCAAATATGTATTAAAAGTATCATAATTAACATTAAAGCAATTATAGCAGGCGCACTTGAATATTTTAATAACGGCTTCTTGCGCTTTCTCATCAAATGTCGCCGCTGTTGCCGCTCCGCCGCTGGTATATTCGTTGAATTGAAACAGGTCTCTTATATTCTTATCTATTGTCGTATGGTCGCCTGTATAGAATATTGCGCGAGAGATATCAAAGCAATACGAGATAACATTCTTCAATCTGCTAGTTTTACACTTGTCTAACCCAAATATTTTATCCAATTTCTCAATATCAAATGAGTAGTCCTTTATTTTTGCTAACAATTTGCTCTGATTAACCTTGCTAAATTTTAAAGCATCAACATACTTCTTGACAAACACTTCAGTAGCCTTCTTAATATTCGCCTTTATTGCTAGTATAGTGCCGCTCCCTTCATTACGAACAAACTTTTTAATAATGTCTATTATGATACACTCCTGCTTAGATATGCCTAGCAGTTTTTGCGTCTTGTCATTATCATATATATTAAGTATAAGTGGTCTAGGTATAAACTCGTTATTATTATTAACCCTATACAAATCATTCAAATACGAGCCACGAATACCAACAGTATCCATAATCTCATTATAGTTTGCTATTTTAACCTTACTGTTCGTATTAAAATACAGGTTTGTTCCAAACATCGCTATAATCGCTAGCGGATTATATAGCAGGTCTTCTTCGTCGTCATACACGATACACTTGTCAATCTTGCTCTGGGTATATCCAGCAGGACACGCGCTATAGCATAAGCCCACCGACATCGTTTCAGTCTCAGGATATTTATTCGTCTTATTATCATTATGGTAGTTCGGGACGCAAAACCAATCCTCCCACTTTTCATAGCAATGTGCCTTCTCGTCGGCATAGAAATAGTGGTTAGATGTGTTCCCTGTTAATGATATCTCGGTTTTCTCGTCATTAATCGCAATAGAGTTATCGTCTGCTTTTAACTTGTTGGTATTGATTGTATAGCCGCTGCTGCTGCTGCCGACGCCGCCGCTTTCCATACATATATAATTACTGGTTGTTAAGCCCTCACAGACCTTATTAACATCACCCATTATACCTTTAAAAATATATTAGATAATAAATACGCTATCGTCGCTACGCTGCTCTGCCGCTACGCTGCTACGCCGTGCTATCTAATATACTCCGTTTTAAATGGTATATCTTCTTCAGTCTCAACAGGCGGCGGCTTATTAATCTTGTCTAATCCTCTAGTATTTATTACACACTTATCGCCTTTCTTAATAAACGCTGGTATCGCCGGTAATGTAGCTGTAGGCGCCGAACCATCGCCTAGACTTTTATTATTAAGCGTATCTAGTTTCTCGCAATCTATTCTCCATACCTTCTCATTCTGCTTCGCTCCATCGCTAACAACCCACTTAACAGATGAAGGCATATCTTTCTTGAACCTCTCATCAGGCAAATGAATATTATAATACCTACCATTCTCCATTACAGCGCTTTTACCATAATACTCTTTTATTTCATTCTTGTTAAATATGTCAGACAACATAACATACGACAGGTTATCGTAAGATTTGCCGTCAAGCGTCTTCCTGTTAATTACTAGCCCGTTCTTCTCATCATTTGCGGCATTCTCTTCGTCATCTGCTATAAGCCCGCCAGTCATACTTGACATTTTAAAGTTTCTTATCATATCTCTATAATACTCGTAGGTTTCCACAATATCCTCCCACAAAGAATAAATACTAAATCCTTCTTCTCCAGCCCCTCTTTTCTTCTTGTTCTTAACCTTATCTTTGGGCTTCAGTAAGCCGAATATAATGGATATGATGATAACCAATATTATAAATCCCACGAATACCCTATTGGATGCTAAGGCTGTTATGATAGGCAATAATAATCTAAAAACATCCATAACCCTACCAATTACCGCATTTACGAATATACCTAAATTGGTTATGCTAGGACCAATTACTGTGATAATTAATGCTGTCCAACCTAACCAAAGGTTGCTGTTATTACGAGAGTTTTCACCAGCTTCTCTTTTGTTAGCGAGCATCTCCTCTTGTTCTCTTTGTTCTCGTTTCTCTTTCTCTCTAGCAATAGCGTCAGCAGCATCCTTCTTTGATTTCTCACCACCTAGTTTGCTATTCTTATAGAGGGTAGATAACAACTCTTTAACATCACTAGCCTCCTTTAGGGCTTTATTATAGAGGAATAAAGAATGTTTGTCGTCGTCGCCGCATATCTTAACTCGTCTTATTGGAATATAGGTGCAAAATAAATATAACTCCTCAAATGTATTGAATATGTCGAGGTCTTCGCTGGATATCCGATATTTATCTATTAACTCACTATTTTGCGTATCGCCCTTAGACTTAACTGTGAAACCATAGAAAATGGCGGGCAATACGCTTAGCATAGACATTAGTATCAATATAGAAACAAAGAAGTTTTTCACTAAATTACCATACTCGTTATCATCGTCGTTAGCCATCAACTATTTTATATTACTCTTATAATATATAAAAATAATTAATAGTAAATCGGCGGTTTATGTGAGTAATCCCTAGGATTTTTAATATTCATAATAATAAATGTATTATTATATTTATTTTGTCATCTTCTTAATAATAATATATGCGGCTCTGTATTACATATTTGCCGACGAACTAACAATATACCAAGTAGAGGCGAAGCATTTTGACTTCAACCTGCTATATAATAAGCAGCCAATTGTCATTCAGGATAGCATAAAGAATATTGATGAGATACTGGTTGATTGGTTTAACTACAATATAATAGAGTATGATGTGTTAATCCCGAATATCTGGGGGTGGAACCGAAACGGCTTTAAATATCTGCTAATATATGCTGACGCTAGCGAAGATAACTCCGTAGAGATAACACTAGGGAACCCGCGCACAATCCACGAAAATAATGTGCCTGTGGCGCCCGACAGATTACCAGAGCATACCCAGAAACTGACAACCATCCTACTAAATAAAAATAAGTTGTTGATAGTCCCTTTTAAATGGTTCTATCACCTAAACATTATCTCAGGAAACCCACGATTTTTCGGGATACACGATTATATAACTTATGGACTATCTGGACTATCTTGATAGTCTAGGACTATCCTGTAAAATAAAAGTAATAGATTATAATAGTAATATAGTATATAAGGAAAGGTATGAAAGGCACCTATATTTTATATTTCGTAATATTTGTCTTAACAGTATTACTATTGATAACAAGCGGTCTCTCGTATCACTATGCGACTAGATATAAGGATAACAAGGAACTAAGGGTTGATAGGTGCCCGCCAGCGTCCCTTGAGCGGTCTGTATGTCCTGTGTGTCCCGCTCCCGCTGCGTGCCCTAAGGCTGATAATGGTAATAATAGCATACCTATATATCCTAAGGAGTTGCCGACATATGATAACAACCGTGGGTATCAGCAAGTAGGTATTTTAACTTCTAATGATGCTAGCGAACCTATAATACTACCTTTGTTTAGTAAAATAGCAAATAACCATAGAGATAGATGGAATTATTATACGACGACTGATAAGAACACTATGCTACGATTGCCGATTAGCCACGAAAATATGAAATGCGATGATGATATAGGGTGTAAGGAGATATATGATGGTAATACTCTATATATAGAAATGTATAAAGGCAAGACCTTCACGGCTACCATATATAAGAAGCAGTCGCCTTCGTATTTCGCTGATAGGTATTAGAGCAGCGTTAAGCGGATGCTGAGCGGCATCCTTATTTTTATATGATTTTTTAGGGGGTGCCTGCGTATATATATAAGAGATTGGGTGAAGCGAAGTGATATGTATTTTTTGGTTTTATAATTGTAATAATGGTATGTCTAGATAATACTATGGATACATCTATTACACAAGTAATGATAAGAGAAGCCGCTCAGTAGCGAAGGATAGAATATAGAGAACCGCACTAATGGTAATAGAATATTAGCTATAATTATTACTTAATTTATAAACTTTTAACTACTTTTACAAATTCTTTTTCTTACATATAAGTATATTATATGAGCGGTACAGTTTTAAGAAGAGGACAATCTTTAATGAAACACAAAGATATATTCACCAATAGAGAGTTATTCGGCAATCTCGGTATAGATCCAAGAAAACCTGATATGAAGGATAGTGAATTAAGGAAGGGAAGACAAGAATTAGAAGCACAAATAGAAGTTGAACGCAACTCTGCTGCTGTTGCTTTAGCCAAATCTAGAAACCCATCATCAGGAATTATTTCTTCAAGAGCAAAAAACACATTAACAGCCTTAACAAAATTTTTTACCAAGAAAGATAGTTCCTATCTTAGTCCAAATAACCTTCCTTCAACGCCGCCTAGAGTATCTCCTTCTGGAGAGACAACGTTCATAGAACTAGGTAATTCTCCTTCTTCTTCTCCTAAAAATGGTGGCTATAATTCACGAAAATATAAAAAACCTACTATATTACCAAAGAAACCCAAGAAGCCTACTATATTACCAAAGAAACCCAAGAAGGCTACTATATTACCAAAGAAACCAAAGAAGGCTACTATATTAGCAAAGAAACCAAAGAAACCAAAGAAACCAAAGAAACCAAAGAAGGTTAAAGCAAAAAATAATAATTTATAAACTTCTTTTTATGCTTCATTATAATATTGATATCATAAAGATTATAAAAATAATATCTAAGTATCTCTTACTATATAAGGAAATGTGCTATAGCACAAACACGCTACCCACAGGCTATTCGCCTTACTTCTTAGCCGCTACTTCTTAGCCTTCTTCTTAGTCGCCTTAGGCTCTATGATGCCTTTGCGGTCATTATCGTAATCTTTTAATGTCGCCTCTCTGTGCTCGTTCCAAGCATCCTCTAGGGCAGTTAAATCAGCCATCCACAAATCCTCAATACGGTTATTACGCAAATTCTTAAGGTTGGTGCTAAGTTCTCCAACCTCCTTTTCTAAGATTATTTTTCTATCATAGGTTAATTGTGAAATAGGCATCCTCAACAGATAATTGAAGTCCTTGATATTCTTATCAGCGGGAGCGGCATCGTCAGCAGCATCCACCTCATCAGCAGCATCACTAACATTAGGCGCGTCCCCATCAGTATTAATGCGAGGGTATTTAAGTTCCACAAGTCTCTTAGCGATTTCTGCGAGTTTCTTATTCATAATTTGGATATTGCCTGAGATAACATCTAGGATAAAGCGGATTTTAGCAGACAACACGAGGTAATCCTTTTCTAATATTTTAATCTGGTATTCCTTGCGTTCAAAGTATTTTAATATACGAGTTTTAGACCATTCCTTGATTATCTCTGTTGTATTGTCGTATTTCTGGATAGACCCATTCTTATTAAACAGATGTATATTATTGATACTGAGGGTCTTGCTAGAAGACATCTTAAACATCGTTTCAAACTTGTCTCCTAGCGTCTCACGAGCATTCCCGTTAAAATGTAATACAAACTTAACATTCTTAGATGTATAATGGTTCTCTATGTATTTCAAGTTGTTCGCACCATTCGTAATCATAAGTTCTAAGAAATCCTTGTAATCTTCCGTCCAAGTTCCAATAGGCAACTCAGTAATCTCCACAGTCTCATCATTAACCCACTTGTAAATCCCTGTGCTAACATAAGAGTTGTTCTCGTTCTTCTTAATAGTCCCATTAAACCCTAGGTAATACGGAACCAAATCGTCAATATCTAATATATCAATCGTCTCATAGATATTATCCATCCCGTCCTCGCTATCCCCATTCAATTCAGCAAGTTTAATAGCCTTACAAATAAACTTACAAGCCGCTATAATCTCTGTAGGGTTAAATTGCGGGATATTGGTAGAATACCCTGTGCCGATACCAATACCGCCATTCACAAGCACCATAGGGATTACAGGAATATAGAACTCTGGCTCTATCTGTTGTCCGTCATCATCCTGATAATTTAGAATATTATTATCTTCTTCCTTGAAAATCAATTTCGTAAGTTTAGACAATAATGTGAAAATGTATCTTGCTGATGACGCATCCTGTCCGCCTTGACACCTGCTACCAAACTGACCGTTAGGAGCCAGCAGATTGATATTATTGGTTCCCACATAAATCTGCGCCATCCCAACAATCGCCTGTTGTAGCGAAGCCTCGCCGTGGTGATATGCGGAGACTTCGCTAACATATCCCGACAATTGTGCTACCTTAATCTCATTCGTATATAGCCGACGCTTAAAGCAGGCGAACAGGATTTTACGGGTGCTCTCCTTGAGCCCGTCGCAAATGTGATTGATAGAGCGCTGTAAATCACGATTACTGAAGTGTATCAAATCCTTATCCACGAATGTCTTGAAATCTACTTCCATATTTGTATAATCTAGCACATCGTCTTTATCGTAGTTTGCTAGCCAATCTTTGCGGTCGTCGGCTCTCTTCTTGTTAAAAGCCAAGTCAATAACCTCGTCGGCATTCTCGTCGTATTTGTAGGTAATCTTTTTCATATTCTTAAAATACTCTTTAGCCTCTTGGTCGTTAGATGTGCCGAGCCCCTTGTAATACTTGATTTTCCAAGAACCATTCTTGGCGATATCAGTCTCGCTCCAGCGCTCATAATCTGACATATTATAGAACTCTATGACGCTGGCGGCGGCTCCGGCTCCGGCGGCTCCCGACGACGCCCTATTATTGGTAGCCTTAATGATGGGCGTTAGCATAGATGTTAGGAACCCAGGTATCTCATAAAGTTCGTGCCACATACTCTGGAATATGTTGAATATCAGTCCTTTAATATGGCTACCATCGTGGTCTTGGTCTGTCATAATCATAATAGAGCCATATCTTAACTGGCTGATATCGGTATATTTCTTGTTTTGCTCTAGACCTAAGATTTTCTTGATAGCGGTTATCTCGTGATTGTCTGTAATTTTCTGGAGTGTCGCATCCTTCACATTCAGGATTTTACCACGCAAAGGAAAGACACCGTATTTATCCCGTCCTATAACGCTGAGCCCCGAGATAGCCATAGTCTTTGCCGAATCGCCCTCAGTAAAAATGATGGTACATAGCGCACTATCCTTAGTGCCCGCTAGATTTGCGTCATCCAACTTAGGAACGATAATACGGGATATCTTCTTGCCGTCCGTTTTCACCAATTTCTTCTTATCGTAAAACTCGGTAATACTGAGAGCCTTATCAACAATACCGACCTTAAATAGTTTGTCGTAGAACTTCTCGCTAAGTTCGCACTTAGACCCGAACTTCGCTACAGGGGTTGTTAGCGTCTCCTTGCTTTGCGAATCAAAACTGGGATTAACGATAAGTGCCTTAACGAACACGAAGAGGTTGTCTTTAATATGCTGTGTCTTCACCGTCTTCTTTTTCTTCGCTAGCGTCATATCCACGAGGTTCTTTGTAATCATATTGGTAATATATTCAATATGCTTGCCGCCCTTGATAGTGTTAATACCATTCACGAAAGACAGGAACTCAAAGGAGCCAGAACCCGAGATAGATGCTACGACCTCCCAGCGTTCTCCAGCAGCCTCATAAACGAACGGCTGCTCTTTCTTGTCTAGGAATAACTCGCAATATTTCTCAAAGTCCTTAATCATCAGTTTTTCGCCATTAAAATAAACCGAGACATCTTTAGGGGTTGTAGCGCAAGCATCAATCACCCGACGATTAAACAGTTTGTAGATGTCGTCGCTCATACCTTTCATACCGAACTTCTCGTAATCAGGGATAAAACTTATTTGGGTGTAAGGCGCTTTAGAAGACGCCTTCACATCGGCTTTAGTCCGCTTTGTCATATTGTCGGTGAAGGTCTGGGTATAAATCTTTTTGGTGTGATGGTCTACAGTCTCTATGACAAACTCCTTAGAAAATATGTTGGTTAGTTTGCTACCGTAGCCATTCTTACCTCCCCATATCTTCTCTTCGCCTTTGTCATAATTGGTGGATGTTAGAAGTTCGCCGAAAATAAGTTCAGGTATCCACAAATCCCCATAACTGCCGTGCTTCTTGATATCAACGCCGTTGCCGTCATTCAATATAATAATGCGACCTGTCTCCTTATCTATGCTAACCTTGATATTTTTAACATGCTTTATATCTTCTTTGCCGTTTGCTTCGTCGGCTCTAAGACGCATAGAGTGGTCTATAGCATTCACTATAACTTCGTCAAAAATCTTCAGCAGTCCCGGAATATATGTCAGTTCGTCGCTTCGCATCTTCTTTGTCTCGTCGTCATAAATATAACTGGTAATCTTCTGTGGTTCTATGGAGCCGATATATGTATCCGGAAGTGCTAAGATATGCTCCAACAACTCGTATTTTTTATACTTGTCTTCGACATTCTTAGCGGCGGCTGGGGCACCTGAGGGGACAACAACATTAGCAGCAGCAGCAGCAGCGGCGGCGGCGACACTCTTTTTAACAGGCATCGGTTCTTCGGGTGTTTGTAATATATGTATATCTACATAATCAATTTTTTATATATTAGTGCGAATATTATTAAATATTTTTAATTCTATATAACAATAAAAGATATATTATGAACTCAGCCATTATAAATGTTAAGACGCTAAGCGAATACTCGCAAATCTTAAAGAATAATAGGTATGTCGTGGCAAACTTTTCGGCATCATTCTGTAAGCCTTGTAAGGAGATAGCGCCATTTATAGAGGATATGGCTGTTAGATATTCTAATATAACATTTTTAAAGATAGATATAGAGGATGCTAGCGAGATTAGCGATTATCATAATATAACTTCTATACCTTTTTTTAAGTTTTACAAGAATGAGTTGGAGATAACCTCGTATTGCGGAACAGATAAAAAGATTATTCAGGATGCTGTAGAGAATATGACTTGTATGTATTTGTAATACACATATACGCATACGCATACGCATATAAATATAAATCCTCTATAGACATCTATAATAATAAATAAACAATAATGTATCGCATAGGTATCCCAAACGAACAACACCAGACAGAGCGTAGAGTTTCTATCATTCCTAGCGATGTTATGCGACTTATTCGTGATAATCCCAACAATATCGCAATTTATATTCAATCAAATGCCGGAAAAGAGGCGGGGTATAGCGACATAGATTATGCTGCTTGCGGAGCAACCATAGTAGATACTATACAGGAGGTTTATGAAAATGCTGATATTATAGTAAGAGTGAAAGAGCCTCATCCTAGCGAATTTCATTATATAACTTCTAGACATACAGTAATGGCTTTCTTTCACTTTGGTAAAAATATAAATTTACATATAAATATAAATCCTTTATAGACATCTATAATAATTATGTATATAGTCGGTATTCCTAAGGAGATAAAAGAGTATGAGAGACGGGTATCATTAGTTCCTAGCGATATTAGGAGATTGCTAGGCGGCACCGGAAACGGCAACGCAGGCTCTAGCGGCATCATAGTATGCGTCCAAAAGAACGCAGGGATGAAAGCCGGATATAGCGATGATGATTATGTAGCTTGCGGTGCTATTATTCTCAATACTACAAAGGAGATTTACGATAGGGCTAATATCATAGTGAAAGTTAAGGAGCCGCAACCTAGCGAATATCCTTTAATAACATCAAAGCATACTATATTGTCCTTTTTCCACTTTGCCGGAAATTGTGGGCTAGTTGATGCGATGATAAATAGCCGTGCTAAGTGTTATGCTTACGAAACAATTCAAGACTGTAAAGGACAGTTCCCTATATTGTCTCCTATGTCCGCCATAGCAGGTGAGAAGGCTATGGAAGAGGCAAATATCTTTTTAGAAAAAAGGAATAAAAAGAACATATACACTATTATCACAATAATCGGCGTAGGGAATGTAGGTAGGGCAGCGGCAGAGAGAGCAATCCTACTAGGATACAAGAATATCAATCTTATTGATAATGATTACGAAAAAATTAAGGCTATGGAGCAGAGCAATCCTAGCATATACAAAGCATACGAGATGAACGACAGAAACCTAAAGAAACTCTTGATATTTTCTAATGTTGTCATATCATCCATCTATACTAACGGTATGAAGGCGACACGCATCATAACAAACAAATTGCTAGACTTAATGTCGCATACTGGTGCTATAATTATGGATGTCGCAATAGACCAAGGAGGGACGACAGAGCAATCTGTGCCGACCACCTTATATAATCCTCTAATTACTTATAAAAATACGAGCATTTATTGCGTCCCTAACATCCCTAGTTTGGAACCTACAGAAGCCTCCATAAAATTATCCAACGCCATATACCCCTATCTACACAGCCTATTATACGATGCTATTCGTGAGGACAATATGTATTACAAGGAATTACAGAGAGGGCTCTATGTGTGCGAATAAAAACACTTAAGAATAAGGGATACCCAAATAAGAACACTTATAGGATAAGGTAAGAGAAATATATGTCTATTTTTGTGTAGGATATAACATAGAGAACATCAAGTATGACAATAGAGCGATGTTAAGAGGTGTCTCCTAGTATTATTAAGTTTTACTATTATTTATCATTATCTTTTATAAACTTAGAAACTATTATTCTTTGTATCCTTACTTATCTAAGCCTCTCTAATAATAACTAGAACTATCCTTTTTATTCTTTATGACATCAGTAATAATAGAATATACTAATGATTACCAAATCACGCTAAACTATACTATATGTCCTCCTTAAATTGCTTAAAATTACCTAGTATTGCTAAGGATACAACATAGAGTATATCAAGTATGACAATAGAAGTATGCTAAGTATTACTATTATTTATTATTTCTATTATCTTATAAACTATTATTCTTTTTCTAAAAGTTTCTAGGTTCTCTAAAAGTTTCTAACTTATCTAATCTTTCCTCGCATTCGCTAAAAATACTTAGTATTAATCTTTTTAATCTTTATAATACCAGTAATGGTAATAGACAACCTCTATATTATCTTAGTGGTCGGCAGCGAAGCAGCGAAGCAGCGAAGCAGCGAAGCAGCACGGCTAGTGCCCTAGGATTTGCTAAGGATAGAACATAGAGGACATCAAGTATGACAATAGGAGGCTCTAAGTATCACTATTATTTATTTATTATTATCTTTTATAAACTTAGAAACTTTTTACTATTTCTAAAAACTTTTACAACTTTATATATTTCTAAAAATCTCTAAAAGTTTCTAACTTATCTAAGTCTCTCTAATAATAACTAGGTAATGCTCTTTTTATTCTTTATCACATCAGTAATGGTAATAGAAGTATTCTAGAAGTGTTATGCGATATCCCGCATCATATATTAAGAGTATTTATGCTTCGCATATTTCCTTATATAGTATGCGATATCCCGCATTATATGCGAGAGGATACTAGGTTATGTTATAGAAGATACCTATAATGGTTATAGAAGATTATCTATATCTATAATGATAATAGAAGATTATCTATAATGGTAATAAAAGATGCCTATAATGATAATAGAAGCACCTAGAATTATTACTTAACATTATCTTTTATAAACTTAGAAACTATTATTCTTTTTCTAAAAACTTTTACAACTTTATATATTTCTAAAAATCTCTAAAAGTTTCTAAGTATCCTTACTTATCTAAGTCTCTCTAATAATAACTAGAACTATCCTTTTTATTCTTTATGACATCAGTAATGCTATGAAAAGTATTCTTCATAACACATACTAGCAATATATTATATGATAACTAAAAATAAAAATTGATTATGTCTTATAATTCTTATAATTATAATAAGAATAATATGACGCTTCGCACACTTCGCTACCCTCGCAATCCTCGCACGCTTCGTATCATCCGCATCCTAACCTACCTAGATTATATAACATCTCTAGGGTATTTTATGATACTTAATGCGGTTCTCATCAATTATACGCATTCTTTAAAGGTATCTTTCCCGACATTTAATAAAAATCTGGCGGTAATAAGTAATTTTGATGTGAAGCGGGCGACCGACTATGACAAAGGCGAGTTGGTGAAGTTATTTAAGGCAGTTCCTATGTTGATGTTTAAAAAACAGAATGTCAATCCTAAAGAGTTCTATGAGTTTTGTAAGGTATTTGACAGTAAGAGCAACGACAGGGTCGCTCATCCTTTCAGTCATTCGCAGGTTGATTATGTTCCACAGGTAGCCATTAGAGGCAACTGCTATATTAAAGACCTCTACGGGCTCAAGGATATAACCCTGAAATATAGTGGGGCTTTTAAGAATACTGCGGTGTGGCACCAAGACATCGTGGGGGTGTGCGAGCATCGTCCGCCAGTAGTCTCAGGTATTTATATGCTAAAAGCCCCGCCTATTGGTGGAGAAACGATGTTCGCCAGTATGGAGACTGCCTATGACAACATAGAAAGCAGCCTTAAAAAAGAACTGAAATATTATAATGTGGTATATTCTAATTCTAACACAGAAGGTGGCGTAATGAATACCTATTACGATTATACAGGATATAACAGGATTGATGTTAATCCTGATAGTGTAGTTAATATGAAACCGCCTAGCCAGTCGGCATCGCAGGGCTCGCAGGGGACTACCATCATTAACAGAGAGCCTCTAGTAATCTATAGTGATGAATGTAAAAATAAAAAAGCCCTGATGCTTTCACCCTTTAGATTTGCGAAGTTTGACAAGATGTCGCCAGAAGACAGTTATGACCTTTATAGGGAACTGATGAGTAAATACATATTACACAAAGATAATATTGTGAAGGTTGAGTGGGAGATGAACGACCTACTCATATTTAACAATAGAAAACTAATCCACAGTTCATCGCCTTCGGCTGAATATGAGAACTACGAGCGGCTATACTACAGTTGTTTCTTAGGAACTGACGCTCCTATCCTTAGGTGTAATAGCATCTAGGCTATTATGTGTAATAGCATCTAGGCTATTATGTGTAATAGCATCTAGGCTATTATGTGTAATAGCATCTAGGCTATTATGTGTAATGCGATTTAAGCAGCAAATAAAGGATATAAGGAGCGAATGTATATAAGCGTATCGTCCATATAAAATAGGCAGCAGCAGCGAAGCGGCGGCGCCTAGCAGACGATATCATTATATAGGTTTGACGCTAGTATCTCGGCGCAAATATCGCCAATACTCTTATTTTCCACATCTATTACTATAATATTCATTTTTGCCTCTAGTGCTGCCTTATAATTTTTCTCGTGTAGTTCGTGAATGCTCTGGATATATTCAAGTTGCATATTCTTTTCTGCGAAACGCCCTCTCTTAATAATACGCTGTAGGCATTTTTCGGGGTCTGACCGTAAATATATATATCCATTCGGTTTCCATAAGTCGTCTGTCGTCTTGTGGAGTTTGTGGATGTTGTCATATTCTGTTTCGTTTATAGATTTATCTTCATAAGCTTTTCGCACAAATACATTTTTAATGAAATACGGGCTCCGCTCCATTAATACCGACATACTGGTCTTCTCTTGTATCCAGCACCTATCCACCCATACCTTTATTTGAAAGTCATAACTGCTATTCGTGGTGTTATAGAGGTTCGCTAGATACTCCGTCCAACTATCGACAGGCTCTAGGTCAATCGCCAGTTTGTAATTCTTGTGAAAGTAGTTTAGAATGCTAGTCTTACAGCAACCTATATTCCCGTCAATCGTAATAATAGGCATCCTTTGTATATTATATTATCTATCTTTGTTAAGTATTTAACTATATTAAGTATTTATATATAATCTTTATTTATCATATCAATTTTTCTTCATTATCTTTGACTTTTTTATTACACTTGCTACCTTAGAAGCAGTTATATCCCCCTTAATCTTCTTGATACACTCGTATAAATCCCTTATAATAGTATCGTATTTTGCCTTGATATGGACGATGGCTTCCTTATCCACCTTCATATTAAAGAACTTGAATACATCCCTAATCTTCTTTAGTATTATCTTGTCTAGTTTGGCGCACGCGCTGCCTCCGTTGCTGCCGCCTCCAGTCATACCAAGAGCATTACGGGCTATACCGTCTGTAAAGTTTATGTTTAGTATGTTTGCTCCTTCGTTGCTGGCTGAATACTGGGGCTCGGCAACACCATAAAATGCCGCTGTATTAAAAGCACCGCCACTCATACCCTTCTTTCCGCTTACGCCGCTTACGCCGCTTACGCCGCTTACGCCGCTTACGCCGCTAGCGGCTTTTCTGCTATTTAAGCATCGTTTGTCAATATATTTAGATAAATGTTGGATATGCTGGGATATAATCTTCTTAACCCCAATATTCGCACAGATGATAGAGATGACCGCTACAATATTGAATATCAATAAGTCTATATAATTAGATAGCAAGACGACTACCTCCTTTTTGTTAGTTTCTTCTATGCGTATATGGTGAGTTCTCAATAATTCTTTAGCGCAGAATGTAATCTCTTTACATTTACTATCCATTTGTTCCTACTACTATATAAAATGAAAATAATTATATATATTAAGAAGATAAAGGATAAAGGGCTAATGGATTTTCTAAATGGACGAGTTAATGCGATAAGCGAGGTTTTAACTTATAATTTTAAAGCAACACCAGAGAATAATACAGAGAATAATACCAACCTAGTCTCACGCAATTTGAATTGCACCGACCTTTCAGCAATCTTCTTGTCTGACAAAAATGTAGAACTGCTACAACTAGGTATCCGCAATAAGGTGCTTAACTTATCTAATGGTAAATATAACATAGGGAGGCAAAGCGACATAGACTTAAAAATCGTGATGCGTTCTATCTATTTTCAATATGGGAAAAATGTCAGCTCTAATGTAAAAGCACAGGTGCTAGACCTCAATACCCGCGTGATTGATTGGTGTGTCCCTGAAATCATCTCTAATATCAAGCAATCTGACAGATACATTATGGATATTAGCACTCTGCCTGTCCCCTTAGATAGACCAAATTTAACCACGCAGAAAGGCTTGCGAACTTTGGAGATAATGAAATTATAGCGATATACTTGTATAACTCCGTATTATTTTTATTTATATAATAATATATTATAGAATAATAGAAATAAATGTCAGAAGCCGAAGTATTTAAACCGAATGAGAAGGAGTTGAGGTTATTTGAACAAGAAAAAATGGATTTATACAAGGGCACCTTTGTAGTCTGCTTAGTATATGGACTGTCAGCCTTTCTATTGCTCGTGGTCATATTATTTACCGAGTGGGGCAAAGAGTATATCTATGACAAGTTTGCGCCAGCCGTAATAACATATATATTGGGCTCGCTTATCATCATCATATATTTATTAAACGCCATATTTACCATTAGACCCCGACGAATAGGGACTGATATGGATAGCGACGCAAATATAATATGTCCGGATTACTGGAAGTTAGAAAAGGTGCCTGATGCTATAAAAACCGAGATTATGGATAACAATATTAACAATAGCAGTTCTAAGAAAATAATCCCGCAAATAGGCAGAGAGACTAACGCCAATCTACAGTATCGCTGCGTATATGACAATAATGTTTATGGGAATACAGGCGACCTGCTGCGAATGAAGAATTCGCTAGCAGATACCGCTGACCCCTATTACGCCGGCTTTAATAACATCAATAATGCTAAAACTTATCGTAATGCTGAAATAGCAAAAACCAATTCAACGATAATGCCCGAATATATCATAAAAGAGCCTAAGAAACAGTCAGAGCAATATCAAGAACTGAAAAAATATGCTAAGTTTGTCGGTGCATACAGTTCTAATAACGAGAATATATTTACTGCGAATAACAGTAATGCCCTAAGAATAAGCAACGATGACTATATAGAGAGCGGCACTAACGACCGCCGCAGCATATGGAAAAAATATGAAAATGAGGCTCCTTTAATTTGTAATGTGGTATATCCGCAAGTGTTAGGAGTGCTAGATAGCGATACTAGAGGGAAGAATGAGGTTAGTTGCGAATACGCCAAAGAATGCGGGGTATCTTGGAGTGCCCTAAAATGTAAGTAAGCGCAAGCAGCAGCGGCAGCGGCAGCAGCGGTGGAGGCAGCGTAGCTATCCAATATACTTACAGATACCGAATGTTTTTCGGTGAAACTCGGTAATACCTAGGTTGTTGATTGCCGCTAGGTGTTTTGGTGTCCCATATCCTTTATTTTTCTTAATATCATAAGCTACCAGTTCCTGATTTTGCTCTACCATCTCATTTATTAGGTTTGTATGGTAATCCTTCGCAATTATAGAGGCTGCCGCTATTGACAGGTAATGTTTATCGCCTTTAGGGATACACTCGTAATCTAGCAGTTCGCCATCAAGTCCCGGAGGCGTATATCCCTTGAAATACTGACCGTCTATTAAGAGCTTGTCAAAAGGATGCTTTTTATATGCCGCATCAATCGCACGATGCATCGCGCGCATAGTTGCGTGTAATATATTAACATCGTCAATCTCTTCAACAGATGCCGTGCCTACACCATAAGTAATCGCGTTATCCTTAATAAACGCCGCCATTTCTTTTCGCTTTTTCTCACTAAGAGTTTTGGAATCCTTAATTTGTCTATATTTGTCATCCGTTAATATATGCGGCAATACAACACAGGCGGCTACAACGGGACCAATAAAGGTGCCTCTCGCAACCTCATCAACACCCGCCACAAATTGCGCGGCATCGCTAGATTGGATATAAGCATATGAAGTGCTTGTCGCCATAGGATATGATATGATATAATCTTATACTATATAAGATAAAAATTGATTGTAGATTGTATCATTTTTTATTTTAAAAGAGCCAATAGATACCACATATAATATATTATAAAGATAGAATATTATATGAATGTTTATGCGATTTATTTAAAATCGCTACAAACCAGAGGCTCGCTTAGTGGACTTTGTGGACTTCGTGGACTTTGTGGAATGTCGCTATACAATTCAACATCTTACGACCCAGAGACCAAGGAGAACATAACCAAGATTATCAACAAGTATATCAAGAAGGAGAAGGCAAATTACAACCTAGAAAGCAAGGAGTATGATATGCTGGTATTAGAAAAAGATTTACAAGAGAGATACCGCAAAGACAAGTCTAACGGCAGTAGCGGCACCTACTTCTCTTTCCCTGAGATTAAGAATGTGTTAGATTGCGTCGCAGATGTTTTAACATATTTTAAGGATACCCATTACAAAACTGACAACCGGATGCGCTGGAAGATAGACCAGACAATTAATACAATTAAGAATGCATCGCAAGAAACCGTCTGTACCGACATTATGGCTGATAGGTGCCCTCCTGAAGATACCATATCAACTGTAAGAAGTGCCAGCGACAAAGGCTTCTTTAATGTGAAGAGCGAGAATGTTATATTTCGCCACGGCAAAGAATATAGCGGCTATAATGTATATGAGACGCCATACAAGGGCAATCAGTATCCCTACTCCTATTGTATTAGGGTGCTGGTTCAGGCTCTAAGCACTATTGATTTAATAAATATAGAGTTGAAGAGCAAAAAAGACGGGGATATGTGGGGGACACAGTATGCGTCGGCATATTTTAGCGAGAGATACCATTATTATCTGGATTATTTGCTAGACAACGCCCCAAATGTATTTCTATTACCTATATTACAGAATATCGGGGCAACCACCTTGATAAGGCACCGGTATTCACGCATACAACCTTGCGGTATCATATTTGACGAGGCATTCGTAGATGAAGACTTACAGACGCCTAGCAACTTCTTCTGGCACGACTTGAACCACGCGCGCCGAATTTACCAGAATAACATATGGTATTCTAAGCAGCCGGAGCAGCGGGAGCAGCCGGAGCAGCACAAGATACCGCTAGATAAGTTATACTCGGTAATGCGTAAGGATGTGAGCGAATTGATGCCTATAAAAAGCTGGCTGTCGCCTGAAAATATGAAATATGAAAGTTTAATTAAAATACTGTTGTTTGAAGTAGTTCACGAAGACGCTCTACCATTCACCAAAGATAGCATAATGACCGACATCTTGTTTGCTTCAGGCAATTGCTATCCTTATGAGAGAACCTATGATAACCCCGAAAAAGACAGCAAATATAGCCGTGTGAATTTGCGATTTTACGAGCAAGGCGCATCAACTTTGCGAACCATATATAATAAAATAAGGCACGCATTTTTTGAGAAGGAGCACACAAATGACATCGTCGTTAAGAAGGAACTGAGATATATTAAGCATTTGACAGAGGCTGCCTATCTACTGCTAAACAAGGTAGCTCCTGATAAATATAATGCGGATACTAAACCGGCTATTTGCGAACTACTTAAGGGATTGCTAAAAGACCGCAGGTTTCAAGCACATAACGCCAAAAGGCTTGAAGGTATAGAAAGCGATAGTGATGACTGCGAAGGTTGCGAAGGCTGCGATAGCTGCGAAGGCAAAAGCGGCGATAGCAGCAAAAACGACAACAAAAATAATAAAGGTATCCGCATTAAAAGACACACCAAACCTCGTGTTAGCATTAAAAGGCTTAAGAAGGACGCCGCTAGCGCCGCCGCCCGCTAAATAATAAATATAAGCAAGAGTTAAAGGAGCGTTAGATATTCTTTATATATGTGTAATACCCACATTTATAATTTTGTCGCTAGTTTTTTTTCATTTTGTTTATCAAGAATAGAGAAATATAATAAGGAGTGTGAAGAGAAGGAGATGACCGAGAAATTACTTAACGAAAACCCATATTATCTTTTAGACTAGACAACTATATAAATAATACATAATAATTATAAATAATAGGATTAGGACATATAATGGACGACTATTTTATAACTAAGAAGGCAGTAGAGATAATACAGGCGAATATCAACGACCATTTTGTAAAATGCCTTATTACTCTATCTATTAATGACAGATACACGAATGACATTAAAGTTATTCTCGGGATTATAGAACTGTTAAAAACCTATATGGAAACCCGTAGAAGCGACATCTTATCATCGTGTATTAAATATACAAATAAATCCTATTACTTACATCTAACCGACAGCCTCTTTAGATTAATTCAGGGGCATTTAACATTCGCCAAGTATAACAACCAGACTATTAAATATGTGTTTATAGCCGATTTAATAGAAAAACATAATAAACCTATATTTGCTAATGCCCCGCATATTACTCGCAACTTTAACGACAATAACTCTAGAACCCGATTTAATACTTGTGGAGCAGATGCCGGCGAAGACGGAGAAGGAGGAGACGCAACAGCGGCAGCGGCAGCAGCAAGCGACTACAAAGCGGATGATGACGAATACAAAGATGGGGCGCTTTTGGCTCCGCAAGGCTCGCAAGATGCCGGAACATTATTTAGAGATGCCTATTACAGACTTAATAAGACAAAAAATAATAAAAATGCTAGAGAGTTTGAATTAAAAATAGTTGGTAATGGTAATGATTTGCTATAGTCTTTGTTTCTTATAATCTATCTTTAGTTATTATAAAGGTTATAGATAATAAGAGAGTATTACTTGGTATCTTCTATTATTTTTTGCGTAGGATAAAACATAAGCATATACTCCTATTACCATTTATGGCGTCATAAAGATAAAAAGAATAATACTAGTTATTTTTTTAAAAATATAAAGTTGTAAAAGTTTTTAAGTTTATAAAAGATAATAATAAATAAATAAAGTTAAGTAATAATTATAGGATACTTCTATAACACAACCTAGTATCATCTAGTATATAATGCGAGGTATCACATACTATATAAGGAAATATGCGAAGCATAAATACTCTTAGTATATGATGCGATATATCGCATAACACAACCTATAAAGCTTCTATTATCACTACCTATGTCATAAAGAATATAAAGAATAGTTCTAGTTATTTTTAGAAAGACTTAGATAAGTTAGAAAGTTTTAGAGTTTTTTAGAAATAATTAAAAATTTATTAGTTTATAAAAGATAATAATAAATAAATAAATAAATAAATAAAGTTAAGTAATAATTATAGACATCTTTTATTACCATTAGTGATGTTCTCTATGATGTATCCTTAGCAATACTAGGTGATTTTAGGAGGATATATAGTATAGTTTAGCGTGATTAGCTAATCATTAGAACCTTCTATTATCACTACCTATGTCATAAAGAATATAAAGAATAGTTCTAGTTATTTTTAGGAAGACTTAGATAAGTTAGAAAGTTTTAGAGTTTTTTAGAAATAATTAAAAATTTATAAGTTTATAAAAGATAATAATAAATAATAAGACTAAATAATTAGGCATCAACTATTACCATTCTAAACACATCTCATCGTAATTTTATATGATATCATACACGCTTCACATACCTCACGCACGCTTCGCATACCTCACGCACGCTTCGCGTCTCTATAATATAGCCGTTATCCTTATATGTATGTTTAACAGGATGCCTAAAACCTACTTAACATATATATAAGAAAACACATATAATAATATAGAAATATGAATAAAGAAGACGCCTCATCTACTGATTACCTATTCACGGTTGATTGGTTCTCTCCGCATATCTTGCTTTGGGATAAATACTTGAGCGAATACAAGGGAAAACCTAATTTGCGTTTTTTAGAGATTGGTAGTTATCAAGGGAGAGCAACCGTATGGCTGCTAGAAAACATTTTAACACACGATACATCATCTATAACCTGTATTGATACCTTTGAAGGTTCTGTAGAACACCACGAACATTACAAGGATGACATTACAAATTTGTTTGAAACATTTTTACATAATATATCTAGGTTTGCCGACAAGGTTAAAATAATGAAAAATAGAAGCCAAATAGCCCTGAAACACCTTAGCATTTGCGGGACAAATCTTAATAAAAGCGATGACGAACAATTTGATTTCGTCTATATAGATTGCGACCACCTAGCATCTTCAGTTATGGAAGACGCTGTATTATCGCTACCTTTGCTGAAACAGGGCGGCTTGATGATATTTGACGATTACCTTTGGACTTGCTGTAAAAAGGATATTGACGACCCAAAGCCGGCGATTGACGCTTTTATCCATTTATACGCTGATAAAATCAAGGTTTTATTCATAAATCAACAAGTAATTATTAAAAAATTATAAAAAATTGATTTCTTTTTATCTTAAAATAGTTTAAGCATAAGGCGACTTATTTTAACTACTATTAATAAGAGATATGTCAATTTATCCAGAACTGTCCTATAACGACCAAAAGGTAGAAATTCAAGATGTTCGTGGAATACAATTCAGCGTCCTCGGTCCTCAAGAAATCCGCAATAGGTCTGTCGTAGAGATTACGAAAACCGACACATATGCTGGAAGCGAACCAATCGTCGGCGGTTTATTTGATTCGCGTATGGGCGTTTTAGAGCACAACCGGATATGCTGTACCTGCGAGCAGAAGAACATATTTTGCCCCGGACACTTCGGGCACATAGAACTTGCGAAGCCGGTATTTCACGCTATGTTCTTTGATATCGTCAAGAAACTGCTTAATTGCGTATGTTATAAATGTTCTAAATGTTTGATATCCGCAGATACCGACAAGGAGTTCAAGCACGACATGCAAAGGATATTGTCTATCAAGAATAACCAGAAAAGATGGGAGGCATACTTTAAACTCTGTAATACCACTACTAAAATTCGTGTTTGCGGGGATGATGGAACGGTTGGTTGCGGCGCCGTCCAGCCTACCAAGTATGTTAAAGAAAACTCTATGAAGATTATTGCGGAGTGGAAAGACGCTAGAAAGCAGCCCGCCAATAAGAACGGAGATAAAGTAGCCGATAAAGTGGTTCAAGAATTCACCGCAGAAGATATCCTTAAAATATTCTCGCGCATAACTGAAAAAGAAATGGAGATGATGGGATTTAATCCAAAATGGAACAGACCAGAATGGATGATATGCACCGTCTTGCCCGTTCCTCCTCCAGCTGTGCGCCCTAGTATTATTGAAGAGAACGGGCAGCGCCGTGAAGACGACTTAACGCATAAATTGAGCGACATTATCAAGACAAATAAGCAACTGTCGGAGAAGATTTGTAAAGGTGCATCGGAGGATACCATTAAATATGTCGCTATGTTATTACAATACCATGTATTCACCTTTATCAATAACCAGATGCCTGGGCTTGCCCCCGCGCAGCAAAGAAACGGGCGCAAACTGAAGTCGGTGTCTGACCGTATGAAGAAGAAAGAAGGCAGAATTCGTGGTAATCTCAACGGCAAGCGCGTAGACCAATCAGCACGCTCGGTAATTACACCAGACCCCTATATCTCCATAGATGAACTTGGTGTCCCTATTAAAGTCGCTGTGAATATCACATTCCCTGAGGTGGTAAATGACTATAACATAGATAAAATGCGTGAGTTGGTGAAGAACGGGTCGGAGCGATGGCCCGGGGCTAAGTATATTAAAAAGAGCACTCGCACCATCAATCTAAAGCACTCCATAGAGCGTGATAAGAATGCCGCTGAACTGGAGAACGGCGACATCGTCCATAGGCACTTAACAAACGGTGATTTCATCCTGTTTAACAGACAGCCGTCGCTACACAAGATGTCTATGATGTGTCATAAGGTAGTTATTATGCCTTACCAGACATTTCGCCTGAATGTCCTAGATACGCCACCATATAACGCAGATTTTGACGGAGACGAGATGAACTTACATTGCCCGCAAAATATCCAGACGATGAGCGAATTGATGGATATTGCGGCTGTGCCGTATATGATATTGGCTCCTCGCGATGGTAAGCCGATTATTGAGGTGGTTCAGGATACGCTCGTAGGCTCTTACAGATTAACAAAAGATTATACGAGGATACAGGATAAGACGCTAGCAAATATCCAGATGGTTAATAGTTATTTCAAAGGGAAACTTGACAAACCCGACGATAACTATATGTATTCAGGTAAGGAGGCGTATTCGCAAATATTACCACCAAACCTCTTTATTAACCTGAAGAACAAGAAAGAGGAGCAGTTCATCGTCAATAATAGTGTGCTAGCCGCCAACTCGGGCTCTCTGGATAAAAAAATATTTCACGATATCTCAACAGGGCTAATCCCTGTTATCTACCACGATTACGGACCATTTGAAGTGCGAAAGTTTCTAGACAATACCCAGCGATTGATATGCCGCTGGCTGCTAACCTCGGGCTTCAGCGTCGGTATCAGCGATTTGGTGCCCGACAAGAAGACAGAGGAGACGCTGAAGAACAAGATTAAGGAGATGAAGAACCTAGCGTATGACAAGTTGGACGATATTCGCCGTGGTATCATAGATAACAACAGTATCTTTAGCAACGAAGAATATATTGAGCGGGAAATCATCGCCATCCTTGACAAGACCACAAATAATGTCGGTAAAATCAGTTTAGACCAGATTGACGATACCAATAACAGGATGATTAATATGGTTAAAGCCGGCTCCAAAGGCAAGGAGATTAATGTAGCACAGATGATTGCGTGCGTCGGGCAGCAGAATGTGGATGGTAAGCGTATTACCTATGGTTTCACGGACAGGACGCTGCCTCACTACACAAAATACGATGATGGTCCCGAGGCACGAGGATTTGTGAAGAACAGTTTTATTAGCGGGCTAACGCCGCAAGAGGTATTCTTTCACGCTATGGGTGGACGACAGGGGCTTATTGATACAGCGGTTAAAACCTCTGAAACCGGTTATATTCAGCGGCGACTAGTGAAGGCGATGGAGGATAGCAAGATTAACTATGACAATACTGTGCGGACGGCGACAGGCTCTATCATCCAGTATATATACGGCGAAGACGGGATGGACGGGTGTAAGATAGAGACGCAGTTTATCAACACGATTAACAAGAATAATATAGAGTTGGATAATGAGTATAACCTGAAAAACACAGAACATCTTGATATCCATATGACAGAGGAGGCGTTTAAGACGATTAATACGGATACATACAGGCGATGCGCCGAGCATTATGAGGCGATGCTCGGCGATAAGGAGTTTCTTATTAAGAAGGTGTTTAATAGCGAGAAGAAGTATATTATCAATTATCCTATACCGTTTGACAGGATTATCAATATCGCCCATCAGCGTTTGCTGGCTCTCAATATTAAGAAGATTAAGACGGATTTATACCCTGATTATGTCTTGAATGCGATAGAGAAGATTAAAGCCGATTTGTATGTGAAGGATAGGGTTCAGGGAATGCTGTATTTCAATATATTATTGCGGCTACACTTAAACCCCAAGAAACTCATCGCGCACTTTCATTTCTCCATAGAGACCTTTGATTGGATTGTATCGCAGATATACGAGTATTTCAATCAGGCGCTAGCGCAACCTGGGGATATGGTAGGTATAATTGCGGCACAGACAATCGGTGAGTTGGGAACACAAATGACACTTGATTCGTTTCATGTGTCTGGGACGGCGGCTGCTGTGAAAGCTACCTCAGGTGTCCCGAGATTGAAGGAAATTCTCTCGGCGACCAAGAAGACCAAGACACCGACGCTAATTATCTATATGAAGCACGATGTATCTTGTGTCATCAATCCGCTAAAAGACGAGAATGGCGATTTTAATGACGCCCGTATTGACATAACAAAGAATAATGCGATTAACATTAAGAACTCTATAGAAATCACTAAACTCAGCGACATATTGAAGTATAGCGAGATATACTGGGATACTGCCGAGTATTACGAGACAAACATAGCAGAGGATGTGGGAATTATGAATATCTACAAGGAGTTTGAGAAGATTGACGACAATATCAGCAAGACCCGACCCATATGCCCGTGGGTATTGCGGCTAGTATTTGACAAAGAGAAGATGAATACCTTTGGATTGAAGATGATAGATGTATATACCAAGTTGAAGTCGTCGTATGACAAGTATATTGATTGCGTATATAGCGATGATAACGCGGAGGAGTGTATATTTAGGGTGAAGATTACTGAGGAGGCGCTTAAGGGGATTGATGAGAAAGACCAGATAGCGACGATTAAGGCGATAGAGCACAACATCGTATATCAGGTATTGCTAAAAGGATACAAAGGGATACGCAAAGTATCCTTGAATAAAAAGAATTATACCAGATATAACGACGAGACCAACAAATTTGACACGATATTAGAATGGGTGCTGGATACGGACGGCACAAACCTTATAGATATCCTGTCTAACCCTAACATAGATACTGCTCGCACCATCTCTAATGATATTAGAGAAATCTATGAGACGCTAGGGATTGAAGCGTCCCGCTACGCATTATACAAGGAGTTGCTGGCGGTGGTGTCGGAGGGCTCTATGAATTACAGGCATATGTCGTTGCTGATAGACACGATGACTTACAAGGGACAGTTGATGTCTATTGATAGGCACGGAATTAATCGTGGAGATATTGGACCACTTGCTAAATCGTCATTTGAGGAGAGCACGGATATGCTTATAAATGCTAGCATATTTGCCGAGTATGACAAGGTGAATGGAGTATCTGCTAATGTTATGTTGGGACAGCAGCCGCCTTGCGGGACTGGCGATAGCCGTATCCTGATTGACGAGGAGCATATGATGGAGTTGCTGAAGAATATGGGGGATACGGCTAAGGCGAAGCCTGCTAATGCGGATAAACTGAAGGTTATTCCAGAGGACGAGCAGCCCGAAGAGACATACACGAATGATGATTTACAAATTATCATTAATCAAAAAGAAGTTAAGAAGAGCAAATGCTACAAACTGCCGCAACAGAAGGTGGTTATTAAGTAGGAGCGAAGCAGCGTAAGCGTATGTTAGTATGTAGCGTAAGCGGATGCTAGGAGGTAGAACCGAGTGTATGCTATATATATATTATTATTTTATTATTGTATTTTATTTTTTAATTTACTAAGTAAAATATATTGATGGTCTATCTTACAATACTTGGTCTTACCATTACCCTTAACATAGATGCTTCGCTGGACTTTCTTATTCTTATGTAATAATACGACTTTTTCGCCATTCAATCTGTAGGTGGTTTTCTTGCTACCGCCTTTGGAGCCTGATGTGGATTGTGCGTTGGTTTGTTGTTGTGGTGGTGTGTTGATTTTACCCCAAATACTTTTAATTCCGTGTATTAAACCTTCCTTTGCTTTCACTATCACAGGAGACATTTTATTCATCACACTCTCTCTAAAACTATTACCCTTATTATATACTGTATTTATTGCTTCATCTAATGTAGTATCCTTGTTTTTATTATAAAATTCTTGTAATTTATATGTGAATATTTGACTTGCTTCATTCAAGAATTCTTTTGCTTCATCCCTATTCATACCTTTATTTATTAAATCTGCAATTGCATCTTCTAAAGTAGTTTTTACATCACTAACAGTCATATTTCTGCTCTTTTCAATAATAATCTTTCCATTTTCTTTTATATAATTCCCTGTTATTCCTGTTAAATATATACCTTTATCAAGAGTATTAAATCCTTTTTCAACGTTAGCAGTACATATAGCAAGAGCACGCTGATGATTAACATTTAGTTGGGCTTCTGTTGCTGAAGCATCATTATCATCATTTGATACCGGTTGATTTCCAATATCTTTATATTCCTCAAGGCTTTCTTTATCTTCTTTATTATCACCTACTACGCTATCCCCAGGTGCTCCTCCTTTATGTCCTCTCTTAACATTATTCTTTAGACATTTTAGATAAGACACTTCTAATACTCTTAGTTTATCTAATAAGGCTATTCTTTTAGAACAATCTTTTATTAAAGACATAGACCTTCTATCTTTGCTGTGAATTTTCTTTGCTAAATCAGCATATTTCTTAGTTAAATCTTTAAAAATCTTTTCTTCTTCCATTTATATATACTAGAATATATTATTTCTATATAAGGGATTATTATAGTATATTAAGGGCTTGCTCGCTCCCTCGCTCATAACTTACTAGTCTGCGTGCTACTAGACGAAGAATATGCTCTCGTCTTTTTAGCATTAACCAGCATCGCCTTAATTTCTTCAGGAGCATCTTTTAATTCTGTGTATATAAAGTTATTGTTTTGTGGGTTGCGGATAATATAGTAATTTAGTTGTGTCTTGTCATTATGTCTATACAGTATTATGAGGGGTCTTTCTAATACTTTGCTGCCTCCGCTATTGATGCCTCCACTACCTCCGCCGCTATTGCTACCAGCCTTAAATATAGTCGTTGTTATAGATAAGTCCTTGTCGTCGGCACGCTTGCTAACATCAACTGCTTTTCCATATTCAGCACGGCTATGTATAATTAATATAGAGATATTGAGAACCTTAGACATCATATAAAAGGTTATCTCGTTAGGATGATATATATATGAACCGGATGTTTGCATATGGTTTAATATCTTATTCCTTTCCTCTACGCTGCTGTTATAAAAATAGTTTGCTAAAAACAGTTCAACATTCTTGAATGGCTTTTTAGTATTATTAACTTGGTTCATAGCGTTTATGTAGGAGATGTAAAAATGCGGGTCTTTAAATATATTCTTAATATTAGTAATGTTGTCTCCTCTACCATCTTTATTTTTATTGAACTCATTCTCATAATACTTGAATGTCTTCTGTATAATATCTTCATAGTCATTAACGAGGTTATTGTCTAGCGTCTTTAAGTAATTAAAGAGTTCTATAATATTGCTAGGAGCATAGGCATTCTTCACATATCTTATGTGATACCATATCCTCTTCTTATATTTTAACCATTTAGAATTCAGGGTCTTCAGTTCCCCATCAAACATAGAAGGTATCTTAGCGATTGCCTTAGCGTCGCTCTTGTCGCTACCGCTTTTGCTTCGGCTGCTTCGGCTGCCGTTCTTCTCATTCTTTATATCACCATAATTCACTATAGCACCGCTATTGCCGCTATTGCCGCTATCACCGCTATCACCGCTATCGCCGCTAGCACCGATATCGTTTTCTATTATTCTAGGGTTTGCGTCGTGATAATAAAGGATGCTCTTAGGTATATTCTTGTTTATTAAATATTGAGTGAATAGCAGTTCTGTTCCATCGTTGTTATTTACGAAGTTATCTGACAGACCATTAATATAGTCATATTTAGTATGTAAAAGAGTGCTAGCATACCAATTATTTAAACCATCTTTGGTAAATACTGGTATCTCCTCTAATATTATCTGTATCTTTGCGGTGCTGCGAGGGCTACGCGGGCTCTGTCCTTTGTCAAACAAGCCTACAAGCCATTTAATGAATTCGACACGAGACTTCTTAGAGTATTCGGCAATCTTATTGTTTTTAGTTTCTAGCAAGGCTTCTAATCTATCCTTTACTAGCAATCTTAGTCGCGACCATTCTTTTATATCCCTAGCATTCTTCTTATCGTATTCTTCATACACTCCTTTCTTACCATAAAGTATTACTCGCCCGTCGCTGCCGTCCACAGTTCCCTCTAGAGGCTGCTTATGAACGCTTATGGTTAGCCTAGCGTCATTAAAGGTAATCTCGCCAATATCTACAGTAATATTAAGTGTCTTCTCAGCCTTATTCAGTTTATTTATATTTTCTAAAAATTTGGCGTGTAGGTGGTTAATAGTTTCTATGTTTCTACCATTATAAATATCATCTACAAATACCACATTTTTAATATTGAGTTCTTTCATTAAATAAGGTAGCACTATGGAGCCGTTAGGTTTAAAGTGGATTATAACGCCGTTCTCTAGCATCATCTTGTCAATCGTATAATTGTCATTAATTATTATGGTGTTAAAACGATACGCTTTTATTTCGTCCTTCATATTGTTATCAAGATGCTTTAGATGCTTCAGTATATTAGAAGCTCTTCTATAATTCATTATCTTAGTTATATTTGGGAATTCGTTCAAGGTGTAATGCTTTTTCTCAGCATTATTGATGGTTTTTATTACTAGAGGTTCGTAGAAATAGATATTATCACGGTCTTTCATTATCTCGTATAATTTATTATCCTTGTTTTTCTTGTTATCCTCTTTGCTACCATTAACAACCCACTTTTCTTTCAGTATCATCAATATCTCTACATCCTTCTTCTTCTGTAATCCGTCGTAATACTCTATAATATCATTAGCATATTCAGGGACTACCAAATCAACGCTAGGGATATTACTGTTGGTATTTATAGTAATCTCCCAGACAATCAGCAGTTTCTTATATACCAAAGCGACTAGACTATAAAGATACTGGATGCCTTTGTCTTCGGGATAGTTGTCGGCTGAGAGGTATTCTATAAATGTCTTGTAAGATTTATAGATATATAGAAGGCGCGAGATTTTGTATTCGTCAGCTTCGCTAGCATCTTTATCAGGCACTTCAGGTAGCTCAATATTGAGGTTCTTGGTAATTATATGTTCTTTTAAATCCTCATAAAGCACCTTATTGTCTTCGTATAATACCGGCTCATAATCGCCAAAATCCTTACAGACATTACCGTTATCAAGAGATATATATTTTAAAATATCCATCTTATTCTTAATAGTTTCTATGAATGTTGGCTTAGTATCGCCGACTAAATACGCTATCGTATTTATTATGTTATCATACTCCTTGGATATATCCTCAATATTTATTAGCCCTCTCCTAAATATACACTTCTTCTTACTTATATTATTAGGCGAACTACATTTACTTAGATATTCCTTATAGACATTTGGATACAATATTTTATACAGTTCTTCTGGTATATCTCCATATCTATTATTTTTATCTATAGGGTATTTTTTCATAACATGATTTATGTTGTCATTATCAGGCTTAGGGAGTGCTTTCGGCTGTGTTGGCTGCTTTGGTGATGCTTTCGGTTCTTTCGGTTCTTTAGGTTCTTTATGTTCTTTAGGTTCTTTAGGTTCTTTAGGAGACTTAGCCGCCTTAGCAGGTGCTTTTACTCCCTTAGGTTTATCAGGGTCTTTTATACCACAGCAAGGCATATCATCTTTTTTCTTTAAATATACAAATTGTCCTTTGCTTTTCATTAATATAGGTTTTTCGTCAGCAACCGGACATTTAGCGTTAAGGTCTGCTTCGTCTAGCGGTATATTACTTTTAGGACACCATATACGAGGGCATACATATCTATTATTATTATGAACCAGAGAATTGTTAAACTTATAACCTTGTTTTATTAAATTATCATATTCTTCTATAGATAATGGTAAAGGTTGATGTATTTTCTGACATTTACGGGCTTTATTATTATTACCCCATATATCTTTGTCAGCAATCTTTAGTTTATTTATTAAATAATAGTTATTTTCATCATCTTCGCCTTTTGCTTTCCCTGCTCCGCCGTTCGCTATCGCTCCAGCCTCTAAAGAGTAGCCGTTCGCTATCGCTCCACCACTAGAACCACTAGAAGCGTCAGCATATTTATTTATTATTCCTTTATACACTTCATCGTTGCTGCTGCTGTCGCTACCTTTACTGTCCTTGCTGTCCTTGCTACCCTTTACGCTGCTACTACGAACCACAGGTGCGGTTATAGGTTCAGTAGATTGTCCGTCATTAATTGAACTTTCTATTATATGGGATATCCAATATTCTAAGCATTCAAACTCAAAGAATGACTTTATATTTTTAATATCAAACATAAAACCACCAGCCTCTTTCTTGACTATAATAAGGGCGTCTAGGATTTCAGCGGTATTCACAGTAAGTTTTGTATCGATATTGTCAATATCAAGCGCTCTTTTATCCTCGTAATTAGCAGTCCTCTTGTAATAATAAAACACACCGTCCTTATCCTTCGCTCCTATGAATATAGTAGATATCCCTATCTCCCGACGCAAATTCTCAGCAGTCGCCTTATATACATTATATCTTATGCGGGCATTAATGGATTTCTCCTTAAATACTATGTTGATATTAAGAACTTTATTTATGTATTCGCTCAGTTCGTCTTTGTGCTTTTGTATGTCGGCTAGTCCGGCACCTCGGTCTATCTGGTAATTGAAGGTTAAATGGATGATACCAGTAGAATAGATGGTAATAAAGATGCGTTTTGTATAATATATCTTAATATATTCTTTGTCTTTGTTGGTGGTATCGTTAGCCTCTTTAAATATTCGCGAGAGTTCTTTGCGGTTTTTAAAGGTATGTCTCTTGTATAACTTGTAAAACGCCTTGTTTAGGCTGGTAATATATTGGATAAGTTGTATATTGTGCGAAGCGGACAACTTGTCAAATAAGATGACGAGCGAGGGCATATCAGGGATTTTGGCGGCGAATACCACTTTAGAATATTCTTCAGCGACCTTCTTGGTATTCGCAACTTTCACTCTGTATATCTCACCTACCTTGTGGTCGCTAGCAGCCCTATAATTATTACACTTAAACCTTAAATTGTCATAGTAGTATTTAATATCCTCATTAAAATCGCTTTTTAAAACAATATTAATAACATCAGTTGTCTCAAACAATTCTTTAGACTTCTCGTAACCCTTATGTATAGCAGAGTTTATGTCGTCTGCCTTCCTGTCCGTAGATTTAAAAGGGTTAATGTCATAACCCTTCCATTTAATGGAGGTGCCGTTGCCGCCTATGTCAAACAAGAACGGCTCCTTATTAACCCAAGCGTAATAAGGGGTTTTATCGGCGGCGCTAGCAGCACCGGCAGCACCGGCAGCACCAGCACCGGCATTATTTATGTAATACGCTATCTTATTCATAGCGTCTTCTTTGCTACTGTCTTGATATATGGGCTCTTTAATCACTATGATAGATGTGCTATAGGCAGCGTTAGCAGCGTTAGCAGCGGGGTCAAAGACATATTTAATAGGCTGCTTGCTATTAACCCATTTATACACATAAACAGGTTTAACTATATTCATTAATATTTTATGTATCTAATAAAATATGAAGAAAATCATATTTTTTTATTGAAATCTTATTATAGAAGACTTATAAATTTTATAATAATGAATATAGAAGATGTTATAGATAAACTAGAATTTATTTTACATAAAAAATCAATAAAAACTTTAGAAAAATACACACAGCAGGTCGCAGCAGCTACTACTACACCCCCAGCTACAACAACACCAGCAGCTACTACAACAACACCAGCAGCTACTACAACGACACCAGCAGCTACAACACCCCCTGCTGCTACTACAACGACACCAGCAGCTACTACAACAACACCTGCTAAAGAAGAAACTAAGAAACCTAGCGAAGAAGCAATAAAATTTGAGAATAATCTAATGGATACTTTAAAATGGGTATTTATAGGGATTGCTATCTTTGTGGTAATAATAGTAATACTAGGTATCGTATATTGGTTTATATTTGGAAGTTCCAGCACTACTACTACAGAGAACACCGATGGTATCAACGGAGAGAATGGCGAAGCCGTGAATGCCGATGGTATGAATGAAGTAAACGGCGATGCCGTGAATGGGGACGCCGTGAATGGCGATACTCCTTATAATTATAATGATGATATTCAAGAACCCTACATAGAAACTAGTCCTGTTAATGATGCTAGCACATCATCTATGTTATCTTCATTTATTCCTTATTCATCTTCATTTAGTAGAAATGATAGCCCTGAAGCGCCAGCGGCACCAATAGCCTTACCTGAGCCAGCAATAGAAGCGCCCGCATCGCCAATAGCCGTCCCTGAGATACCAGCGGCACCTGAAATACCAGTAGCACCTGAGATACCAGTAGCACCTGAGATACCAGTAGCACCTGAGATACCAGTAGCACCTGAAGTATCGGTATCATCATCGGTGTCGCCAGCACTAGCAGTCTCACCAGCAGCACCAGCGCTAACGCCTGTAATTCAAAATAATAGTATTGAAGTCAAAAAATAAATGTAATGAATACCTACATCGTCTTCATATAGTAGCCGATGTATAGACCAATAATAATACCCAATAGAATAAACATAACAAACATAAAGGTAGATGACAATAGATAATATAGAATATATAGAATAACAATTAGTATTGCGAAGTTATTATATCCTATATATTCAACGAGCCAAAACAAATCAGGGATACCTAGCATCATATCTATAAGTAATAAATTTTATTATAATGTTTCTATATACATCTAGATTACTAGAGATTTAATGTGTCCTACGCGGATATCGGTATTCACCATAATCTGGTAGCCTGCTTGTGTAATTTTCTTACAAAAACTAACATCCTCGCTACAAATATCACGAATTACCGTGCCGTCATCAGCCTGAATAGTTACTATTTCACTATCAAAATAGGGATATTTAATATTGTCAAAGACCTCTTTGCGAATAGCCATAAAACCCATACCGCTATAAACGACCGAGAAGTATTTAAATTCTGTCTCTTTTTTCCATACCTCAATATCTTCGGGCTTAATAAATTTAAAGGTGCCGTTCTCCTTAAAATAGGAGGTGTCCCAGTCTTTAACAAAGGCATAATTTGTCAAATCAGCCATCCTATACATTCCGGCGACTACTGGGTGTTCTTCTGTCGCCTCTATTAATTTTTCTACTTGTTCGTAAGTGAAAACGATATCGCTGTCAATAGTAATCCATACATCAAAAGGCTGTCCGTTAAATGGCTTTTGGTCTTGTCCCCTAAGCACATCAAGACCTAGAGTTGTCATCCTTACAAAAGGAACAAATGAGCCAGTCGCTGGAGAAATCATAATGTCGTATTTTCTGGTTTCCCACAGTTTGCTAATAGTCGCAGTCCAAGAAATTAAAAACTTTGAACTAAAATTATCCCCAGGTAGCGCAAAGACAATCTTCTTAACATTTGGGGTAGGTTGAGGTAGCTGCGGTAGCTGCGGTAGCGGCGGTAGCGGCGGTAGCGTAGCAGGGACATCAGCTACCGCCTCTACTTCAACAGCCGCAGCAGCCGCAGCTACCGCAGCTACCGTCTCTACATCAGTCGAAGCTACAACTACATCAGCAGCCGCATCTACATCAGTCGAAGCTACAACTACATCAGCAGCCGCATCAGCCGCATCAGCTACCACAGCAGCCGCATCAGCCGCATCAACTACCACAGCAGCCGCATCAGCCGCATCAGCTACCGCAACAGCCACATCAGCTACCACAACAGCCGCATCAACTACCGCATTATCGTCGTTCATCGTATTCTTTTTTATTATACTTAGTATAATATTAATATTCTTATATATTTTTAGGCGTTGTTAAATTAAGAGAAATATAAAAATTGATATAAAATATATATATTATAAATAATAATAGCGTATAATGTCTTCAGCCGAAAATAATACTTTAACATATGATATTGAACTAGACGGTAATTCTATGAGATGCGGGCAACCCAGTAAAATCAAGAAAATACTTAAGCCTCATCAGTTAGCCTGTCTATACAAAGCAATTTATATGGAAAATATCGGCACCATAACCTACAAAAACCGAGATGTTAGCCTAAGGAATAACAATCCACGCACTATCAAAATATCAACAAATATTGGTATTATCGGGGATATTGTCGGGTATGGTAAGACGCTAACGGCGCTGTCTATTATCGCACATAATTCGCTAGACAAAATCCACATTAACAGCACAAAAGTTCATAGTTTTCATAGCAATAAAGCATACAACTATTTCACCGCCGAAACCGATAATTTAAGCCTACCTAATCAAGATAATATGATTAACTCAACGCTCATTATAGTTCCACGCGGACCCGTTTATGTGCAATGGGAGAAAACCTTAAAGGATGCTACCGACCTCAAGTATATTGCTATAGAGGACTTAAACTTTATTAAAAAGAATTTGCCGCCATTCACTAATAATGAGCGGGATATTATCGACTACTTTAATCAATTTGATGTCGTCCTCATTAAGAATACGACGCTAGACCGATTGCTGGATTATTACAATTACCCTGCTGCTATAAAGCATTTCATATATAAATGGAAGCGAATTATGATAGACGAGTGTCATGACATCATCAACAAAATTGAAATATTTGACTACCTATTCATCTGGTTGATTAGCGGCACCTATTTCAATATGTGTAATAGGATATCTTCGCCGTCGTATTCGCAATACTACAATATCAAGGATATACTGAGAGAGGATTACATCAATTATATCTTGGTTAAATGCGATAAGGACTTTGTAAAGGAAAGTTTCAAGATACCGCCTATTATCGAGTATTATCACCTCTGTAAAATGTCTAAGTATCTAAAAATTATCAAGAAATACATCAACAGTTCTATATTAGACAAAATCAACGCCAACGATATCTCAGGGGCTATTAAAGACTTAGGAGGCAAGAATGAGACCGAAGAAGGCATCGCAACCCTCATTTGCGCCGATATGAATAAGAACCTCTCTAATAAGCAAAAGGAGCGTGAGTATATCTCAGGGCTAGACATATTAGAAGAGAACAAGGCGAACCGCCTAAAAACTATTGACAACGAAATCACGATTATTGAAGGGAAGATTAAAGACTTGACTGAGCGGATTACAGAAATCAACAGCAAAATCTGCTCTATTTGCTTAGATAATGTGTCGCAGCCTATCATATTAGAATGTACGCATATATTTTGCGGCAGCTGTCTATTCAAGTTTCTCAACAGCCCGCACAGCAATTCGCACAGCAATTCGCACAGCAATTCGCACGCTTCGCATAACGCCATTAATAAGAGATGCCCTGATTGTCGGGCAGAAATCAGGAGCACCGAGAACTTAACAGCAATTGTTAGCATCAAGAATGAAATTACGAACGAGATTGCCCCGCCTGTTTGCGAAGGTATGAGTAAGATTGGTAAAGGTATTCTTAACAAAGAGGATACTTTGCTAGAAATCATTAAAAATAAACCCGACGGCAAGTTCATCGTGTTTAGCAGAGTGGATGTATTCACAAATATTATTAAACTGCTAGTGTCTAATGGTATCACCTTTGCCGAATTAAAAGGGAATACCTCGCATATGATGAATGTATTAAAGGACTTTAAAAACGGCGTTATTAATGTCATCTTGTTAACCACGCAATACGCCGGATATGGTATTGATATTAATTATGCGACGGATGTTATCATATTTCACTCTATGGCTGTAGATAAGCAGCAGGCAATAGGCAGAGCGCAGCGAGTAGGACGAACAAATAACCTAGTAGTCCATAACCTGTGCTTTGAACACGAGTTAGAAGACAATATCCAATCACCGGCTATCTAGTACTAGTATCTAGTAGCATTAGCAATACCAATACAATCGCAAATACAAATAACATATCTATATATACCTATCTCTTTTTTTATATCAACATCTAAAAAATGATAATAGAAGGTTATCTTGGTAATTATATAAATAATTACGCATATATTTAACTACGCAATTTAGATAAAAAGGCAATTATGGTAGATGATAGAAATGCGCAGCGCGGTGCTACTGTATCTAAAAGAATGAATAAGACAGCACGCACGCCTCGCTCCTCACGGACAGGCTACTACGCGTCCAATTATTTTGAGTGTATAGATAGCGTGTGCGCCCGTATCTCCAGCGAAAAACAAAAGTATTACCTAAATATCGCCGCAAAAATCGCCATCAAGTCGCCTATGTTTAACCACAAGCACGGAGCAATAATAGTATATAAGGACAGGATAATAGGCACAGGATATAATTATTATATGGCGGATTTCAGTATTCACGCAGAAGTAGCGGCAATCGCCAGTATTCACAAGAAACAAAGGCATATACTTAGCGAATGCGATATATATGTGGTTAGGATTGGTCCAGACCGCTTTAACAATCCTTTAAAATACTCTCGTCCTTGTACTAACTGTAGTAATACAATTATTAAAAATAATATTAAAAACGCCTTCTATTCTACCAACTACGAGTATGACACCATTAGAGAATGCGAGGATACCCATAAGTGTAAGCGACCTGTAAAATGTATATTACAATAAGCCCCACTAGATAGTTAGACGAACCATCGCTAAATCGTTAGACGAACATCGCTAAATCGTTAGACGAACATCGCTAAATCGTTAGACGAACCATCGCTAAATCGTTAGACGAACCATCGCTAAATCGTTAGCGATACCTTAGGGATTATTCTCTTAATGTTCTTCTTCACTACTGTCTGTCTATCTTCTTCAAAAATCCGCTTCAACAATTCTTCGCCGGACAACTCTTTATATTGAATGATTTTTGTTTTTATGTCGTTCATCTTGATAGGGACGATACATTCCTTAACATTTGTTTTAATACGCCCGTGTGCCGTGTTTAGGTCGTTGTATTTAAAGTTAAACATAAACTCCTCAATCTTGTTATTGAGGACACGCTGATAATTCTTACGCTCTTTCATCGCAATCATTAATTTCCTTATTTGGTCGTCGTATTTAAACCAGTCATTCACTAGGTTCTTAAATGTCTCTAGTTCTTCTTCAGTAGGCTCGGTCTTCCCTTGATTTATGATGCTATCTACAATATTATCGGCAGCAGCAGCGGCGACAGCGGCGACAGCGGCGTCGTTATTCATTATTATTCGTATATATTTATATATATCTTGTAATATTTATATATATTTCATATTTTTGCTCTAACCTTTAACAAACTTCTCAAGTTTCTTATAAACCCTTTCATCGTCATATTCGCCTTCTTTTTTACCTTCGTTATACTTAATAATTGTAGGAAACCCATTAACACCCTTCTTATATTTCACAGGCAGATGTTTGAGATGCGTCGCCTCCACATTTAATATGTCGCAGCCTCTAGCATTCTTATATTTCTTACATATTTTATCCCAAGTAGGTCTAAGCGCCGTGCAGTGTCCGCACATATCCCAATAATAAAATATGGTTATATTTGGTGATGTCTTTAGCACATCCCCAACCTGCTTTTTGTTTTCAGCACTTAGAATATACAACATAACAGTTCTCTTATATATTAAAATATATTTATAATTTATAAGTAAGTAAAGAAGGATAATGAAAGAATATGCCGTGTTAGATTATGATAGCAATTATAACCCGAAGGTGCTGAGTGCGAATATATCGTGTAAGAGTATGTCGTCGCTATCTAGTGCCTATACTCTACAGCAAAACAACCTATTTGCTGACAGAATAAATATGGATATCTTCAATTATCATAATAATTACAATAAGGATATATACGCACTTAAGGGAGACGAATACGAATTATTGAGCGGGTTCTCTATAAACAAAAAGAGTTGTCTATTTAAACGCCCTGAATACAACGACGGGGCTTGGATACAACAATACCAGCCGATACTCCCCGTCCTACAGCAGACCCTAGAAAATAATAAAGACAAATACAAACTTTTTGACTACCAGACTAAAAATAAGACGATGGTCGTCCGTAGGTAGGGGCTGTCCCAAAGGGCTGTCCGCAAAAAATTGATTTTGGATACCTTAATATAATTTAATATATCCTTAAGTATGTGGTATATACAATTGATAGACGCGCCGCATATGCATGCTTCGTATTACGACTTTATGGGATACCAGATGCTCGAGAGGCATATAGAGACAATTTATGATACCTTTCCACGGCATTCTTGCGAAGATTACAAAGGATTAAATAAGGATATTGAAGAACATATACTAGAATATATAAACGGGTTGGCTAATAAAACTATTGAATTGTATGTGTATAACTATGGGATAGATAATGCTATAGTATTACTAAACCGGTTTAATAATAATTCGAGAACTAGCAAATATACCAACACAACTTCTAAAACCTTGCTATTTGCTATATTTTACAACAGGTTTGTTATTGAATATATACCCAATATCCTAGATTACAGAAACTATAAATATCCTTTGTTAAGCATTATAAAGATACAAAGAGTATGGCGTAAAATGCTAGCATATAGAAAGAGTATAAAAAGGGAAACAGTTGAGAATGATTTTGTCTATCTTATTGAAAAGATAAACAAAGAGATTACTGGAGAACCTGCTAAGAAGGTTCTGGTATATCTGGTAAATAAATTTAGGAGACGGCTGAGTAAGACATTATGAGACATTATGAAGCCGTAATATACACAGCATACCATCTATCAAAATAGTCGCATATGCATTTTAATACGAAGATACCTATTATTATCTTAAACATATTTATTATTATAACATATTTATAATATTCAATTTTTAGTTATCCCTCATAACCTTAAGTTTCTAGAACCTATTTTTATGTATATATAGCATATTGTCGCCAAACCATTTCATATCCATATTATTTTTTCTTAGCAAACTTACGAACTTCAAGTTGCCGTAATAGGGCTCTTTATTACCCTTGTGGAATACTCGTGGAGCCATCTTGTCATATAATTCGTATTCGCATTTAACAAAGCAAATGATATTGTATGGCTTTAATCTATAAAACCGCATATTGAATTTTTGCTGTTCTGCTAGCAATCCCTTAAATTGCGGGCTATCTCTATCTATCACCTTCTCATTAATAAGAACCTTCTTTAATTCTACAATAAATTCTTTGTGTTTTGCTAGAGTTCTAGGTAATGGCGTGGGGCTTTCTCTATCCATTACAAATTTAGCGGGAACTTGGTAATTAGAAGAAGACCAGAAAGGATTTTCGTAAGGGTCTTTAGCGGCTTTAGCGGCTCTTGCGGCTTTTGGCGATGATGGCGATAACGGTAGTGTGATGGTTTTAACGGCTCTTGATGGAGCCTTTGCGGCTTTTGCTGCTTTAGCTGCTCTTGCTGCTTTAGCGGTAGCGGCTACTGGGACTACTTTAGGGGTCGCTGGTGCCTTTGCTGTGGCTCTTGTGGTTGCCGGTTTTGCGGCTTTAGGTGATGACGGGGACAACGCTCTGGCTGCCGCTGCCGCCGCTCTAGTAATTCTTCTAGGCGAAGGAGACCTAGGCGACTTCTTGCGAGCCGCTGAATTTAACATACTTACTTCTATTATAACATCTATAAAAAAGATTAAAAATTGATTTAATATATATGTATATAAGGCATAGGCTCACTAAGTAATGTCCCAGATATATCTAGGGGCTCATATCAATCGTGAGAAAACCATCCTAAAGACTATGGAAACAATCACAAAGAATGGTGGAAATTGTCTACAACTGTTTGTTTCTAATCCTCGCAGCACCGCCCTTGTATCGCTAGATAATTACCTCAGTATTGCCGATGATATAAGGGAATATTCGGCAAAACACAACTTTCGCACAGTAATACACGCCTCATACACAATAAATCTGGCGCGTGATTTTAAGAACGGAAAGCGCGCTGTTTCTATTGAAGATTGCGCGTGGATACAATTGCTATTACACGAATTGTATATTTCACATCTTCTTAGGTCTTCTGGTGTTGTAGTGCATGTCGGGAAACACACGACACAGACACCAGAATATGGTTTAGAAAATATGAGAATAGCACTAGAATATATTATAGCCGAATTACAGAAAAATAAAATAACTGCTAAGATACTTCTAGAAACACCAGCAGGACAAGGAACAGAACTTTTAACCGATTTAACAGAATTTCTAGAATTCTTTAATCAGTTCTCGGCAGAACAAAAACAACATCTAGGTATATGCCTAGATACGGCACATATCTGGGGGGCTGGTTATGAATTGAGCGAAGCCCTAACTATGATTACCCACAAAAATGCCGGCGATTTAGTTGCTATACACCTCAATAATAGCAAAGTAGCTAAAGGTAGCCGTGTAGATAGACACGCGACCCTGTTTGATGCCGTCGGCAAAATCCCCCACAATTCTATTAAAGAATTCTTAGAACTGTTAGCGACGAAGCCTACGAAGCCTACGAAGCCTACGAAGCCCAAGACACAAATGCCTATCATAATCCTTGAGACACCATCAGCAAATTATAGTGAAGAATTTATGGTCGTCGCGGCTGTCGCGGCTGTCGCGGCTGTCGCCTCTACGGCTGCTAGCCTATCTTAAGCCAACTTTCAGGGAACAAGTCGTCCTTTATCGTCCCCTTGTAGTTATGCCCGAACCATTCATTTGGGTAGCAGACAACTGGATTTTGCGAAGAAGACAAGTAGGCACCGAACCACGAAAAGGTGCTGTTGCCTATAATGTAATGCTTAGAAGATGTCATAATTAGCAATTGTTCCCAATCAGGGATATTATCTGCTACCTTTTTATATTTTAAATCCTTACCATATAATTTCTTGAGAGCGTCATTTATCTCCAAGTTATATTTATTAACAATTTCTCGGTCATTTGCTTCGCAGAAATAGAGGATTTCGTAATCATATATATTAACGCCTGCTCCAACCAAGGCTTTAAAAGCATCTATGTAATACTGAGGCGGTTGCACAGGATGCCACGCTAGCAAATTAACATAGTCCCCTATACGATAATGGATGGTAATAGTTTTGTGTGTGGTGTATTCAGGATACTTTGTTAAAGTCCTGTTGATATGGTCGTCAATACCTATAATTCTCCTAATCTTGTTAATATTACGCTCAAAATATTTAGGACTTTGAAAATAACCTTCTAATAGTATGTCCTTGTCGTAAACTGGTATTTCTTTGTAATGAAAATAGGGAGCCTCATATTTGTCGGCAATCTCCATCTTGCCTGATGTTTTATGGCTGATATTACTAAACAAGGTGTCCCAGTAATATTTACGATACCCTATATCGCCAGTCGTATATAATATGTAATTCTGGCTATTATCTATGTAATACGAGATTACAGCAAAAATCTTAAACAATTGATTACCAATCCCGCCATTCACCACAATACCCGTATAATTCATTATTTCTATTAGTATTGTATGTGAAGTTATATTTATATATGTATATATGTATAAGATATGTTCTGTAATACTAAAAAATGATTGGTAAAAGTTTATTTATTTATATTAAGAAAGAAACGATGATGACCCGTAGCCAAATGAAAATTGTCGCTGCTGGACCCATAACTCTTGCTGTTCTTACTGGACCCGCTGTTCTTACCGCCCTTAATACACCCGCACTTATTGTACCAACAGAACCGGCTATTCTCTCTGTCGCTGCTCCTGCTCCTCCAGTATTCTATCCTAGTATGTTTGACAGATGGGCGATACCATTCTAAGTTATATTTCGGTGTATATATATGTGTCATATATGGTATCTATTTTTATATTTTTATTTTTGTAGGAACCGATATAGGTATGGGTATAATTTGTCCTATTTTACAAAGGTTATAATAAAAATTGATTGGTTAGATTAAAAACTATATTACAGCCAACCACAGAAGCAAGGATAAACAACACCCATCCTAGTTCTAGAAGTTCTAACAAGCCTACCTAACAAGCCAATCCAACTTTAAAAAACTTAAAGTTCTACAAGATGTCCGCCGCTGTCGCTGCTACCGCTGCTAATGTTAGCCTTCTTATCAAGGAAGCGATGGCTAGTATGCCTGATAGTCTCAATACCAAGAAAGAGATTGACGAGTATTACAAGAAGGCGATGAAAGATATTAATGATAAGGTGAAAGAAGAGAAGAAAGCCGATAAGGCGACTGCTAAGGCAGAGCCTAAGAAGCCTAAAGAACCAAAGGAGCGTGTCAAGAAGGCAGCAAAGCCTGCTGAGGTTGATGAGGACGGAAACGAGATTGTCAAGGTGAAGAAGCCTCTTAATAAATACCAGCTGTTTATCCAACAGCAGCGTCCTAAGGTGAAAGAAGATTACCCTGAATTGTCTGGTGAAGAAATCTTCACAAAAATTGCTGAACTCTGGAAAGAGCACAAGGAAAGCGAAGCCAAGAGCGATAGCGACGATACTGCTGAGGTTGTCGTCAAGGAAAAGAAGGAGAAGGCACCTAAGGAGCCTAAAGCACCGAAGGAGCCAAAAGAGCCAAAAGCACCAAAGAAAACAAAGGCAGCGGCTGCGGATGCTGCGGCAGATAGTTCATAAATACTAGGATATGATAGCGAATGCTATGTAATATAGGATATATATATATGTGTGTTATATATTTTTATATTTTGAATTTGATATACAAGATGATACTATATGATACAATAATATATTTTTGTCATTAAAAATATCAAAAAAACACTCTAAAAATATAAAAATTGATGATGTCTTTTGTTTTGTATAAAGTTTTAAAGAAACACAAGATGACTACTATCTCTATGAAAATCAAGGAAGCTATGGCTAATATGCCTGATACTTATAATACCAAAAAGGAGATTGATGACTATTACAAGGAGGCTATGAAAAAGGCTGCTGAAAATAGCAAGACTAAGAAAGGTGCTAAGCCTAGTGATGATACTGATAAACCTAAGAAGGAACTTAATGGATATCAACTGTTTATGAAAGAACACATTAAAACCGTTAAGGAAGAAAACCCGTCTTTAACAGGACCCGAAGTATTCTCTAAGATTGCTGAGTTATGGAAGAAGAAGAAAGAAGAAGCGGGAGCAGCGGTAGCAGATGTTCCTACGGTAGTTGCTGCTGCTGTTCCTACTGTAGTTGAAGTAGTTGTTAAAGAAGAAGACGCTAAAGCTGACGCTAAGGCTGACGCTAAGGCTGACGCTAAGGCTGACGCTGACGATGAAACTGTTGCTAAAACAGAAGTGAAGAAGAAGAAAGCGAAGTAAGCGAAGCGGCGGCGAGCATAGCCGATGTGCTAATATGATGTCTTAGTATATATGCGTGTATGTATCTGTATATTTTTATATTTCTAAATGCGTATCCTCTTTTATACATCGCCTATTCTATATAGGTGTTATGCTTATATCCTTTTCTAGGGTATATGTTTTTTATTTTTATATATAATATACTATATATTATAGAACAGGGGTATAAATAATATGAAGGGACGCCCGCAAACAGCAACAGAAACAGCAAGAGCAAGAGCAATAGCAACAGAAACAGCAAGAGCAACAGCAAGAGCAAGAGCAACAGCAAGAGCAGAAAGACTAGCAAAAGAAAAAGACCAACTGCTACATCCAATAACAAAAACAAATAGAATATATAATAATCTTATTAACAACATAAATGATACAAACGGGGCATCATCCGCAAAAAAACGTCCAACTACAGCACCCCTACCTACAACAGTACGCCCATTTACAGCAATAGAACGCCAACATTTACCACAACATCAAGAACCTCAGCTACCGCAAGACGAAAATCTAGGCTTTTATAATTTTACAAATGATACTACAGTATATTGTTTTTCGGATATTGAAAGTAATATGCCTCCAGAAATTAAAGACCTGATGTTTGATACAAATGACAAAAAAACAGATATAGAATATGCTCCAATAAAACTAGTAAATAAGGCTATTGTTTTTACAGGAGACCTAATAGACCGTGGAGCATATACTGTTAGAAATCTACTAAATATGCTGAATTTAAAAGAAACTAATAATGATAATGTTATACTTATTTGCGGTAATAGAGATATCAATAAAATAAGGATGTATCACGAGTGTTATATTGAAGAAATAGATGAGAAGATTTTGAAGAAAGGTAGTGAATTAAAAACGATTGAAAGTATTATAGAATTGTTAGACACAGAGATAGGAAACAAGGATATATTTGAGAATAGTGGTTGTGAAATATCAGCCTCTATAAATATAAAAGGTATAGTTAATCCTCTAGAACACCCTCTTATAATTCGTAAAAAATATGATAAAAATTTTAGAAAATCCTATCACGATGATATAAGTAGAATTACGGATATCTATACAAAAACTTTAGGGTCTAATAACCAGATTAAATTTTTTAATGACGAGTTTAATGCGTTATTTGGGAATGATTTATTTGGATTTACTAATGAAGATTTACACGAGAAAGATAGAGAACAATTTAAAGAGGGTATTGAGAATGACACTAGATATATATTATTACTTAAGTTTATCGCTATGATGAATATGGTGATGGGTAAAAATAGGATACCTGATGAATATAATAGCCTACCAGAATGCTTGAAACCATATAACGGGCTGTATATTAAATATCTAGAAAAATGTCATATTATCTCCAAATTCACAATAGGCGGGATTGAAGATAATATATATATTGCTTCGCATTCTGGAATACCCTATAAGGAAGCAACAGCAGCAACAGCAGCAACAGCAGCAACAGCAGCAACAGCAGCAACAGCAGCAACAGCAGCGGTAGCGGGCTTCTTTTATATACCTGATGATGTCGGTATAGAGCCCACAGTCCAACCTAATGGAAGCAAGTATATAGAAAATATTGAGAATATAAATAATAATTTTAATAATTTTATAAAGAGAATTTTAAAGAATGAAGTTAAATACGCAGATGATGATTTTAAAAAGTATGTTGCTATGGGAGCCAGTTGCGAAAATACTGCTATTACCGGACTAACATCTGTTGCGTCCCCTATTGTTTCTTCAAAAATTATAGGAAAAATTCGTGATGAAAGCCTAAACAGTCTAAGTAGCCTAAATATAGTCGGTGCTAAAAAAATATACAATATATTCGGTCATCAACCTAGCGGATTTACGCCGCAAATTAATAGAGTAATAGATAGAAGTTCGGGGCTAACATCATATCATATAGATTTAGATGTTTCTAAAGCCGAGGATGGCTTTGGTATATCTAATAAAAACTCTTTTGTTTATCTTACGCTCAATAATACTGAAAATAGGTTAGTAGGAAAGATTGATTCAACGGCTAAAAATTATAATCTAGAAGTCCTAGAAAAAGAATATTTAAAAAAAATTAAAAAGACAATAAATACAGAGAGGGTTAATTTTGATTATAATATACCATTAGACGACTATTGTATTAATAAGGTTATTGAAAAAATATCATATAGTGATGATAAAGATATACCCGACTATAATGAGTTATCCGTCCATATGTTTTTAGTTAATGACAACTATTATGGGATGTTTGGCTACGATTTAGTTAAATTACCAAGAATACTTTATGACCCTGAAGGCAGCCTCAAGAAACAAGAAGGAGCGGGCAGAGCAATAAAGAAGACATACACGAAGTCGGCTAAACGGTTTATGAACGGCAAAAAGCAGATGGTGATATATCTAGGCAAGCGTGGTGGCGAATATCTCAAGGTGAAAGGCGAATATATGAGCCTCGTAAAGTATATAAAGATAGCGAATAAAAAGAAGCCTACAAAGAAATAATAAGGTTAGGTTCTCCTAATTACCCAAATCACGCTAAACTCCGCTAGAACTCCGCTAGAACTCCGCTAGAACTCCGCTAGAACTCCGCTAGAACTCCGCTAGAACTCCGCTAGAACTCCGCTAGAACTCCGCTAGAACTCCGCTAGAACTCCGCTAACATCTTATAGTATTGCGAGGGATACAGCGTAGAGGACATAAGGTATGGTAATAGAAGTATCCTAGTATTATTCTTAAATTACTTTACTTAATTTTTATATTTTCTAACTTCTCCTAATTATACCTTATGACACCATAAATGATAATAGGAGCATTAGCAATACTAGGAGTTCTATAGTAATTCTAGGCATAGTTTAGCGTGATTTGGGTAATAGGGATACTCTAAGTATTATTCTTAACATCTCTAACTTATTATAATAACAAAAATTGATTATGTCTTCTACATCTATATAAAGTAGATACCTATCATATACAAAGTATGACTGACACATCCGCTACCGCTACCGCAGCAGCATCCGCAGCAGCATCCGCAGCACTATTCAAATACACCTTTGAAGACCCCGTCTCATATTTCACGCCAGTATATGAGAAGTCAGGACATATCTATAAAAACGCTGAGGACAAGCCAGCAACATTTATGGGCTCCCTTAACGCCGGAGACGAACAACTGTATATTGGCGGCGGAGCCATAAACAAGGCATTTAATATCGCAATTAGAACCGACAATTACGACACGACATTATATGACTTATCTACACAGATGCATCTATCCTGCTATATGGATTGCTATAATGTTAAGGAGGAGGAAGACTTAGTCCCTGATAGATACTCTAGAACCAAATATTTAAATAAAATAAATACTGCGTATTTCAATAATAAAAAGGAGGGCACACTACATCACTTTAACGCCTTTAAGGAGGGCGGCAAATTCGCCGATAATCCATACATCGCCGATATGTATCTGTATGTTAGCGAGAGCCGTCTTACAGACTTTCAATCTAACGGCTTGTATCCTGCCGACATTTTCATAGATATTCTTAAAAAGGCACCTTATAATAATGAGGCAAATAAGGCGATGCTATACTGCGTAGGACCGAAAGGGTTAGCCGGCAGCACCGCTGATAACTTTAAAGACGCTGTGTATATAGTCGGCAAGAATATAGCTAACGCAATCTATCTTTACAATATTAACAATAACACTCCAGATACCGAGAAGATAGACTATGTCCGCATTTGCCTAATATCTGGAGGCGGCTTTAAGCACGAAGGTGTCAGCCATATTGAGGTTGCTGAGAGCCTTATTAAAGGAATTCACGAAGTAAATGTAATGAATTCTAAAAAACAGATTACAAATGTCGTATATAACTTCGCCTATGATAATGACGCTTTTAAACAAGCCTACAATAACTTAGGACTTAAGGACTAGGACTTAAGGACTAGGGCTCTAAGGACTAGGACTTAAGGACTAGGGAGGATATATCTAAGATATGCTTCGCATATACGCATCGCATACACAGTAGATATTACACAAATTATATATTATTTTTATAATCTTATAGACATATATCCTAGATACTCTTTATAACTTCTAAATATGTAGCAAAACCGTCAGCAATATTAACCTGATTGTTATAACTAGATAAACGGACATCAAAGTGTATCCAGTTTTTTCTATATTTCACAGGGATAAAGTTCATTAAGAATAGCGAAGCCATCATCCCATCGCTATTAACGCATTTATATCCCGAGTTTTTAACATCAGCAATATTAGATTTTATATAATACATATACTCAACCCACGGAGGCAGCCTTATACTTTTCTCAGCATATTCTTTGTTATACATTTCAATATCCTTAGACAACTTATCATTTAGCGTAAAATAGGTGAAACTGGTATGACAGTGTATCCGCTCAGACCACCCTGTTAAAGTCGCATAGTCAAATATATAATCCGGCTCGTAAGTCTTACAAGCATACGCCAGAGCATCCGCCAGTATCAATCGCCCCTCCGCATCGGTATTCACAATCTCCACACTAGTCCCATTATAGGATTTAATAACATCATTAGGTTTCACCGAACTGCTTGACACTATATTCTCTACCAAAGGACATAGACAAACTATCCGGTGCTCGCTCTTGCTATCCACAAGATACTTAAACAACCCTAAAGATAACGCTGCACCTTCTTTATCCATATACATTTTTTCCATAGTTTTATCTCTTTTCATAGAATACCCTCCAGTATCTATGGTGACACCTTTGCCTACTAGGCATATTGTTTTTATCGCCTTAGCCTTAGCCTTAGCATTATTATGAATATTAGCCGGCTTGTATTCAAGCACCAAGAAATGCGGCTTATTACTAGAAGACCCACCAACCGCATCAATAAGCCGCAAGCCCATCCGCTTAATATCTGCGTGCCTATAGTTGTTTATTTTAACAGTCGGCGTCTTGCTAAAAAGCCCACAAGCATAGGCTGCTAGTCTTTCTGGTATGAATATATTAGAAGGTTCGTTTATTATATTACGAGATAAATTAGAATAGTTAAGAACATCAAACAGACTGTCGATATCCGCTTTGCTTAATTGCGGGGCATAAAATGAGATGCCTATCCGCCCTTTGTCATCCGTCTTATATTTAGAGAATACATACAGTCCCTGAATAATCCTATAAATAAATCCCTTAACATACACCTTGTTTAATCTCTGTAAGTTAAAGAGAACCTCCTTTTTATTATTTAAGAACTCCTTAATTGTTATTGAATTTAATAATATATCTAGTGGGTTATTTATTATTATGTCGGCATTCTTAGCCTTCGCTTTCGCTACTTTTGCGGTCGTTGCCGCTGCTACCGCTCCCGCTACTGTAATAGTATAGCAATTGCTATACTCAGCTTTTTTATCAATATTATTTATAATATTTATATTATTTATAATATTGATACTCATCCTAATATATATATATATTATATGCTACTATACAGACTTGACAATACAAGACGGTTGTCTTTCAAGACGGTTGTCTTTTAATTCATAGACCTTGTCGGCAATTTCTAAAGCCGACTTACGATGTGCTATGATTATCACGGTGCTATTCTGTTTATTATAGCATTCCTTTATTGTCTGCTGAACCAGTTCTTCGCAATACGGGTCAAGCGCCGAAGTCGCCTCGTCAAATATCAGGATTTGCGGTTTTCTAATTAATGCTCTAGCAATTGCTATGCGCTGTTTTTGTCCTCCCGACAACGAACTAAGTTCAGTTCCTTCAAGCCTTGTCTGGTATTTATTAGGCAGTTTAGATATAAACTCGTGTGCGTTAGCGTTCTTGGCGGCTTCTATGATGAGGCTCTCAAGGTCAGCAGCGTCAGCGGTGCCGCAGACGCCCGCACCGTCATCGCATATACCATACGCAATATTATTAGCAATCGTATCCGTAAATAATATGCTATCTTGCGCAACATATCCTATATGTTTTTTAAGCCATTCGCTATCATAATTGCGAATATCAACGCCGTCTATCGTTATGCTACCGTTTGTCGGTTCTAAGATATTCACTAATAATTTAGAGAGTGTGCTCTTACCGCATCCTGACGCACCCATAATCGCTATCTTCTCTCCTCTGTTAATTCTAAAATTAAAATCGGCTAAGACAGGTTCCGTCGCCTTCTCGTATTTAAACGACAGCGAATTAAAGACGATTTCGCCTTCCATACGGTTATCAGCAGGTATATAGTAGCCCTTAGTATATTCAGGGGCATCTAGTATTTTCGTTATACGGAGATAAGGCTCTTTACATTTAAGAAATTCATTTCGCATATCAAACAAGGTTTTAATAGTAGAATATAGCCCCTGATTATGTAGAATAAAGATGGTTAGCCCTTCAACAGTCTCCAAGTAGTTCGCCGATAATATGATGATTATTGTGGTTATTGTCGGTATATTACAGACCACTAATAGGTTGCTGCCGTATAGCAGGCATTCCTTGTAGTTGTAGTTGGCGATTACACCAGAGAGCGTATTGAATTTTTCTTCAGCCTGCCGCTCATTAGCATAGGTTTTCATAACGGATAGGTGGGAGATTGTTTCGTGCGTATAGGTGTTGAGTTCCTTATTCAACTCTTCGTGGTTCGCCATTATCTTCTTGTGGATATGCTCGTAGCACGCCGATATCAAATAATTGATTGGGATTAGTATTATAGCTATTGCGGTAAGTTTCCAAGATATGTTAGACAATAGCCAGAAGGTTATAACGACCTCTATGAGAGAGCGAGAGAACACATTAATATTTAGAGATATGATGTCAGACACCACTCTAGCATCGCTATTCACCCTCTCTAGCAGCTCATTAACAGGCTCTGTCTCGTAAAACTTCAAGGGCTGGTTTAATATACGGCGATATACTATACACCTCAATTTATGGTTCATGGATTTTTGCGAATATACGAACAAGCCGCCACGCAACGAGATTGCTATCATAGATATTAGGTTTGTATAAAATAGCATAGATAAGCGTTTGTTTGTAAAATCGCCTATCATCATACGGCTCATATGCTCGCTCGCTATAACATTATAATAAGAACCTATAGAGCCGCAAAATAACCCTAGGATGCTGTATCTAATGTCTTTCCCGCATAACTCTATATATCTCCTTAAAATTAGCATCTTTTTATTTAGTATATATGCGGTATGTATTTATATATATGGTGATTTATGGTTTATTTAGCAGTTTTTGGTCTTTTAGGTTTTGCTGCTGCTTTAGGTTTTGGTTTGGCGGCTGTTTTGGCTCTTTTGGGTTTGCCTCCTCTTGTTGGTTTAGGTACAGGTTTATCAACTATGCTATATTTTGGTTCTTGTTCTTTTTTAAGTATAAATGCTAAATAATGTGTTCTATATTCATCACATAATAAGGATATATAATTATCGTATATATCGTCAGTATGTCTATATTTTATTCCGGTTATGTCTGCGTTTGCCGCTTCTTCTCTAGTTTTAGTTTTAAAGCGATATTTATTAAGAACCCTTTCAAATTTCTTATCTGTTCGTGTTCGTAATTTTAGATATTCTCCTTCCACCGGAGGTCTTCCCGCGGCGGCTCTTAATGAACCATTAAGTGCTTTCTCAATTTCTAACCAAAACCGCGGAATTAGTGTCCCATCTTCATTACTTATTTTCTTAAATAATATCTTTTTAAACATAATTATTAATGTTTCATTTGCAAAGAATTTCTTAGAATTCATATATTGAAGGGCATATTGATATACAAAATCTTCTATATCTGCTGGGGTTGCTTTATCTACTTGTTCATCTTTATCTTCAGGTTCTTTCATATTTACTTGGTCGTCTGTATCTATTGGGTCGTCTGTATCTATTGGCTCAGCATCCTTTCCATTTCTTTTTTTGTATATTTCTCCAACCCCTTTATCATATTTAACTTTGTAGTTGGCTTTGTAATGCTTCAGTAATTTATTATTCCATTCGTTGCGATATGGGTCGGTGCTGTTTTGAGGAATATCAACAAATAAGGTATTTTTAATAGCATCGGTAATGATATTGGTAAATTTAGATTTTCCGTAAGATAATATATACAAGGCTAATACATACTTCATAGATATCGCAAAATTTATTCTCTGCTCTTTGTATTTTGGTATTGTATCTTCTATTTTTGGATGTCCTAAATGTACTACTTTATTATCCTCATCTGTATAAAAGAGTTGAGTATAAAAGTCATTATCTCCTTCTTTTTTTATTCCGGTTAGTCTTATTAATTGCCCTTGTTCTTTTTCATCATATGTGTAAACAACATACGCAGACATAATACTGTCTATAACAAAATAGTCAAGAGGAGCATTTCTCGTCTTATTTTTTGTAAATTTTTTATAAGCAACATCCTTTATGTTATTGATGTGTTTGTCCTTTTTGTATTTATCTTGCTTAAGAATTAACTTTTCAATTGCCGATAATCTTTCATACATAATTAACAATTTACCACTATATAATAGATAGTCAAATATAGCATTTATAAAGCATAAACCATCATCTTTAGCATCTATTAAATAGACTTCAGGAGGAGTATCGTCAGTTGTTTTTTCTATTTCAAATTCTGGTTTCTCATCATCACGAGGAGAGTTGCTCTTAAATGAATGGTTTGTATTATTATTCCTAACAACGATGGACTGATGACTGTGTGGTGATAAAATATTTCCAAGACCCCTTCTTGTAAATTCATTATTTTGTTGCAGGTCATCTGTTTTAATTCTATTATAAGTTGGAACATTAGCAGCATTATCTATTAGGGCTTTTGTTCGTAATGTTAGTTCTTCAAATGTAAGTGCTGCTGTAGGTGCTGCTATAGGTGCTGCTATAGGTGCTGCTATAGGTGATGCTGTAGGTGTTCGTGATGCTCGTGGTGTTCGTGATGCTCGTGATGCTCGTGATGCTAGTGGTGCATCTTGAAATGGTTGATGTTTATGTTGTATGCTATTCTCAACAATTGTCGATGGAATAAATAATTGTGCTCTAGGTGTTGCATTCCTTCGAACGGCATTCATAAGCGCATTTCTTTCAGCCCTAAAATTTGTATGTAATACATGTGCTGCGACTTGATTTTCTGGCACAGGTAGTTTTTTATCCCTTGGCTTTTGTATATCTTCTAACTCTTTTAATTGCCTTTTTAAATTTATTAATTCAATTTCAAATTCTCTGTCAAACCTCTTCTCTTCTTGTTTATTTTGGGGCGGAGGGATTATAAGTTCTTTCTTATATTTTTTCTTTAGTTCTAATATCAAAATTTTAATATTTACTATATTTATATTAACTTTATCTATATACCCCTCTGGTCCCGACCAATTATTTTCTAGTAATAGTATGGAGTTAGTAATAAGTTCTTCCATTTCTATAACTTTTTTAAAATAATTCTTATCTTCTTCGACATACGAAGGACTATTTGTATATACACGCCTTATTTTTGTAAATAATAAAAATTTTGATAGCATTTCAATTTTAAGAGCTGCTCTTTCATTATAAAGTTTTGATGAAATTTTACTATAACTGTCTAATGATTGTGGATAGTTGTCTAATAATTTTTTATTTGAACCATCAGGTGGAGGGGGTGGATAGGTATTTTCGGCAAATTTTTGTTTAAGTTCACCAAATTTCAATAAATTGTCTTTATATTTATCTAATTTATTGAAATATTGTATTAATAAATTTTTATGGTATTTTTTATCTCCATATTCAAGCAAGTAATTGTCTACAACAATTAGACGAGGATTTTGATTGTATTTATTAATTTTATCCCTTAAATTAATTGCTACTGGAAAACTCATCTATCTTTCTATATTAAATAAATATATATAAAAATTGAATACCCGTTATAACTATTTATATATTATATATAGAATGACCGAAATATACATCTTCATATTTCGCAGAGACTTTCGCATTCACGATAACCTAGCGTTAAATAGGCTTATAGCCGCCGCTAACGCCGCTAACGCCGCTAACGCCGCTAACGCTAGCGGGAACAAAGGGATATACCCGATGTTTATATTCAATCCTAAGCAGATATACGCCAAGAACAACGAGTATTTTAGCAATAATTGCGTCCAGTTTATGATAGAGAGCCTAGATGATTTGGATAAACATATCCACATAAACTACTATGAGAGCGCCGCTGCTACCGCTAACGCCGCTAACGCTGCTACCGCTGCTGCTACGGACATAGATATTTTAACAAAACTTTCTAAGAAATACAAGATAAAGGCTATCGCATATAACAAGGATTATTCGCCATTCGCCATAAAACGAGACAAGGCTATCGCTGATTGGGCGGCGACCGCAGAGGCGACCATAATAACCGAAGAAGACTACACGCTATATCCTATGGGAACCATCCTCAATAACAAAGGCGACCCTTATCAGGTATTCACGCCATTCTATAAAAAGTCCCTTACAATCAAGGTGCCCGCTCCTGAACCGCTAGATGTTAAGACCATTAATGTAATAAAACATATCAAGAAATTTGACAAGCATAAATATTATGTCGCTAATCCTGATTTGGCGGTAAGAGGCGGGCGAGAGAAGGCTCTAGAGCGTTTCAAGAAGATTATGACGGACTATGCGACAACCCGTGATTATCCGGCGATGGATAAGACGACCCGACTAAGTGCCTACATCAAGTTCGGCTGTGTTAGCATTAGGGAGGTATATTTTAATTATAGTAAAGTAAAGGAATTACAGAGGGAACTATTGTGGCGCGAGTTTTACGCCAACATCCTCTATCATTACCCTAATGTGCTAGGGAACTCATTTAAGGAGCAGTATGATAATGTGAAATGGACGAATAACAAAGAATGGTTTAAACGCTGGTGTAATGGGACTACTGGGTATCTATTGGTAGATGCGGGAATGGCGCAACTTAACAAGACAGGCTGGATGCATAATAGGCTGCGTATGATAACCGCTATGTTTTTAACAAAAGACCTGCTTATTGATTGGCGGTGGGGCGAGAAATACTTTGCGACACGCTTAGTTGATTACGACCCTGCAAGCAATAATGGCGGGTGGCAGTGGTCGGCTAGCACAGGAACTGACGCGCAACCATATTTCCGCATATTTAACCCCGAATTACAGTTAAAGAGATACGACAAGAACTACGAGTATATAAGGACTTGGATGCCTAATTACGAGATAGATGCTGTAGAAAAAATAGTAGAACACAAAGAACGCTCGGCAATTGCTATAAGCGAATTTAAGCGGGCTGCTAGCACTTAAGGACGCGGGCTACTTAAGGACGCGGGCTACTTAAGGACGCGGGCTACTTAAGGAAAAGCCGAAGGCACGCTACTTAGAGAACATCTTCAGTTGGTTATTAACAGTCCAGATGTGTCTTATAATATTATTACAAAATTCGTGATTAGGTAGATGTCCGGGATGTAGCACGCTACCTAGTGTTATATCAGTAATTGCGACAGGATATGTTATAACAAATGAATTAACTGCCGCATATATTATGTTATCAGCAGCAGTCCAAGAGTAATACGATAAGTCGTAGCCATTTTCATTTACATATTTATCTAGTATTTTTCTAGCGCCTTCACGAGAAACCATATAATAGACAGCACCAGGATACGCCTCGTGTCTCTTGGCGATTATGTCGCCGCCGCTACCGCCGCTACCGCTGCTGTCCTTCAAAAAATGCCCGTTGTATAACTGTATGACTACAGGATGGCTGCTCGTATATAACTGTAATATCTCAACAACCTCATTATTTTTATTTTGTGCCTCTTCAACATATTTTAGCATCTTTTTAAAGTCTATATTAAGAAACTCTATATCATCTTCTAATACGCAGAAATATGGGTCTCCATCAGCGTATCCTCTTGCTATTGCTTTTAAATGCGACAATATACACGCAATCTCGCAAGGTGTCGTAGTATTGATTGATTGCTCGTTGCGTATAATGGTATAGTTGTTAGACTTTATGGTTTCAGGCGTCTCCGCTAATATACGATAATTATCTATTTCTTTTTTGTGAAACTGGGCTTCCATATATTCTTTTCGGTCAGCGCATTTATCTAGGTTAATCCAGTAATGTTTCATAAGTGTTTAATTAGTTAATACTCAATACTTTAAATACTTTAAATACTTTATAACATTCTGTATATAAAAAAATGACACGCTGAGTATATTAGTAGATATATATACATATATAGATATACACGACATATGGCTCTATTTATTGATACAGAGACATCGGGATTGCCGGATACCCGCAATCTACGCTGGGGAGTTTATCCGGATTATAAGGATTTAGAGAAATATGATAGTGCTCGTATAGTTCAGTTCTCTATTTTAATTACGGATACCAAGTTTAAATATGAGGATGTGAAGGATTACATTATAAAGCGAGAGAACTTTGAGATAACGAATGGGAGTTTTCACGGTATCACCAACGAGATATCTGACACCGTCGGGGTTGATTTTAATACAATAGCCGCCGAGATATTCTATGAGATGTTAAAGAAGACGACACATATTGTCGCGCATAATGTGGGATTTGATGTGGGCGTTATTAAAGCCGAACTACATCGGCGAAAACTCCAGTATATTATAGACGAGTTAGACAAGAAGACTTTGCTATGTACTATGAAACATATGAAGCCTATCTTAAAAATCATCAATCAATATGGTAATTACAAGAACCCGTCGCTTAACGAGATATACAAATTTAATTTTAAAAAAGATGTAGAGAACGCCCACAATTCGCTATATGATGTTTATAATCTCCATCAGGTCGTAGAACATATGTATAAAAATAAGACGCTAAATTATGAAATACGCGGCAGCATAAGCAGCGTAAGCAACAAAGAAGGCTGTGAAGAAACCAATAAGGACACGCCAAAGTAATTACATTCTTAACCTAGTAGCCCAGAAGGGGCATTTAAGAGACTTGGGGCAACCGAAACCTTCAGCAAAGTATGTCTCATCTTCTAGAACAATTGTTTTGTATAATTTACAAACAACACTAAGGACGCTTTGGTCGTGTCGGTTATCAATAAAGTCCCTATCTTGGTATTCTTTGTTATAATAGTCGGTAAATAATAGCGGGTTCTGGTGTAATGCGTTCAACCACACTGATACTATATGGCTACTGTTAATATTCTTTTTAAACATTCTTACAGTCGCAATAAGTTGTCCGGTTTCTATGATATCACGGCTATCTTTATGAATATTAAAATATTCAAAGATTTCTTTAACAGTCCATTTTTTATCTATATGCTGGGGCATCTGGAATGATATAGCACCTTCTTTGCTATTTTTTAGCATTTCAATATATTCATTAAATCTCTCTCGTCCGCTAGGATTTATATAGCAGCCAGCATCTAGATATATTAAAATATCCCCATCATCCATTTTTTCTAAATGTTTGTTAATAATATATGGCTTCCATATCCAATACCCGCCGCCTCTAGGCATATCTAATACGCTCTTGAATTTCTCCTTAAAGTCGTCATCTAAATCGTCGGGGCTATATGAGGTTATTGTGTCAAACCAGCCGTCGCCGCTAGTGCCGTCGCTGCTAGTGCCGCTACCGCTAAGGCTAACAGCCTGACTACATAGCCTCTTCTTGGTTTCTTCGTAATTCTCATCACCGTAGGTAATAAAATGTATCATATGCGTATCTTTAATATCTTTATTATCCTAATCTTTATTATGTTTTTGTTTTCTTATCTCCATAATCTTATAAATGGATAGTATAGCAGAACTGAGAAAGCATCGTTTTTTTAACTTAACCTTGATAGACCTAGTGCCTACGCTAATAGTTGGGCTAATAATACATTCGTATTTATGGTTATATCCGCTAGAATTGAGCGACGACCAGCAAACTAACCGAACATTCGTTCAATACGCCGCATCATTAGTCCTTATATTAACTACGCTGCTAGGATTGGGCGTTGTAATCCATAGGATGTTTGGTATTAAGTCAGGGCTGTCAGCACATCTAGGGTTAAACGGGCTACCAAATAAAAAAATAATTTAGTATTGTAGTATTGTAAAGTAATAATAAGAATGGAAAATGTAATAACCCCAGACCGCTTTTTATCTATCTGGATATTTTTGTATTCGCTAGCATATCTCCTCAATCTAGTCCCTTACAATCCCATAATACTTATTAGCATAGCTTTAACATTCTTCGTAATCAGTCTGTTTATAATAGTTCCTAGGTTGAATGAGCGTTCTCTCTTATTATACTATATAACTATCAATACATTAGGTAAGTTATTACCTCTGCTGCTTATTATAAACCACAAAATAACAAATAGCGATATCGTTTTCACAGTATCGTTTATCTTAATATATATCGCTTATATGTTGATAGTTAAAGACGATATAGTATGCGTCTATACGGATTATGTTGAGTTCATAATAGACCGTGATAGAGCCCGTGAAGGAGCCATATATCACTATATAAATAGCGTGCTCCCTGATTTGGTCTAAGTATCGTATCTTAATATTGCCTTGATAAAAGGTGGGGTTTTTACTACCAGCAGGATTTGAACCTGCGAGTGCTAAGCACGTGACAGCTTAAGTGTCATGCCTTGGACCAAACTCGGCCATGGTAGCAAAACTCGTAAATGCGAGCAATATTAATTGTAAAAATAAGTTAAAATACGATAGTATATATAACTGAATATATATATTATTTTTTTGGGGGTTTTTTAGTTAGATAATTATATATATCCTGTTATTCTTATATGGTTTTATGCGAGGGATTGCGATGAGAAAATACCATATAAAAATTATACGCACATATATAAATAATCCCTTATTATGTATATTTACAAAAGTATCTTAGCACTTCTAGTGGTCGCATTTAATACCGCATCGGCATTCTCGTATATCACTAGAAGTTGTAATATAATTAGTAGCGGCAGCGGCAGCAGTAGCGACGGCAATAGCAACAACATCAGTCTCTTTAATAAACGCAAGATGATACAGGCAGGCAATCTACAAATTGCGGCAGCGGCAGCATTAGGAGACAGCAGTGGCGGCATCGGCGACGATGTGAATATTATGAAGTTGCTAAATTCTAAATTAGACGCCGGTGCTACCCCTGCTACTCCTGCTACTCCTGCTACCCCTGCTGACGCTGCTGACGCTTACTACACATATAACAACACAGTTAGCACAAAGACGAAGGCAAAGATTGATGTGATTGTAGATAATATTATGAAAAACTGTAAGAAGAATGGAAAGAGCGCACCAGAAGCCGCTATTAGAAACTTACAAAAATACTGCTCGGTTACTAATGTAATTAAAAATAAGAGCACTACGGCTCTGGTATTTTGTTTTCGCAAATGTAAATATTCTTTGTTGCTAGGTGATTTTAGCAACTACGAGACGATAGGATATACGAAGCACACAGACGAAGCAACGAATAATAGATATTATTATGTTGATATCAAAGTATCCGCCCCATATAAAACTATGCTCCGTAATGGTATCCAATTTAACGATATGTATTATCCAAAGTTAAGAGATTACAATAATACCTGCTATGTAATCTACAAACTGTCGTTCAAGGATTACGAAGATGGTAGCCTATATATTGAAGGACACACCCTCGTTCCGCCACGAACGCAAATCTAATACCATAGCATTCTTTTTTTATTTTTATAGATGGATTTACAAAAAATGATTTTATATAACACATTATTACAGATACAATATGAGTAGGTTAGAACTATTAGAAAGGTGTAAAAGTCTTTCTATTGTTAATTGTAAATCTAAAAATAAAAAACAATTACTAGAACTTATAAATATGAAGATGCCTCCCGTTGTGCCTATTAACAATATACCACAAGAAGAGATAATAGATACGCCGTCGCAGACGACCGCCTTAAATGTAATAGACCTATTTTGCGGATGCGGTGGAATGTCTAAAGGCTTAACAGACGCAGGGTTAAATGTAATAGCAGGTATAGATGTATGGGATAAAGCAGTATTAAGTTATAATAAGAATTTTACACACAAAGCATACTGCGAAGACTTAACCCAACTATCTCCTGAAAAGTTTGCCGAATTATACAATAAGGATAATAAAACTGTTGATGTTTTGGTAGGCGGTCCTCCGTGTCAAAGTTTTAGTATTGCTGGAAAGAGAGACAAAGACGACCCTCGTAATGCTCTATTTATGGAATATGTTAAATACCTAGATTACTTTAAACCGAGGGCATTTATTATGGAGAATGTTATAGGTATGCTTTCTAAAAAAACTGCGAGCAGCGAAAAGGTTATAGATATTATAATGGGGCTGCTGAATAGAGAATACAACTGTATAATTACTAAATTATATGCTAGCGATTTTGAGGTTCCGCAGAATAGGCGGCGTGTTATCATTATAGGTGTAAGAAAGGATTTGGATATTTACCCGAAAGAACCTGAGCCAATCATAAAATCTGTAGAAGCCAGAATTCCTGTAGGAACTGTATTGCTAAGGAAAGAGGATGTTGATATAAAAAACTTCCTAAGCGAAAAGGCACTAGCTGGAATAGCAAACAAAAAGGCTGTAAGTAAAGAAAAAGGTTTTGGGTTTGGAGCACAAATACTAGATGTTAATAAGCCGTCCTATACAATCCCTGCGAGATATTGGAAAGACGGGTATGATGCGTTGGTTAAATATGACGATAAAGAGATTAGAAGATTAACAATTCTAGAACTAAAGAGAATACAAAGTTTCCCTGATAATTATATTATAGAAGGCACCAAAAAAGATATAATAATACAGATAGGTAATGCGGTTGCTTGTAAGTTTGCTTACTATCTTGGTAAATATTTGATTAGAACTCTTCAGTAATCAATTCATCCCAGAAATGTGTTGCTCTAAATTGCGAATAGTTGCGAGTATTCCCTTCATACATTCCACTATCAAATATAATCTTCTTATTTTTAATACATTCTATAAAATAGTTATAATCAAATGGCTTACCAAAGCATATCTTTTCATATCGGTCTCCTACTTTTTTACATATAAAGAAGCCATTCACATTAAACTTATTTTCAATATGTAAATTCATTTTACTAGATTTCCATATAGCAATCATTATGTCATTATCAGTTTTCATAAATTCAGGAAAATCTTCCTTAACGCTTCGTGTATCATTAGCGAATGAATAATATATGATGATATCACCATTATCATCTATTGTTAATATCTGTCCGTTTAAATTATAATTATCATATTTAGGGACACAACAACCTGACCAAGAATATCTATTATTTTTCTTGGGATTAGGACTACCAAACATTCTAATAAAATTGCTTCTACTAATTTTTATATCATCCGTCCATTTATTTACTAGATTAATGACTTCTCTCTTATTTTTTCCGGAGAATGCGTATTCACTAGCACTAAAATCACCAAATGTAGTCTTATTTGATTGTTTTTTCATCTCATATCCTAGAATATCAGGTTCATTATTATCGTTATGTTTAATACCCATTCTTTTTTCTAACCAGTATCCTTCCTTACCGTTATGTTTAACATTCTGGTCTTTGACACATATCTCTATACCTTTAACATTATTGTTAAACAAAGCGATTATTTGCTGCTTTTCTATGCTTATCTCTTTTATATCTTCCATAATTATATATACACATACATATACCATCATATCATTTTTTTTTTATTTTTATACATTCTATTACATATCATAAAAATTGAATAGAACATATATAATATTTATAGACATACTATATAATTAGAAGATGAATAAGGAAAAAAGATGTCCCGAAGGAAAGGTAGTCAATCCTCTAACAGGGCGATGTATTGACATAAAGGCTCTTGAGAAGAAGATGAAAAAGATTGAGAAAGACGCTGCCGCCGCTGCCGCCGCTAAGGCTCAAGACGAAGACAGTCCTATTACCGCACAGCCAGAGAATAACAAGAAGTTAATAGACAACTTGAGGATATTAGCAGATTATGAGAGAATTAACAAAGAGCCCTTCAAGGTGAAAGCCTATGAGAAGGTTATCGGCTCTATAGAACTGCTTGATAAAAATATAGAGAGCCTAGAAGACATTAAACTACTTAAGGGTGTGGGTAAGAAGATAGAAGACAAGATAATAGAGTTTCTAAATACAGGGAGTATCACAGAGGTTGTAGGAGTTCTTAATGACCCCAAGTATATTCTAGGTAATAAACTGAAGGGTATCTATGGAGTTGGACCCGCTAAGATAACAGAACTGATGACAAAAATAGAGAACTTTGAGGAGTTGAAGGAGCACCCTGAGTTGCTGAACGACAAACAGAAAATTGGTTTAAAATACTACGATGATATGAACTTGAGGATACCTATGGCGGAAGGCAAGCAACACCTGAAGGTCGTAGGTAAGATACTGAATAACTTGTATAGCGACGGTATAGAATTTGAATTCGTAGGCAGTTTTAGGAGAAAGAATAAGGATATGGGAGATATTGATATATTGATTAAAAATCGTAAAGGATTGGTTTTAAAGGATATTATAAAGCAACTAGAAGACAAGTCTTACATTATTGAGAAGTTGGCTCAAGGTAATAATAAGTTTATGGGAATATGTAGATTGTCGCCTGAATTACCAGCAAGACGCATAGACATATTGATAGCCGAGCCCTCGTATTATTACTTTGCGTTGCTCTACTTCACAGGCTCTTATAACTTCAATATTTATATGCGTAAGATAGCATTAACTAAGGGGCTATCGCTGTCTGAATACGGGTTTAAGGCTGCTACAGGAGTTGGCGTTGCTACAAATAAAAACATCATAGATACTAGTGATACTATTAATAGCGAAGAAGACATCTTTAAATACCTAGGAATGACTTATGTTGAGCCTCATAGGCGATGAAAGGATATAAGAGTATCTAGCACTTAATATAGGCGTGGATATGCGTTGGGATATTATAAATATATGTATAATATATATTACCTTATGATATTAGATATGTATAATATATGATACCTACTGTTATAGATATGTATAATATATGATACCTAGTGTTATAGATATGTATAATATATGATACCTAGTGTTATAGATATGTATAGTATATGATACCTACTGTTATAGATATGTATAATATATGATACCTAGTGTTATAGATATGTATAATATATGATACCTAGTGTTATAGATATGTATAGTATATGATACCTACTGTTATAGATATGTATAATATATGATACCTTTATTTTTTATTTATATAATACCATATTACTACTATCATTACCATAAGGATATAAGGTTTATCAGTATAATATATATAACGCTATCGCCGCTCCCGCCGCTATCGCATAACATAAAATGTCTATCACTATGTATTCCTATAAGGACGATGCACGCATCATTCTAACGCATATGTATGATGTCCTTACAAAGGATGCGGATGCTGATAATGAAATTGATTGCGAATGCGGAGGAATAGACAGGAAGCATTTTAGAGATTACAAGAAAGAGAACTCAGATTATATGTTTATACATCATTTTATTCCGCAGAACGGCAAGTATCTTATCAACGATATTGAGATTGAAATCAGCGATTTTATCTTGAATAACATTATACAGACCTTCACTTTTAAAGATGAGTATTATCATGTTAAAAAGATTGTATTTAAGGCGTCGTCTAAGAACAAGATAACCGCATTTTTTGAAGAGGCGATTAATAAGAAGTTTAAGGAGAAGAAGGAGAAGTTCGCAGAAGTATCTGGAGACAAGATTATTAAGAAGAAATGGACGGGCTATGGTTGGGTTTATGAATCGTCAATCCCTAAAAGGAGTTTTGACAGTATCTTCTTGAAAGACCAGCATCTAACCAAAATCAAGGAGCCTATTAAGAAGTTCATAGACAAGGAGACCTACAAGGCTTATTGTAAGCACGGGATACCTTATAAGATGAATATTATGCTACACGGACCGCCGGGTGCCGGCAAAACATCTCTTATCCATACTATAGCGTCAGAGTGTGAAGCGAACATCTGTGTTCTCAACATTAACGCTGACTTAAAAGAGGAGGCGATGATTGAGGCTATTTCGCAGGTTAATGAGGACGACAAGAAATCCATTCTCGTCCTTGAGGATATTGATTGTATCTTTGTTGATAGAAAGCCTAACGACGGGCTCAAGAATAATATCACTATGAATGGTATCCTCAATTGTCTAGACGGCTTTAACAACCCCGAAGGACTGATTGTTATTATGACAACCAACTTTCCAAAGAATTTAGACGATGCTCTTATGCGATGTGGGAGAATTGACCTAGATATTGAACTGTCTAACCTTGACAAAAACCAAGCAAACAAGATGTTTATGTCGTTCTTTAACAACGAGGAATATTTTGAACTTTTGTGGGCGAATATCCAGAAATATTCGGTAGAACCTGCGACCCTGATACAGTTCTTATTTAATAACAGAGACGAAGAGAACATAACCACAAAGTTTGAGGACTTCTATAAGTTTCTTTCTAGAAAGTATTCCAAAGATAAGAGCGATATTTATATGTAATGCCTGTATGTAATATAACTTATTTTTATTATTAGAATAATAGATATTATAATATTATAATAGAAGGATGGGCGCTGACGCTAGTAAAGATTACAAAGGTCCCGATAACCCCGAAACAGACAATAACATATATGTAGTTGATAAGTTTAGCAATTACGCAAAAGACCAACAATACTCTTATAATATATGGGTTTTGCTAGTTATCTGTATTAATGCTTTCATCTTATTGCTATATATTATAGAACTTTTATCAAATTTATTATATAGCATACGGAGATGGCGGAACGGGCAAATAAAAATATATAAGAATTAGCAGCGCAGCGAAGCGGCATAGCGGCGTAGCCATATAAGTATTAGAGCAGTATGCTATATATATAACTCTTATAATGAGCGACGACGCTAACGCTTCTAATAACAATCTAGTAATCACCATAGACGCTAGGGAGACCTCGCTATATAATGATATTACTGGGCGAGACTTAGATAATTACGCAGAAAAGATGGAGATAGTTAGCGAGAATTTGACACAAGGCGATATCCATATAACATACAAGAGTTTAAACTATATATTTGAAAGAAAGACGCTAGCAGACCTACAAGCATCCATAGTGGATGGTAGGTATAAAGAGCAGAAAGCCCGTCTATTGTCTAACATCTCGCAGAAATACATAACATACATTATTGAAGGCGACACAGTCCTATCATCTAATACATATTCTAAAAATAAATCTATGATACAAGGTGCCTATTTACATACTATGTTTAGAGACAATATCCGCATTCTATATACTAAAAATATTGAGGAGACGGCTACGCTAATCCTATTGATATCCACAAAAATACTTGACAAACCGGAGAAGTTCTTGTGCGAAGAATACACGGCAGACAAATGCTATACAGACTTTGTGAAACTGAAAAAGAAGAAGATTGACAACATAGATACTAAGTCGTGTTTTGTAATGCAACTGTCACAGATACCTATGATATCTAATGTTATTGCGAAGCATATTCACGCTAAATATGCGTCTATGAGCGTCATTATTAGGGCTCTAGATGTATTTGAAACGCCAGAGAAAAAGATTAAAGAGCTTTGTAAAATTGAAGGGGTAGGCAAGGAGAAGGCTTCGCATATTGTTAAATACCTATTTGCTGTAGAATAATTTTCTTTTTTTTATATATAAGATTAAAAAATAAATAATATTAAAATTTAAATGAAAAAAGATTATGCTAGCGAAGCAAGCGAAGCGAGAGACGCTATTAAAGGGTATATTAAGGAATACGCTGACGCAGCAGTCGCTAGCGGAGCCGTAGCAACGGGAGCTGCTGCTCCTGACGAACCATTCTATATTGTTAATTTAGACAAGGTTGAAGACCAATTCAATAAGTGGGTTGAATATTTGCCGAATGTGAAGCCGTATTTTGCGGTTAAGTCTAATCCCGACGACAAGATAATAAGATTGCTAGCGAAACTTGGATGCGGATTTGATTGTGCTTCTAAGAATGAGTTAAAGAATGTGTTAGGTATCGTCTATAATCCTGACAGGATAATATTTGCGAACCCTTGTAAAGTTTCGTCGCACTTAATGTATGCTCGTGATAATGATATATCTATGATGACATTTGATAGTATAGAGGAGTTAGAAAAAATATATAATATATATCCTGAAGCCCAGATATTACTTAGAATAAGCGTAGATGACACTAATAGCCTGTGTAAGTTTAATTCTAAGTTCGGGTGTCCTCAAAGTAATATTATAAAAATATTTGAAAGAGCCAAGAGTTTGCGAATGAACTTAGTTGGTTTTAGTTTTCATGTAGGTAGCGGCTGTAGCGATGCTCGCAGTTTCTATAAGGCTATTGAGGATTGTGCGACGACTTACAAGGCATCTCAAGAATATGGGTTTAACATAGGCGTCATAGATATTGGCGGGGGCTTTCCAGGAGTTGATAGAAATATCAGGTTTGCTGATATATGCGATAATATTAATATGGCTATTGCCGACTTTTTCCTATATGAAACTAGCAATAATATTATCAGGTTTATCGCAGAACCCGGACGATACTTCACGGAGGCTACGCATACGCTAGTAATTAATGTTATCGCCAAGAAAAAAGAGGCAGGTGTAATAAAATACTATTTGAGCGACGGTATATACGGGTCTTTCAATTGTATCAACTACGACCACCAGAAGCCCGTGTTAATCCCTTTATTACCTCGAGATGAATATGACCCTCTATATAATAGCACCTTCTTCGGACCAACTTGCGACAGCCTAGATTGTATATATAAAGATGTGCCTTTCGTAGAACTTGAAGTGGGCGAATGGATATATGTAGGCGACTTCGGTTCATATACGATATCTCCTAGTTCGGCTTTTAACGGCTTCTCTGTGTCAAATAAAAAATATATATCAGCAAATCACGCTAAACCTATGGGATGACACTAAAATATAAAAATATATATACATATATATACATCTAACTAACTATATTACACTCGCTAGGCTAGGTTAGGCTTTAATCGCGAAGAATTCTGCTGCCGTAGTAGATGCTAACAATTATCTTGTAGCCGCGATTATCCAGATATATCTGGTATGTATCTTTATACTTTAGGGCACCATTAGTTTGCTTAGGTTGTAGAATTTTATATTTGGTTTTTTCATCAGCCTTTCTAATAAAGGTGGTAATATATTTGTCATAGGATGTGTCAGTTTCAGGCTGTGAAACCTGTATCTTCTCCATCGTCTTAATCTTGTCATAGGTGTCAGCGATATCATCCTTTGAATAATTCTTAATAATATTGTGGATAGTGGTAATATCCCACTCCTTGCCTTTCTGTTTTATGGTATTAAACACATCTTGCGTCAGGCTAATCACAATTGGGACAGAAGCACTAGGGTCAGTTGAGATGGTATTGTCTATGACAGGCAAATCTACAGGTTCCAGATTGGGGATATTCTTAGCAGTTAGCATAGTAGTCTTTGCTCTTACTTGTCCTTTCTTCTTATTAAATCCAGCCGTCTGGTAATCATTAGCACCGAAAGGGTCGTTGTAGGCTTTCTCGTATTCATCTATAGCCTTTGTAGAAGTTCTGTAAGGACCCGTTTTGTGCCCTCCCTCAATAACTTCACGCCAATACCCAGACATACGCCCTGTTAGACCTTGGATTTGGACGCTGTTATCTACAGTCTTCGTCCAGAGTTCGTGTGTCGCCCCGATGCGAAGTTTCCAGCGATTAGGGATAAGGTTGGCTCTGCGAAAGAGCCCCTTAATACCGATGACGATATGCTGCTTTAGAGGTTCTTTGAAGAAACTGCTAATTTCTTCGGGCGACAGGCGCTCCTTAGAAGTGTGGTTCTTGAATAAAACGCCCTTGCGAATACAAGCATCCTGAACCATATCAGCATTACCCTTGCCCTTATTGCCTTTCACGCGAACAATATGAACTCTGTAATCTTCTCCGTAATTCTCTATAATATCTTCACGAACCCATCTATCAGCACTTTCCTTCTTACTGAGGTCATAGTAGTCCTTCACAATACCCTTATCCAAGAAGTCCTTGTGCCCTATGTAAGCGGCAGGGATAGTCATCTTGTAGAGTTCGTGAAGGTCGCCCCAGCGATACAGGTCATACAGCTCTTTAATCATCGTGGCGCTGATGAATACGAAGCGGTTGTTGTTATCCACCATATGCTTCGCATCCAATATACCAGCGTCCTTGAGAATACCCTGAAGGACGCTTACTTCACCGTCGCCCGTATCAATCTCGTCAATAATGATGAGACTATTGCTAATATTTTGAAGACCGGCATTTTTGAGTTGTCCGTGATGAAAGATTTTGTCCTTGAAACAACTAGGAGCCTTATCTTTCATATCTTTTTCCCAACCGGCATTAGACATACCAGTAAGAATTCTAACATTATTAGGATTAACCACGAAATCGTCGTCAATATGAGTTGTAAGAAGTTTCGCAATCTCAATCATAAGACCGTCAGCACCAACCTTTGTTTTCTTTTGGATGCTGATGACACGACAATTCTTGTTATGAAACAAATCTACAATTTTGTTAGCATCATCACGCTGGTTATCAAAGATATATTCAGCTGTCGCCGTATCATCTCCTTCGCAGAACAACATATGATTAAGTGCTACAGCTGACTTGTATGATTGTAAGACATTCTCACGCCTCGCTGAGATAATCTCGGTTTGGCGAGTAGCGGCAGCAGAAGCGGCACCAGCAGCGGACATATTTGAGATAGTAGAGTTCGTTAGGACGGTTCGCGAGGACGGTTTGCTAGAACTTCGTGTATTTGCTAGGATATCCAGATTTGATATCAGGAAATACAGCAAGGGCTCTGTTAAATATAAAAAATATATACAATCACTTTTTACAAATATTAGAACAAATTAGAACATATTTATCCCGTGCCTCGTGGCTCCCTCTATTAACTGCGTCTAATCCTTAAGTCATCTTTTAGGTTCTAGATAATCTTCACAATATCTTCTAATAAATCGTCTAGTTGCGGAGGAATTAATTCTTCGTATTTTATGTTAAGCGTCTTATCGCCATAATTTTGCGGCTGTAATCCATTAACTTTAACAGGATAAGCCCAGTGTGATGTTGTTCTTTTATCTGTGAAATACTTCTGTCTTTTTTCTAGCATCTTAGGTGTTAGATTACTGCGAGGCAAATAACTGACATATTGAACTATGCGTTCTTCTTTATTAACACAGCGATTTTTATCGCCATTTCCATATTGATTTTGATGAAATGTTCTTGAATCCCATAATACTAAAGAACCTGCCTTAATAGCGAGAATACGCTTGCTGTCGCTAATCTTATCTAAATATTCCTGCTCTATTAGCAGCCAATCTTTAGTAGATGTTAAATTATATTCTTTCGCATATTCTTCGTGTAATTTGTGGCTACCTTCATACACTACTAGCGTCCTATTAATATTATCTGTAAGAGCCACAAAACCCTGAATACATTTTAAGCCTTTTTTACTAGGTGCTTGGTCTGTATGCGTCCAAACACCATCTTTTTTTTTACAATCAGCCGGTATATAACAGGTGCTATCATAACTAACCACCACATCATCTGTCTTCCATATTTCTTTAAACACATTTTGAACGCTAGGTCGTGTCCTAATAAACCACGAATGCCTTTGATGTCCTACTTCGTGATATTTAATAATCCCATGCGGACTGATTTTATTATGCGTCGCCTCTATTTGCGGATGAGACGAAAACCATTCCCTAAAATGTTTTAATGCTGTTTCTACCTCTTCAGTCTCCAGAATACCCTCAATAACACAATAACCTTTCTCAGCGAGTTCTGCGATATTATCCTGATAACCTGACATATTTGAAAGTAAAGTTGGCGAAGTTGTTAAACTTGATGAAGTTGGCGAAGTTGTTTGACTTGTTGAAGTTGTTTTACTAGTTTTACTTGCTTACTAGTTGTCTTTTGAGATGTAGCTGAGAACCTTGTATATAAAAAGCATTACATATAATCAATTTTTAACATATATAAAAAATAATAGAGCATATTAATAACATCAGGTATCATATCCCGTCGCATAACCTCGCCTATACTATATGCTAGATACCCTTATATCCTAGCGTAGGATGAATATCCCTTCATTCGCAGATAACTCACCCCAGTTTATGTTGGCTTGGTTCGCTTCTAATATACTCATAGCGTTTGTGTTCCTCGCCAATCTATCCCAGACTATTCTTTGTGGGTTCTCCTTTAGTAATCTAATGGCTTCTGGATTGCCTGACAAAACTTCCCAGTCTATCTTCTCTTGGTTCTTATCTAATATCTTTATGGCTTTCGGGTTATTAGACAAGGCACCCCATACTATTTTGCTTTGATTTGCTTCTAATATTTTTATGGCATTTTGGTTATTAGATAGATAAGCCCAGTTTATCTTGTTTGTTAAGTGGTTATAGGTATCTTTAGACAAACTGCTCTCGTATTCTACACGCTCCTTTAATAATTTGGCTGCCTTAGGGCTTTTGTTAGACGACAAGTTAAACCAATCAATTTTATCAGGGTCTAACTCTAGCAAAGCAATTGCCTCAGGGTTTGCTGAAAGATTATTCCACGCTATCTTTTCAATTTCTTCTAATTCATTATAATCTGCTGGCGTCATCTTCATCTCTTCCCTAATCTTTTTCCTTAATAAATCTATGGCGTTAGGGTTCCCTGACAGAATATTCCACGCTACTATATTTCCGTTGTTTCGCATATCTTCGTATTGCTTCACATCCGCTGCCTTAACCCGCTTCTCTTCTTTCCATTTATCCGCTAATAAAGCAATAGCACTAGGATTACTTGATAAAACCTCCCAATCTATAAGTTCGCTGTGTTTAGGTTCGCTCAATATATTGATTGCTGCTGGATTTTTACATAAAAGATACCAATAAACCCTATTATTGGTAGGGTCGGCACCACCAGCCTTTATAACAGTCTCTAGCAAATCAATAGCAAAGGGATTGCTGGAAAGTTGCGCCCAATCAATATCATCGGCGAACCCCTTATATTTAGGATTGCCGAATACATACTTTCGTATTAAAGAGGCTACGCCTTCTTCATTAGTATTGCTAGGCAAATTCTCCCATTCTATCATATCAGGATTAGCATCTAATAAATCTATGGCGTTATAATTATAAACCAAGAAATCCCATCTCAACCTATCTTTAGGTATCCAATCCCTTAATTCATATTTAAGCATCTTCTCATAAACTGCTATAATGTCTTCTCGCAATTCTGGAGGCAATAGAAAGATAGGCACCTGAGTTGCTCGCTTTGCTTTCATCTTGTCTTTTATTGTTTCTGGCGATGAATTGATATTCTCTATAAATATATTCATTAACCTACATATTTTTTTAAGTTTCTTAATATCAATCTTTAGCATCTTTGCAACAATAGAGAGGGTCATCTCGTTATCACACATATACTGATACTCTTCCATAGTTAGCAAAAACATAGGGTTGTCTGCTAGGGCGGCTTGCGAAGCCTGTGAAGCCTGCGAATGTTCTTTTAACTTTCTAATTACCTCAAGGTCTGGAGATGAAGACGCATTTGCTGCCGCTGCTGTATTAATCGCTAGTATTTTTCCTAGTATATTACTTCGTGCTGTCTTTCTATTAGTTTGAGGCATCTTCTAATATACCTAAATAAAAATTATAATATAAGAAAGTTTCTAAGTTTATGAAAGATAACAATAAATAATAGTAAGACTATAGATAATACTAGGAGACACTTCTTAATATCGTTCTATTACCATTACTGGTGTCATAAAGAAGAAAAAGATATTACTTAGGTATTTTAGCGAATGCTAGCGAGACTTAGATAAGTTAGAAACTTTTAGAGAATTTTAGGAAAATAGAAAGTTGTAAAAGTTTTTAGAAAAAGATAAAAGTTTCTAAGTTTATAAAAGATAATAATAAATAAATAATAGTAATAATTATAGACAAATTCTATTACCATTATAGACAGCTTCTATTACCATTCGTGGTGTTCTCTATGTTCTATCTTTCGCAAAGAATAGACATATAATTCTCTTACCACTACCTGTGTCATAAAGAAGAAAAAGAATAATACTAGAGAGACTTAGATAAGTTAGAAACTTTTAGAGATTTTTAGAAAAATATAAAGTTGTAAAAGTTTTTAGAAAAAGTAAAAGGTTTATAAGTTTATAAAAGATAATAAATAAATAATAGTAAGACTAGATAATACTAAGTAATCTTCTATTACCATACTTGATGTTCTCTATGTTGTATCCCTCGCAAATCCTAGGGCGCTAGACGCGCTGCTTCGCTAGCGACCACTAAGATAATATAGCAGATGTCTCTTACCATTACTGGTGTCATAAAGATAAAAAGGATATTACTTAGGTATTTTAGCGAATGCTAGCGAGACTTAGAAATAGTTAGAAACTTTTAGAGATTTTTAGAAAAATATAAAGTTGTAAAAGTTTTTAGAAAAAGTAAAAGGTTTATAAGTTTATAAAAGATAATAATAAATAAAGTTAAGTAATAATTATAGGCATCTTCTATAACCATTATAGGTATATTCTATAACCATTATAGGCATCGTATAACAAACAACTTCTAGTATCCTTTCGTATATAATGCGGGATATCGCATACTATATAAGAAAATATGCGAAGCATAAATACTCTTAATAAATGATGCGATATCCCGCATAACACTTCAATAATACTTCTATTACCATTATAGGTATCTTCTATTGTCATACTTAATGTTCTCTATGTTCTATCCCTCGCAAATCCTAGGGCGCTAGACGCGCTGCTTCGCTAGCGACCACTAAGATAATATAGCAGATGTCTCTTACCATTACTGGTGTCATAAATGATAAAAGATTATTACCTAGGTATTTTTAGCAAATGCTAGGAAGACTTAGATAAGTTAGAAACTTTTAGAGATTTTTAGAAAAATATAAAGTTGTAAAAGTTTTTAGAAATAGTTATAAGTTTCTAAGTTAAAAATATAATAATAAATAAATAATAGTAAGACTATAGATAATACTAGGATACCTCTATTACCATTACTGGTATCCTCTATGTTCTATCTCTTCGCAATACTAGGCGATTTTAGAAGAATACAGTATAGTTTAGCGTGATTTGCTAATAAAGAGTAATACTTAGCAAAACTTCTATGTTCTATCCCTCGCAATACTAGGCGTCCCCTAATGCTTATATGAATATCGCAGGGTTTTGTGTTATAAAGTTCCAGTTTATCTTGTTTATCCTAGTTATTTTTTTAAGTTCATCAGCAGGTAATGCTTCTTCGTGTGCTATCCTTTTAATTAGCAACTTAATAGCAGCAGGCTCTAGAGATAAATTAGACCATCCTCTAATTTTAGAATTAACATAGCCGATGTCATCTTGCTCTGCCGTCTTACCCTGTAAATCAATAGGGTCGTGATTAAGTTTCACAGCATTCCATACGGGTTTAGGGTTCCAAGTGGTTCCTTGTATATTCTCAGGGGCTCTTAGTAATTCTTCGGCTTCAGGGTTATAATTGCTAGATAACTGAACCCAGTCTATTTTAAAGCGATTTTCAGGCAACTTTAATATATCCATAGCACAAGGATTGCTAGACAATACCCTCCAATCTAATTTGTCAAACAAAGGCAACGCCGCAGTTTCTTCAGGCGATAACTGTTCCTTGCTATATTTAGCCTTTATTAATTCAGTCGCCTCAGGATTACCAGATAATGTTCGCCAATCAATCTTTTTATCACGAGGCATAGATGCTAACTCTTCCTTAGATAACTTATTCTCCTCTTTATACTTTTCTTCTAATAACTGGATTGCTTTAGGATTACCAGACAAATTAGACCAACTTATTAAATGCGGGCTCTCTATTAAAAAATCAATCGCATTAATATTGCTAGATAAAGTATCCTTCTCTAACTTGTCAAATGGTATCCCTCTTCTTAATATATACTTCTTTTCTAACATACCCTCAAAAACCGCAACAATCTTCTTACGCATATCATAAGGCAGTTTCAATATAGGCGCCTTCATCGCCGCTGCTTTCATCTTGCCTTTTATTGTTTCAGGCGATGAATTGATATTTTCCTTAAATACCGATAGATACTTACAAACCTTTCTTAGTTTATCTTTATTAACCTCTAAGAGGGTCGCTGTTATCTCTAGCATCCCGTCGTCCTTACACATCAACTCATAGTTGGATATAGAAAGCCTAAGCATCGGGTTGTCTGTCTGTGCTCTATCCTTCATCTTTTTAATTATCTCAATATTAGGCGAAGAAGAAGACGCCTTGTTTAATTCCTCGGCAAGATTAACCCCTAGTAGTTTAGACAAGGTTTTAGATTTATTCTCAGCCTGTTTCTGTAAATAAGTCATCTCTAATATATAAGAATAAGAAAAATACAGTATTCTCTCTTGTAAAAATAATTTACATAAATATATATGCTATATCTCTAAGTGTCTAATGTTCTTATATTTGACATAAAGGTTTCTTTCCAACTTGGTTTAGGTTTTATATCATCCATATAAGAAACTTTTTAATATGGATTAATACTCGTTTTTTATGTATAATACTTATCAAATTAAATATTTTATGTTGATTTGATATATTTTTCAAATCAATTACTGAATTTTTTTTCAAATCTGTATTACTTAACATAATACGCTTGTATATTACTGCTAAAAGTAATAATATCAATTTTTATATAATAGGATATAAGGATATCCTCAAGTATATATAGGGACGCCGCTTCGCTGGCTATACAAATATAAACCTGCTATTAAGTTGTATCAGGTCATAGTATTTATAAACATTACTTATGTCCTTCAGTTTCCCTGTATCCTGAGAATTCACTATGCCTTTCATTATGTCTTCTATGGTATCTCCGCTAATATTACTGGTTTTTATTATATCATTATAGGTGTAATGTGCTTTATTATATTCTTCTGCGAACACCTTGTTATTTAAGGTGATATAATATATACTATTGCTATTATAGGCAATTATCTGCTTAACCAATTCAATCGTCTCTTGGTCTTTGTTTATACATTTGTCAGTCTTCTCTGTCTTTGTCTCCCACAACTTCTTTTTGTTGTTTTTGTCATTCTTAATATATGCGATAACCTCAATCGTATTCGTCTTGAGTTTCTTGGTTATTTTAATGGTAGCATCTAGGTTAGTCGCAGCGTTAGCCGTCGTAGCTTCGCTAGCATCACCAGTCGTCGCAACATCACTAGCAGTAGCCTTCTTAGGCTTTCTAGTTTTTGCTACAGGTGCTACAGATACTTCCGTTCCCTCCGCTACTTCCGTTCCCTCCGCTATCACACCTAATGTCTTTGCCGCTTTCGCTGCTACCGTCTTTGCTCCTAAGGTCTTCGTCGCTTTCGCCGCTTTCGCTGCTTTCACTACTACCGTCTTCGCCTTAACCGCTCTAGGCGCTTTAGGCTCTTGTAGGATATTGATGAACCGGTCAAACAACAACTCTTTAACCATCATTAGTTTTAGATTACCAATCCGGTTTTTCCGGCGTATATCATTTTGATATAGGGGTTTATCTAGCAATCCTTTTTCTACATTATTCCAATATTCGTCTCCTTTGTCATATCCAGGGAGCCTCTCCAAGCATAATGCGTAGAGTTGTAATACAGGTTTCATAATCTGGTTGGTAATATAATGTAAATAATCAGGTGTTAAGTTGTTCTGTTCTATATAATCTGGATGTTCTATGCGGTCTCCTTGTAATGATGGTGCTGTCTTAGACACAGATTTATCCGTCTTAATATATACAAAGGGTATGCGCTCATTCACTACAGGTCTGTTTCCGGGGTCTCTAGCGCCTATTCTGTCCGCCAACACTTTATGGGCGATTTTAGATGGGTCTTTGTATGAACCTCTTAAACTCTTGGTGATTATTAGGTCTTTCATAGACGACTTACCTTCCACCAGATTAGACAACTCTTCCTGTAAGAATTCTATAGAACCTTCCAAATCTTGTTTTTCTAATATGATATTTATGACGCCGCCATATATCTTCTTGACTATCTGGGCGTTATCACGGCGTTTCAATACAATACCCATAGACTTCTGCTTGTATTTTGTGGTATCCGTCTCGTATAAATTGCCGACATATCGCTTCTTGCTGAATAGAATAAACGGATATAGGCATTTCTCATAGTTCAGTTTCTGCGGACTAGGCATAATGTCAGGGACATTTATGTTTCTCTCAACCTCCTTACCAATATCTATAGCAAACTGTAAAGCATCTGTCCCAAATACCGCATTCCCTGCGGTATCGGCTAAAGGGAATTTACAGAATATAGAATCAGTATCTCCATAAATCACTTCAGCGTTATATTCTCTTTCCACGAACTCCTTAGCCAACATAATCATATTTCGTCCTGTCGCCGTGGTACAGGCGGCAATCTCCTTTAAGTAGATAGAAGATGTCCTAGCGCCTATCTGTCCGTATAGCGAATTTGCCGTAACCTTGTAGGCGACTTGCGTAGCATCCAAAACATCCCGCTCAAACACATTATAGGTATCCTTGATGCCTTCTATATTCTCTTTTAATACTATAATCTTGCTATTAGCCTCTATATTATATACTTCGTAATGGTCTCCACGGTCAGAGCAAATACCTGAATATGACGCGCCGCTCGCGCTGCCCGCGCCGCCCGTCGTTATCGTCTGGTATTCTATCCTCTTCCTAGTGTTCTTTCGCTGTTTTAGCAACATATCCAAGACATCCGCTATAATACCTTTGCGCCCGTCCTTGTATTGGACGAATACGCATTCCTTCTCTCCAGTCTTCTTCTTCTTATCTCCAGCACCTTCATACAAATCATAGGATATTGTCTTATACTCTATGTTTGGGTCTTCTACGCGATATTTTTCGTCCATCAAGTAGCAATCGTGCGACAGATTACAGGATATCATAGAGGACGGATAAAGAGAACCGTAATCAAATACCACAATAGGTTCGTTCAAATATATCCCTTCTTTCGGCTCCAGCACAACGGCACCTTCATATCCGCTATCGTCCAACTGCTCCTCCATATTCTCGCGATAAGATTTAATCGTCGGTATCAGGTATTCGCGTTCCATACACTCTTTGGCGATTAGGGAGAAAATCTTGATACCTTGCCCTCTGCGAAATAAGAAATTGAGAGGCACGAGACATACATTACCCATACCAATATTATTCTCTAGAATTTTCAATTTATGTATCAGCCTATTCACCAGACAGCAATCCTGAATACAGTATTTAGCGATTACGCATCTGTCCTCGCTACTTCCCTTAAACTTGTCAAAAATCTCTTGCGGCTTCAAGTCATTCTTGTTATCTCCTAAGAATATTGACGCTACATTATCCAGTTTATAACTGTCTAACTTCTGGTCTCTTTGCATAACCTTCAGCAAATCTATAAGCACCGTTCCGTCAAAATCTATGTATCTCAATATATTATCTCCAAGTGCCGATGAAGACAACTTCAATTCCACTAGCGATGCTTTGCGTGTTATCAATCGCCCAAAGCCTACAGAAAACTCTTCCATAATATTCAGTTCTGTCGCCCTATCCCAAATATATTCCATATCAAAACCAAATATATTATAGCCAGTAATAATGTCAGAGTTTAGGTTATTCATTAGCTCCTTCCATTTAATGAGAACCTCCTTCTCACTATCATAATACTCCACATCGCATCCTTCAATCCTATCGCAACTGTTTAGCGTGATAATATTCTTATATACGATGTTGTCAGAGCCGTAGATATGGACGGTAGTCCCTATCTGGATTATCTTGTCTCCCTCAAGCGCTACCAGATTTTTTGTTAAAATCTCGGTAAGTTTTAACTCGTGGGCGTTCAATTCCCTAACGGTCATACGACTACCTTTCATATCGTCCGCAGCATCAGCGTCAGCGTCGCTATCGTCGCCGTCTCCGCCAGCATCGCCGTCTCCGCCAGCATCATCATCATCATCGCTACCGCTGCTAGGCGTCTTCTTGATAGACGAAGCAATAATATTTAGTATCTCTATGATTTTTGGTATATGCGGCTCTATCTTTCCCTGTATGGATGCTATATAAGCGCCTGTTATCCGGTTCTTAGCATATATGCGGTTAATCTTCACATCCTTTGCGACATCTATAATAGCGTCTTCGTAATAGATGGTTCTTAGCCAATCTACTATATTCTCCGGCGTATATTTATATCCAAGTTTAGCAACCATAGCAAGGTCTTGAGCGACTTTGCTGTAATTCTTCTTAGGCACAGGGAAATCACCGTGGCTACTAGAACACTCAATATCAAAAGATGTTATCAGCAGAGGTGCTATTTTATTCACCTGTATAGGCATAATGTTTTTATACTCAGTCTCTATATTGTAATCGCACCGGCTGATATCGTCGCCCATCTCGTAGGCGCCTTTCTCTATTCTTACCCAATCGCACGGACGGATGTTCTGCGTATGGATGTATTTCAAGAATGGGTCAATATTGGTTTCATACATTTTAAAATCATTCTTTTCAAGGCTTTTAAAGTAATACTTCAGGCTGTTATATAACTTCAGCGACTTAACGGATACCTTCAAGAAACGAAATATCTTGTCGTTTGTAAAACCCCAGAAGTCCTTCTTTCGCACCACTTTCATACTAACGAAGTGCGCCTCCAGAGCGCGCGGTATAATCTTCTTGTTATACTCGGTCTTCTTGCCGTTGCTGTTAAAGACGCACACATAACTCTCGTTCATTATAACATCATTTAACTCATCCACCTTAGCCTTAAAGGCGTTCTTTCCAAACCCCTCCCATTTCTCAGGCGGCTTAATGTAGAAATAAGGGACAAAGTTATTAACCTTCACGCAATATGTAGCACCGACAGCCGATGTGCCGTAAATGAGAAGAGAATAGAAGTCAGTAGCGTCCTTCTGGATATTTGCTTTGTCCGATTCAGGGTCATATATATCGGTAATCTGGAACTCTATGGCGTCCTCGTGGTTATTTATTGGCTCCTGTATCTTTCTTGGAAATTCCATTTTATCCATTTTAGCAAACCTATAAATGTCTATATGATTTAATTATTTAAATACAAATCATTTTTTAATTTATTCTAATAGAATAAAATATACTTGGTTATTATGAATATAAGTTTGGAAGGTCTCATAATTTTAATAATAACAATAGCAGGCGCCTATTATATATATAATTATTACCTAAACGAGGGGCTAATAAAGGTTAAAAGCAGCGTCGATAACACAGAATATAAGGTGCAACTGAAAGATGACGCTAAAGAGGCTGCTGATTTAATCGCTACAATTAAAAGCAAGTTAAATACATTATTAGAACATTTAGAGAAAACTTACGGAGGCAGCGATAATCGCGTGGAGATGCTGAAGAGCAACTATAAGCCTGACCGATTGAGCGAGGGTGTTGATACTCCGGGCTATACCAGTTATTCTGTGAATAAAGGCGAACAGATTGTGTTGTGCCTTAGGAATAGGGACAAACTGATGGATATTAACACGATGACCTTTGTGGTATTACACGAGTTCGCGCATTTGGCGACGGAAAGCATCGGGCATACTGAGGAGTTTTGGACGAACTTCAAGTGGATACTAGAAGAAGCCGTTAATATCGGCATATATACGAGACAGGACTTTAAAAATAAGAATGTGGATTATTGCGGTATTAAGATAACCTCATCGCCTTTGTAAATATATATAAGATATTGACAATTATTAAAATAATATGACTAATACGACAAATAACACTTGTGTCAATATGTCGGTCTTTGACGGCTTTAGCGGCTTTAGCGGCTTTAGCGGCTTTAGCGGCTTTAGCGGCACATATGCTAAACAGTCCTCACCGGCTACGCTAGCGATACCAGATGCGCATAACTATAACTATGACTACAATTATAACCAATTTGAGATTTTCTATATAACCTTTATAATGTTAATGCCTTTTAGTAAGAAATATGCGCCTCTCATTAAGAGTGATGTGGTGCGCCGGAAAATCAATCAATATACGAATTGGAATTTATTGATGATATTGGCGAATAGCCTTCTATATAATGTGTGGGGCATAAATAACCACATAATATCACGGTTTATCGCAATCAACTCTATACAGATTATGACATTATTTCATATGTTTATTATGTATGATAGTAATGTGTTGTTTTGCGTGATGAACGATGAGCCTGTATTGCTAAAGCACTCTATATGCCGCCGAATTTCTACTAGCAACTTGGTGCGCCTTGAATACCTTATCGGCAATATAGTAGTCCATATATTGCCTGTATATTTTTATAGGGATTATTTGTTTATAGCCAGCGCCGCTGGTGGCGATTTGGATATGCTCCCTTATATAATAATGTTTAAATTTATGTGGGTTCTAAATATATTCGGCGACTTCAACATAACATCAATTTATGTGCCTACATTTAACGGCTGTAATGTTAGACTGGTGAATATCGTGGTTATCGTGGATTTTCTAACATACAAGGTTCTCAACTCTCTTTTACGGACATTTATATATAAATATTAGGCGTGTATAATACATTAATTACACATCCTAACCTATCCTAATGATACCTAGAATTATTCACCAGACTTGGAGGGACAAGAACCTACCGCCAATTATCTATAAGTTAGTGAGCGAGAACATAGCACTCTTTAAAGCAAATGGGTATGAATTGATGTTTTGGACGGACGAGATGATATTAAAACTGATAGCCGACGAATACCCGAATTTCTATAATATTTATAAACTAGCTCGCACAGGGGTGCAAAAAGGCGATATCGCCCGCATCCTCCTAGTATATCATTACGGCGGCATCTATATTGACCTAGATGTCCTCGTATTAAGGGATTTTGCCGAGATTTTGGATATGAGCGCTGACAAACTCTATATTACTTACGAACCGTCGGGACAGACGAACGCCTTATATAATAATGACAAATACCTTTGTAATGCTTTCTTTGCGGCAAATAAGAATAACCGGATGCTTAAAGTTATATTAAATAATATACCAGAATATATTAAGAATTATACTGAGAATATCTTTGCTAGATTTGATGTGTTTGGCGGAGCCTATTTTAAGGAGGTTATCACAGCCCCTATTAATGCGATGTTTAAGGAAGATGTGTGTATCATTAATGACCGAGAACTCTTTTATCCTATTAATGACCCGAAGTTGGACGATATGCCTTTCACCGTGGGCGACTGGACTAAGTTGAAGAGGGGCGATTATGGCGCCGATACTATTATGGTTCATTATTGGATACACGGGGATTTTGAATCGCGAACTCTGCTAGGCTCTTTTATCCCTGAATTGAATAAGACGATACACGAGAATATGTATGGTTTTTTCTCTAGACTGTATCCAAATATAGCAAAAAAAATTGATAGTATATTATAGGTTAAGTAATATAACTAAGTTAAATGTATAAAGGCAAGCATTTATTACTGATACTTATTACGATTACTAGTAATATGCGATTTGTAAGAGGATTTGCTTATACCAACATAATTAAAAAAACAATACTTCAAGATACCAAGATGCCTTCTATATATTTGGAGAATAGTTTCTTTGGCGACATCTATGCTAGCGGCGCTAGCGGCGACCCAAAGTTTAAGAATAAGTTTTTTTCTGCGGAGCACATATTCCCACAATCCCTACTAAATAATAAACACACAAACGACATGCACAATATAATAAAGACCCTGAATACGCTAAATGTTAATAGGTCTAACTATATGTTCGTTGAAGATACGAAGGTTAATATGAAAGACAAGAATTGGGCTGAGTTAGACTTCGGCAACTATGTTAATCATAAGAACAAGGTGTTTGTCCCTAACGACTATTCACGAGGTTTTATATCCAGAGCAATCCTGTATATGTGCTGGGAGTATGACTACAGCCATAAGAAGGTTATAGATACAGACTTGCTGATTAAATGGTATTTTCAGCATCCGCCCCTAAAAGAGGAGCGATACCATAACGAGATTATACACCGGATACAGCGGAAGCATAATATATTTATCACAAACTACTTTAAGAAAAATAATGTTATCATTAAGTTCATAAATAAACTGTAAGATATGTATATAGACTTAAATAATAATATTAAAGAGGTTATAAAAACAATACCAGAAGACTATTATAAGAGAATATTAAATGGAACATATAATAGACAAGCTAAATATATTAAGAAAAATAAGGTAAGAAAATACAAGAATTATAAAGACTAAAATCGGCATTTTAAATGTCAAAAGGTGTAAAAAATGCCTCAATTTATTTTTTTCTTATATAAAAATTGATACATGCTATATATTACTAAGTTATAGCATAATATAATGAGCGATGCTAGTGCCGATAATGAGACTACTGAAGAACCCGTAGCTGTCGCTTCGCCGCCGCTATCGCCATCGCTTAACGCAAAGCAACAATTAGCAGTTGCCCAGACGATGAATGGGGACAATATATTACTAACGGGTCCCGCAGGAACCGGCAAATCATTCACTATTAAATATATTATAGAGTTGTTAAAAGCCAATAATAAGAATGTGGGTCTCACAGCAACGACAGGGACGGCTGCTTTTATTATCGGCGGACAGACAATCCATTCTTATATGGGTATGGGGATAGGCGAAGAGAGCACCGCTGATATCTTTATAAAGATTAAGAAGAAGGCTGGTATATATAGGACGCTAGTAGAACTAGATGTGCTTATAATTGACGAGGTATCTATGCTGGATGCTGCGCTATTAGAGAAAATATCCAGCATCCTTTGCTATGTTAAATCGCACAGTTTGAAAGATACAGGGCTGCTGAATAAACCGTTTGGAGGGATACAAGTTATTTTTATCGGGGACTTTTGTCAGTTGGCGCCTGTGAAAGGATTTTACTGTTTCTTATCTAAACTATGGATTGAAGCGGACATAAAGGTTATTATGTTGGACGAACTGGTAAGACAAAACGACGACTTATTATTTCAGCAAATACTACAAATAATCCGGAAAGGCAAATGCACCGACAATATCTTGAAGGTTCTTAATGCCCTTAAGGATACGCAATTTGAAGATGAAATAATACCCACCAAATTATACCCTAAAAATGTGAATGTTGATAAAATAAATGAGATGGAGATAGATAAACTCAAGAGAGCTGGTAATAAAACCATTATTTACAAGGCAATCGCAGGCGGCGGTAGCGGTAGCAGCGGTAGCAGCGCCTTTGCCGGAACCATTAACAAATATGATGTTGAGTTAGTGGAGAATTCGCAAGTAATCATCACGCGTAATATTGATATTACAGGCGGGCTTGTTAATGGAACACGAGGTATTGTTAAACATCTACATAAAGATTTTGTAATAATCAAAGATACGCAAGGTAATAACCATAGCATAGTGTATTACAAGGATATTTTAGGGAGCGGTAGCGGCGGTAGCGGCGGTAGCGGCGGCGCCAAGAAGTCAGCTAAGGCTGCCGATAAATCGCATATTCTACATATGCCTTTAAAGGTATCCTATGCTTTGTCTATTCACAAATCACAGGGTATGACGATAGATGCTATGGAGATTGATTTAGGAGACAATATTTTCACTTGCGGTCAAGGATATACCGCACTATCACGAGCAAAAAGCCTAAGAAGCATTAGGGTTATTGATGTATCCAATCAATCGTTTAAAATAAATCCCTTTGTGAAAGCGTTCTACAATAATATTTTAAAGTAATAAGATAAGATACATTTATGAAAATAACTAGGATAGGCACCTATAAAACCGGCTTTAAATATTACAAAAACAAGGTTGAGATAACGAATGCCGACGATATAGAAAAGATAAAGTTGCTGAAGATACCGCCAGCATATGAGAATGTATCTATATTAAATGATAAGAAGATTATAGCATATGGATATGATAGTAAGAATAGAAAGCAGGTATTATATAATCCTGCCTTTATTGCTAAACAGAACGCCAAGAAATACGATAAGATATCCACATCTATTAAATTTTTTTCCATATTGAAAAAGAGGATTGCGAGTGATTTAGGTAGCGGCAGCGGCGGCAGCGGCGGCGACGAAAAGACGCTAGCAATTGCTGTTATAATAACTCTTATATTAACTTGCGGTTTTAGGATAGGCAATAAGAAATATGAGAAGGACAATAATTCTGTTGGATTAACCACGCTAAAATATAGCCATTTGAAGTTTGATAACGACCGTCAAGGCATCCTTTTAATAGACTTTATAGGGAAGAAAGGGGTTCGTAATGTTGCCGAGTGTGATAACAAGATAATATATGAGTATCTGTATAATAAATACAAGAATGCGACTAGCGGGGCTAGCAAGGATGACTATGTATTCACCTATGACGGAGGCAAGGTGATAACTTCGGCAGATGTTAATGAATATTTGAAAGTAATTAGCAATAAGTATTCTAGGAAGGGGACGGAGCCTATAATAATAACCACAAAGGATTTGCGAACTTGGAATGCTAATATGCTTTTTTTAACTTACTATAAAAAATTAAGGAAGTCTAGAGGTCGTGGAAAAGATGCTAAGAAGGGAGACGCTGATGCTATCGCTGACGCCAAGGACGCTATAGCGCAGGATGCAGCCGAAAAGTCCATCAATAAGGACATAAAAGCCGCTATTGAGATGGTCGCACATAAATTACATAATAGTTATAGTATATGTAGAAAGAGTTATATAGACCCTAAAATAATAGAGGATTTGCTGAGTAGTAGGCAATCATAAAAAACAAAAAATGATTTTAATTCTTCTTATCTTAATATAAGAATTATATAATATAGAATAAATATAGAATGGATATCAACATCGTTATCGCAAATCTAAAGGATATGCTGAAAAGCAGAGGAGATGATATAACATTATTTGAGGAGCACGAGGCATCTATTGACAAGGACAAATATGAAAGGGACGCCAGTTGTATAGAGTATGAAACCTCTAATACAACGCTGATATTTGCGCTAACAAAGCAGACCCGAAAAAATATAATTACTGAACTTAAAGAGGATTTGAAAGAGGATGATGCGAGTGGCGGAGGGAGCGGCGGGACGCTAAGTTTCGTCAAGAAGCATCGGGGAAAGAATAACATCATCCTAATATTCAATAATGATACGGTGTCGCTACCTCTAATATCGCAGTTAAACAAGTATGACAAGATATTCCAGAAAAATGGCGGAATGCTCCAGTATTTCCAAGTGAAGCAACTTATGTTTAACCCAACAAAGCACGAGTATGTCCCTCAGCATATTAGACTGGCTGAGAGCGAAGTCGGCGACTTTATGAAAAAGTATATGATACGAAGCAAACTAGATATGTCCCGCATATACCCGAACGACCCTATTGCTAAATGGCTCGGGCTTAAATACGGAGACATCGTTAAAATTATCCGCTATAACGAGAATAGCGGTGAATCGTATTATTACAGGTCTTGCTTCTAACTCAGCCGTAAAATAAAATATATATAGTAATAGAGGACATATTGAATGACAACACCATTAAAAAATAACTATATAGGCAAGATTGACGAAAAACTGAAGATATATGATAGTATATTTTTTAAGTCTATAGACGGGAGCGGAGTATTACTTGCGGAGGCTAGCAAGATAACTGCGCCGAATGGTTTGAGAATACCCGCGAATACTAATGCGACCACATATAATGTCTCGCAACTCCCTAACTTTATAAGAAATATCGTTAATTTTAACATTAAAAACTTTAATATACTTGACGACAAAGATAACAATATGGGGTTTGTAAGCAGAACTGTAGGGCGTAATGGTGCGCCCTCATATTCTTTTAATGATAATGTTAAAACCAATATTATAGAGACGCTAAAGGTTATTAATGTGTTCGTAGATATACTAGAAGCCTACAAATACTGTATAGATAACAAGGATAAAGAGGCGGTATCAGGTGCCTTTGATACCGGCTTCACCGTAGAAACGCCAATAGACAGGATTGAATTAGTATCGGCAAATACGAGGTTTTATAATGATGCTAAAACAACGATGACACCTGCAAGCACAGTATTAAACGCAGGGTATATAAGGAGTATTAAAGAATATGAAGGTGCTGATAAAAATATCACGGTGTTATACCTATCAATCCAAAGTTTTAATACTGGTATGGCTGATAAGGATTATAATTATAATAATATCTTTAGCAAAACCAACGATAACGCTACATTTAATAATACGCCGGAAAATATATTAAATAGCGCGGCTTTAACCGGACTAACAACATCATATGCGTTAGCAAGAACAGACTATCCACGACAAACATATAGTGGGCTCGCTAGCGACCCTAAAGCAGTCTCTAACTTAACATTAGAGAACCGCAATAAGGCGCTCATCCTCATATTATTAAAAACGCTGTTTAACCTTGATAATAACTTTCGCAGCCAGAGCGTATATGCCTTGTATTATTATTATAAATTCGTCCAATTATATTCAGCCCTTGTCATAAATATCTCTAATGTTATGTATGCCGATTTAAATATAGCAAAACCGCTAAGGATTGAGACGCGTAATATGACAACTAGCAAAGCGGAACTTGGGGTATCGGCAATTGAGTTAGTCCCATTAACAGACACTTATAGCACAGGACCGACATTCACACAGACAGGAGGAGGAGGGACTATAAGTGTTGCTCCGGAGAATATTACTGTTGTTAATGGTAGCGCAGATACCAATAGCAAAGTTAATATTATAAACAGCGGCAAGGGATATACTACAACGCCTACATTTACTGTATCATCAACACCTACTTCTACCGCAAAAGCGACGATAGTCCCTATAGTTATGGGATATTCGCGAACGAATGATGGAAATATAGACAAGTTAAGGGAAGTTATTACTGAGATTAGTGCGTCTCTGTCGCAACTTATCACAGATGTCTCTAACTATAATGCGAATACAGATGCGTCCTTTGCGATTAGCACGAAATCGCCTGATGGAAAACCTACTAAAGCGACACTTTCTAACGATAATAAGGTTGTTCTGTCTATTAGTAAAGTATGTGTAATTAATAAACTGAATAATTATAATGAAAAGAATGATTTTGTTAATGATTTTACCATATATGACAATATAAATAAGAATTATTACAGTATCATAAGGATTAATAACGAAGACCAAGCCATCTTTAATATAGAGATTAATGCGGTTTATAGAGCCGAGGATATTTTAGAAAAAGATATAGACACTAAGATATTTAAGAACGGAAATGGAGATACTATGACACGACCAGCAGTAAATACGCTGAGTGATATTGACACACCGAATGCCGACTTCTTAGAAATCCGCCGCAAGGATATTAATGCCTACAAGACAGAGTATATATATAATAGGAATGACCTTGAGAAATTGAATGAGAATATCGGGTATAACACTAGCAAGGTTTCGCACCAGACAAATCAATACCAAGCCCAGTTTAATAAGAACCTGTTTTTAGAGAGGCAAATCTTAACATACAATATCATACTGGCGATTATAATACTGGTATTAGTAGGTATAAATGCGGCAAATATTAACAGGCAATTGGCGAAGACAATATCGCTATCTTGCCTAGGCGCTATCGTATTATTATTCGTAATTTACTTTATATCTAATATAACATACATAGAGACATTCGTTAGCACCAGCGATGATTTATATGTTATAACGGCTTCGTATTATGAAGCCAATAAGAATAAGTTAAACCCTACCAGTTATAATACCCAGAAACTGAATAAGTTAAATATTGAGATTGACAAGTTAAATTCTAGGTTTATCAGTTATTTTGAAAAGATAATCATTACGCTTCCTTCTACGGACAACCTAGATTTTTACAGGGAGATTAAGGAGGTTATAACAAATGATAGGGATAACAAGCAGTTCATCAACAAACGCCTAGAATACAATAAGTCGCAGAATAGTAATGACATTAACTCGCTAAAATACGAGTTGGAGAACAATAAGTTGTATATCAATACGCTTTTAATATCCGCTATCATATTTATAGGGATATATAACCTGTATATTAACTATATGTCGAGCGATAAATACCTGTCATTACTGCTATTCGTAAGCGCCATTATATTCATCATAATACTATCGTATTACCTAATAACCTCTAATAGACGAGTTAAAACGGTCTTTAAGAATGTCTATTGGGGTCCCGAGTTTTCTAAGAGTTTCTAAATGATATCCTTTTATTTTTTCATAAATTATATAAAAAAGTGTAATCTATATATCTTAAATGACTATCATAAAAGAAAACAAAAAGCGTGAAGGCGAGGACAACAAGGCTGACGAAAGCGACGAGACATATAGCGATAATAGCGGCAGCGGCAGCAGCGGCAGCGGTGATATCTATAATTGTGAGGCAGACGAAGCGGACGAAGCGGACGAAGCGGACGAATGCGACTGTGAATGTGAGGATTGTAAAGAATGCTGTGAGAGATATTATGGATGCGAAGCCTGCGAAGCCTGTGAAGCCTGCGAAGCCTGCGAAGCCTGCGAAGCCTGCGAAGCCTGCGAAGCGCCCGCAGGCGGCTTCTTTAATAAATATGATGAGATGAATACTAGCAGGAATAAGAGTTTTGTGGTATTGAAGAAGCAACCTAAGAAAAAGGATATAAAGAAGAAGATTAAAAAGGTAAAATATGACTTTTACAAGAAATATAATAATGAGGAGAAGAGCTATTTTGATTTGTTATCAGCGAAAGAGCAAGAGAAGATAAGTATTCTAGAAGACAAATTAGAAGTCAGCAAGAAGGCGCTAACCGTTCCTATGCGTTTTAAGATATTAGGTTTAGATATTAATGAGCGAACCAAGCGCAGTATCGTATTTAAACTAGAATGTTTAAGCAAGATGTCCTCAACATCTGGCGAATTCCACAAAATATCCAACTGGCTCGGTATATTGAATGAGATGCCTTTTAATAAATACTTTAAAATTCCTATAAAGAATACTGACGGAAATGACAAGATATGCGAGTTTCTAAGTGGTATTAGAGGGCGTATGAATGACCGTATATACGGGCACAAGGAGGCTAAGGAGCAGATTATACGGGTATTGGCGCAATTGATATCATTCCCGAAAGCATACGGGTATATTATCGGGATACAAGGTGCCGCCGGTATCGGTAAGACGAAGTTGATTAAGGAGGGCATCTGTAATGCTCTAAATTACCCAAATGCCTTTATATCGTTGAGCGGGGCGGACGATGCGTCGTTTTTAAGAGGACACTCTTATACTTACGAGGGAGCCACTTATGGGAAGATATGCGAATCGCTTATTAAGACGGGTATAATGAACCCGCTTTTGCTTTTTGACGAATTAGACAAGGTATCCGACACATATAAGGGGCAGGAAATCATAAACACCTTAATTCATATAACAGACCCCGTACAGAATGACAAATTCACAGACAGATACTTTGAGGAGATTGATTTGGATATATCACGCTCTATGATAGTATTCACCTTTAACGATGAGACGCTCATCAACCCTATTTTAAAAGATAGGATGATTGTGATAAATGTGAAAGGCTACAATAAACAGGAAAAGATAGTGCTGTCGAAGGATTACCTAATACCTGAGATATTGGCGCAATATAATCTCAAGAAGGGCGATATAATGTTTGGAGACGAGGTGTTAGCACATATTATAGATAATATTGAGGGTGAAGAAGGCGTCCGTAATTTGAAGCGAGCAATCAACAATTTGATTTCTTGGATTAATATGATGCGATATGTATCTATAGATAATGTTATGATAAACCTGCCTTATGTCGTAGATATCAAGTTTTACGATAAATATTGTGGGATTAGTAATAACAGTATGCGAAAAGATGTCTTACATTCGCTATATTTATAATGTGTGATACTTGTTAAGGTTTTTATTTTTATATTGTTAGCAAAATTATTATAAAAATATAATATATTTATAGGAATTGCTAGTATAATTATGAGTGCGAAGGCTACGAAGACTGCTGACACCTCAAGAGGCGCGACCAAGACACCCTCTCTAGTTAGAGCAATAAGTGCGAAAGGTGTTAGTATGCAAAGCCCTATAAATATGTTAAGCCTGATGAAACTACGGAGTGCGCAGAGCGCAAGGAGTGAAGGGATAGATACAGGAAGCAAATGTAATAATGATATCAAGGCAATAAGGAAATATAGCAGTTTTATATTTTTTGGCTGCTGGAATAATGTGAATTGTAAGAAGGAGTATGTATATCGTGATATCGTCCTAGATTATATACACGATAAAGAGAAAGCCATTAATCAACTATACATAGCAGGGGATAACTGGTATACGAATATAAAGAATATAGATGGTGTGAATTACAAGGTTTATTTAACAGACATTTTAACTAGAGGATATGACAAGTTATATTCTATGAATAAAGAGATATATATTGCTGTAGGGAACCACGATGAAGACAAGAACGCTGTCGCGGCTGTCGCGGCTGTCGCGGCATTACAGAAGGATTGTAATATAAATACGCAAAAATACTACTTAAAGAAAATTAAGGATTTGAAGACAGGACAGGTGGGGCGAACTGTTAATACAATAACCGAGCCTACATTAGAGAGTTTAGAACTTGAAGCAAAAGAAGGGAAACTTACTGATAGTTATTTGTGTAAAAATGGCGTGTATATATATGTTGAAGATATAGGCGTGCGATATAATAAGGGCAACATAGTAATCATAATAAATACCAATAAGTTTGACGATTACGATGAAGGACTGGAATATTTAGAGCATATCAGGGCATTTATAGAATATGTGGTGGGTGTTAGAAATAGTAATGGCGGCGGCAGCAGCGGCAGCGGCGAACAGATATTTGTAATGGGGCACATACCTTTATTCAATTTTAAGAAAGACGAAATACAGATACAGGATATAAACAAGAAAGAGCTTAAGTTTAGGGAAATAATAGTAAGGCTCTTTGATATGTTCGTAGAAAACAACATCATATACATTTGTGCCGATACGCACAACTTTAGTATAATGAGTATTAAATGTAATAATAGTGATGCGAGGGTATTGATACAGATAACAGCAGGGAGTGGTGGTGCTGACCCTGATTTATTAACAACCGAATATGCTACGAAACCCACAACCAAAACCATAAATTTAAAAGATGAATTTGATGGCTATAATTTTAAAATAGAAGCATACGCATTAAATTCTTACGGGTATGCTACGGTATCTACAGGAACCGTCAATAACATTACTGTATGTTATAAGCAGATAATAAAGGATAATGAGGATATCACCACCGCTACTATGGCTAGCGCTGCTACCAATATAACTGAGATAACTTATAAGATAGATAAGGCGACTAAAACTATAAGCGAAGTTAAAGCGACTAATCCTGAAGCAACCATAAATATTCACAAGAATACTGAGATATGTAAGAAGATTGAGAAGCCAACGCGCGGTTATATAACCAGTCTAAGCCATAAAACGGCGTGTTTTAAAAAAGATATTGATAAGAAAGATAAGGATAAGAAAGATAAGGATAAGAAGGATAAGAATAAGAAGGAGAAGACATAATAAAACATTCTTTATTATTAAAGAGAAACCACCAATTATAATTATGAAAAAAAATAGCTATAGCATAAGCATACTATTCTGGATGCTAGCAATACTAGCAATCGTCCTCGCCATATACTTTGTATTCGTTGTATATAAAGCTACTTTAACATCGGGATTAAATAGCGATGATAGTAAAGAGAATTATAGTAATAGCGACGGAGACGAAGAAGGCACCGAAGGCAGCGACCCACGCATCCGTTTTATGACATATAAGGATACAGCAAACTTTTTAGCCAAGGATAATGATGGGTATGTGCGTAATTTAACGGAGTTAGATTTGCTCGCCAGAAATGTCAAGACGCATATAGATTATCTAAATAATATAGATGATACCACAGTTTCTTTTACAGAAGACGAAAAGAGGTTGCTAGTTAAATGTGCGAATAACGCCGACAAGTATTTGAGGGATGAAAAGTTTGCCGAGATAAAATACGGTAAGCATCTGGACGGCAAGGAAATTGCGGGTATTAAATGGGTATTCGCAAATACCTATGCTAACTATTCTAAAGATGTTATTAAAGAATACGAGCAGGGGCTACCGCATACCAGAGAGAATATCATATTATTATCTAAGAATGTTTTAAAGTATGACGAACTAGACTTAACGAGCACCCTGATACACGAGAAGATACATATATATCAACGATATAACCCTGAACTCTTTGACAAAATAATAACAGAAATGGGACTTAAGGAACTAGACAAGAAGTCCTTTAGGCACGCTAAGTATATCCGGTCTAACCCTGATACAAATAATAAACTCTATTATTATCCTAAGACGGCTACGACAGATACGGGAACGACGACGGCTACGGCTGCCGCTAGAGACATATGGAATTCTATGACGGGCGCTGCTAGTGCTGCTAGTGCTGCTAGCGGCGCTAGCGACACGAAGGATTACGACGAAGACAAGGTGATGGTTTGCTTGTATCGTAATGACAAGCCGAATAGCATTAATGATGTGAAACATAAGAAATTTACGGAAGAGCACCCATACGAAAAGATAGCCTATGAGGTTGCTGAAAATTATAATAATAAGAATAATAACAAAAATAAATATATAAATATATAAAGTTATAGTAGTTTTAGAAGTAAAGAGAAGAAGAATGGACGAAGTTATACAGCAAGCACCCGATTATTTTTCTAAAGAGGAGATTGAAGTTATATTTAAAAAGAATGAAGAGAATGTAATAAATACCTTGATTGATTTGTGGAACTTAGATGCGCCTAAGACAAAAAGCGCAGCAGAAATCGCAGCAGAGGCTGCCGCTATGGAAATAGATATAAATAAGGTTAGCGCAGCTGGTGGCGATAAATGGGCTAGCATAAGAGACATTTGCGATACATATGATTTAGAGATGCAGACCCAGATGAACCTGCTTAAGAATAGAAAGCAGTAAGCAATAGCAGCAATAGCGGCAATAGCGGCGACAATAGACAATAAAAATATAAATATCATTATTATATAAAGAAAATAATATGGCGATAGAGACTTACAATTTTAATGTTTTAACAGTTATAATTAAGGAGGTATTCCCTGTGAAAACCTGTAATGGGATATATTGTAATTTAAACTTCAAGATGTTTAACAGCGCCTACAATCAATCGTCTGGCTTCTTAACAGGAAACAATTATGTCCTCAAGCAACTTCGTAATTTCGCAGACGGCAAAGGCTATGGATACGATGATGGTGAAGGCGATGGCAGCAAATTTGACTTCTCGTCGCCTGAGGATTATATGTATTACAATAGTGATAAAAAAGAATACTAAGTAGTAAAATATATGTAATAATATAAATATCCCTTATATAATTAGATAAAATGTTTCTAAATTTTGAATTAGAAATATTTCTAATGGTATTGCTGCTACTTATAGTGATATCTATGATACCAATAATAGAATTGAAATATAATAGCGACCTCTATGAGAATATAGAGAAATTCAACAAATATTGCTTAAATAATGATGCGAAGTTGCTGAGCGAACTGGATGTGAAAGATACATATATGTGGAATATGTCGTCATATATATACGACTATAATAATCTGTCAAACTTCTTCCACAAAAGGGACGATAGAGGCATAGGCACTAGCGATTATGCGGGGCTGAACCGAGATGCCGCCAAGGTATCCGTGAATAACAAACAGATAGATAATGTTATGAAAATATACAACTACTATTTGTATATGTCGTTAGGCTTCTTTATAGTCATAATTGTCTTTTTTATAAGTCAGGCAAATATACTAATAAATATAGGGGCTACTAGCGATTATGCTATATGTATGGACGGTGAAGGCAGCAGCGATAACAAGATATTTAATGTGTTTAAAAACTATATGTATGCCCTCTTTGTATATATCGCATTATTTATTGTGTTTTTCTCTTTGATATTAAAGAAACTTACTGAATTATATGCTGATACAGATACATACGAATACATTATGTTAATGAAAGAGTTAGACATCCTACTTAAGGAGAATAAGCCGGCAAACGCCGGTATCGTAAATATATTAAAGAAGTATTCTAAGAATAAGATTAACGACATCGCCTATATCGCACTCAATAACAAGGCAATTATTAGCGAACTATCCGCAAAAATACTTAAGAATAAGGATGATGTAGTGTCTGTGGTTAAATACGACAATAACGAGAACTACAAGATAACATTAAAGAATATAGAAAAGATAGAGTATTACAACGGTAAGGAGGCGAAGGACAAGGTGAAGAACAAGGTTAGCGACATATTTCAGTTTATTTATGTGTATATAATATTCTTGATAGTCCCTATATATATGCTGTCAATATCGCTACAAGGCAACTATATGTATCTGCTTTTCACTATAATCGCAATAATAATATTCAGCGTCTCAGTATATAACATCTATAATACATTACAAAACTAAATACACACAATATCTTCTAATATCTTTTTTTCTTCATAAGGTTTAAAGTTAAAGTAAAAGTTAAAAATATAAAATATGCTGACTTCCACTATAAATCTTACAATTTTTATAATGATGATTATAATCTATTTAAACGAGATGAGAAACATCAGCACATTCGTCTATAACTTCCACTATATAAAGGATTTGTCTAGGATTATAATGACCGAAAAGTGTAATAGCGTGTATTGCGAAGCCGAGACCGACCGATACCAGATGGCGAAAAACAGTTATAAACTGCTATTGCCGAACGACATCTTCAATTCCAAGACATATATAATATTTACCTTTATAGTCGCCATATTGATTTACATATATTTCTACTTTATTCTGTTTAATTCAGGCGACAACGACGGTGGTGGCGAGAGCGACGCTAACTACTATGTCCTTAATCTTTTGATGCTGGCGCTTTTGCTAGGAATAATAATTTACAGATATGTCCCTAACGATGAAACAGGATACCTAAATTATTTTGGAAAAGTTAATGACCCTGACAGTTTTTCTAGCACCTTTAAACTGTATATATTGGTTCTGCTAATTGCGATTACTCGCGTCATATTCTTAATAAAACGCAAACAAGCCGGTAGCGAAGGCTTATTAATTATGACAGTCAAATACCTATGCTTTATGTTTGCTATTATCCTACTATTTAATCTAATGAATATCGTTATGACTTTTCGTAATAATAAAACGCCTATATTGAAGACAAAGAGCTTAGTCTGGTCTCTCAAGAACTCCTTTGAAGGTATGTTGGATAAATTCTCATTAACCCAGATAGCTCATTTAAATAAGGATATATCCGACGAATATAAGAAGATAATATATATTAAACAACTTTTAGCGACTAAGGAGATAGCTGATACGGATACTATATCGGCTATTATAGATGTCTTACTAGCATTTGAAGAATTGTCAACAATCGTAATTAAAAATTATGGGGGTATTGATAGTGCGAATAGCATAAATTTAAAATATATAATTGATTTGAAGAAAATCATTAATGACAAAACAGCTAAAATTATAGAGAAGAAGGATGGTGCCGAAGCCGCCGAACAACCCACAGTATCTAACTTATCCCTGATATATGACAAGTTTGTGAAAATACCTCATCACTACAACGCAGACGAACATAGCACCAATAATAACGAAAATAACACGGACTATGTATATACTGCCGACATATCCTATGACAACGCTAACCTGTTTTATGAAAAATACTGGGATTTAAATGCTAACACCGGCGACTTCTTATATAACTACGATTACTTCGTCTCCTCCTTCTTGTTTGGGGGCTATCGCCCTAACCTATTCAAGATTTTAATAGTTATAGTGATATTCATCGTAGTTATCTATATACTCGCCCTAATTAACGGTATAATTCTTGTGAAAAATACCGCTGAATTAACAGAATTATTCAACAAGGTATATTCTATAATATACCCTCTAATCCTGTTCGTCATATTGATAACCTATATACTGCTGTTTATCCGCTTTAATACGATGTTTAACTCTAGCGTCATTTATAAGTGCCTTGACAGCAGTTATAAGAGGTCGCTGAATAAATTGAATAATGTTGTGGTGCCTTATATACGAATGTATGACAATAAAATCCTGAAAGGTAATAAGAACTACCTACAGCACTACATTATTACAAATGTCTTTTATTCAATATTGAGCGGCAATATAAAATTGGCGGCTAACACAGAGGGAAAGAGTATCATCAACGAGCCGCAGGAGAACGAGAATTACTATGACATACCACGCATTAAATCGACACGGCTAAAATTAACCACTTTGAATAGTAGCGTCCTCAGCAACGATAATGAGTTTCGCGAGTATTACAAGGCAAAGTTTGAAAACCTATATAAGGACGGCTACGACAAGAAGCACGCCGAAAGTATATATGAGGTGTTTAGACACCTATTCGGCGCAGACAGCACAATAAGAAGCAGCGAAGCAGGTATAGATGCCTATTTTAAAGAGATAATTAGCAGGGACAATATCTTAAAGATTTATCTCATTATAAAGAAGTGTGTCTCTCTGTTTAACGAAGAGACATTCAATAATAACTTAATATACTATAATAATCACGAGAACAAACAGAAGGGGGTTAATATAGATGCCTATAATAAGTTTAAATTTTATAAATATGGGGACAAAGTGATACCTTACAAATTCATATTAAAACTGAATACATTCACCGATTATACCGAATTTGTCAAAGACATAAATGTTAAAGTTCGCGTAGAATTTGACAAGAACATAGCCGATTACTTTTCGCCCACGACATCTCTTACATCTCTTACAAATATCCTAGATAATAGCACAGACAGCGAAGACCTATTAAGTCAGGCAGCAGACCTAGAAAATAAGAAAGATAAGAATTTGATAATACTGATTACAATGTATTTGCTAATTCTTGCGCATATCAATTATAACCGGATAGAATATAATAGTATTGTTGTTGACGCTAATGCTAATACATCCGCAATCACCGCAGCAACCGCAAGGAAGAAAGCAATATACGAGAAGAAGACTACCTACCTATATAAATTGATATCCAATATATTATACGACGATACCTATGATATTGACGATACCTTTGTTACTAATAGTGATAGTAATAGCAATACTAACGGTATTGTAAGTATTTCTCTCACGAATGGTGGTAGCGGTTATACTACCCCTCCTACAATCAATTTAATACCTGTAGAAGATGTAGGAACGGGTGCTGTCGCTGAAGCATTATTAACACGAACACCTATAAGGGTAATAAATATTACGAATGGAGGTGCCGGTTATATAACCGCTCCTACAATAAATATTAGAGGTGGCGGAGCGACTATACAAGCAACAGCGACAGCGACAATAAACCAATCAAGAGGAATAATAACAGGTATTCAAATTGTCACAGCAGGAAGTGGTTATACTAAAGTTCCAACAATTGATATAATTGGCGGCGGAGGCACCAGCGCTATTGCGGAAGCTATACTAAATTCTTCATCCGTAGAAAGTATTCAAATTACCAACGAAGGAAGTGGTTATACCACCGCGCCAGCAGTTAATATAACTGGCGGTGGCGGCACAGGTGCTACAGCTGTAGCCCTAAACAGTCTTTTAATAGGTGGTGGCGAATACGAGAAATACAAGCACTTGTCATATATCTATAATTACTTAGAGACTAGGTTTGTTAATATATCCGCCAATAATAATAAAAATTACTTGGCGAATATCATTAAAGGTATTAATAACAAGATTAGCGATAGCAGCGGCAGCGGCGACGAAGACAAGATAATGAATATGGAAGGCAAATCATCTATGTATATGTTTAATGACAATATAAATCTTATGAAAACCCCTGAAGAGTATGAGAACGAGGACGAGGTATTAAATGCGGCGAATAATGTATCCACGGGCTCTTTGGCGACGACCTATGTATTCAATATAATACTGATAATAGTGTATTTTAAAGTTATATCGGCAAATATCAAATAGGCACTATTAAATAATCTTTTTAACTATTAAATATGATAGAAGAAACCAATTTAACAAAGGAACTCAAGTGTAGCACCAAGGATTGCGAGATAGATACGCTAGGAGACAAGGATGCCTATATATGCTGCTATAATCTGCCTCGTAAGATGCGTGAGTTTTTACACAAAGACGCATATATGCTAGAGTATAAAAACACCATTAAGCGGGACGACAGTATTGATAGGATGCGAGTGCTATATAGCAAATTCTTTCAGCCATACAGCGTATTACCTAACAAAAAGATAGACAAGGTTTATAGAGATGCTGAATATAACAACTGGGAATATAATCGCAAGTATTTTAACACATTCGGGATTATACCTTTGGAATTGATACCTGCTTCATATATACCATTCAATTACAAAAATTACGATATGAACCTAGACAGATTGACGAGAGGCGAGATATTTTACGAAGACGACTATAAGCGGATATTTATAGATTACAATAAACAGCCTGACCCCGCTAGCAAGACGCATTTTAACGAAAAGGGCTTAAAGGAATATCTAGAGATATGCCTGAAAGACAGGCTGGCTAGCCCGAAGGCAATCTTTAACGCCTTCTCTATAACTATTATGACACAGTTTATATGCGTAATATGGTTTTTTATTATTGTGATGATGCTCTATATAGTGTTTTATTATTATAGGGATATATACTCGTATATTCTTTTAGGCATTACTATTATCTTGGTATTTGTGGCGATTGTATTGAAGATGTTTAATATACTTAATATTGAATAATTTATTATTGAATAATTTATTATCTATAATACGATTAAGGAAGTATAAGTATAATATAATGGCTGCTGCTGCTGAAGAAGCATTAAAATCCAATTATAGATACAATATGATATTTAACAATACTAGCACTAATAACGACGATGACGATGTTAAATTTAATACGAACTTGATAAGTGATTTTGATTTACAGAACTTTGACCCTAAACGCTACGAATACTATGTTAATTTATTAAAGGTGTTTAATAATGACCCTGATACCCTCTCTAAATTATTAAACAAATATAATAGCATCAAGACTTTAAAAGGAAAGGAACGAAAAATTATAAGGGAAATTAGCAATTATGTTAATAAACTCAAAGATATAGAAGGTAATGCGAGGGCAGCGCCGCAGGTAGGTGGTGGTGATAATAGTGAATTGAATGGCAAAAAGAAAAGAGCCCTGAAATTATATGAGAGTGTTGATAAATTATCTACCGAGGCTACCGAGGCTACTGAGGCTACCGATGATTTTAAGGCTGCTATTGAGACATTTAAGAGGGATATTTTAAGATTTATTGAGGATTTGAAAACAGAGCAAATATTAAAAAATTATAGCCTTAATGATAATACAATAAATGCTTTTCAAGAGAGCGTGGATACTTTTAAAAATGAAATTGAAAAGTATAATAATAGCAAACAAAATGGTGGTCTATTATTAAAGGACATATTAATTGAAAATTCTGCTGAAATAGGCGCTGCCGCTGAAACTGATGCCACTGCCGCTGCTGCTGGTGCCGCTGCTGGTATTACCGCTAAAACCACCAAAGCTGCCGTCGCTGCCGCCGCTGCTGCTGCTAAAAAAAAGAATAATTTTATAAAAGAAGCAAAGAGATTGGCTGGAGAAGCAACAAAATTGATAAAATATACACAGGATGCTAATAGAAATATGGAGGCAAAAATATATGGCGATAAAAGTGGAATTAGAGAATTATTAAAGATATTAGACGAAGGCAATAAAAAAGATGATGAAGAGAAAGCAAAAGATAATGAGATAAAGAAGAGAGAGAAGGTAAGAGAAGAGAGAGAGAAGGTAAGACAAGATACCGAAGGGTTATTAGCGGACAACATAGAAAAAAGAGAGAATGTTATAGATAATGAGAGAAATTTAATTGTGAATAGTGATGATAGCAATAGAAGTGATGGGAGTGTTGGGAGATTTAGGAGTGATGGGAGTGTTGGGAGATTTAGGAGTGATGGGAGTGTTGGGAGATTTAGGAGTTTTGATAGTGCTGAGAGATATGATAGTGCTGGGAGTTTTGATAGCGATGAAAGTGTTGGGAGTTATGGATTGGGTAATAGAAGTGCTTGGAGATTTAGGAATGATGGGAGTGATAAACCAGAAGAAGGAGAACGACAACAAAATAGCTTTCTTCGAAATGCGTTTGTAGATGAAGCTGCAAAAAAGAGTATAAGCTTACTGTTAGAAGAAGCAGAAATAATAGACACCAATTCAAGAAATGAAACAAAACCCGTAAGAACTTTAAAACTAGAAAGGCAACCAGCACCGCAAGGGACTAATGTTGTTATGAGAGGCTTAATTGATAATCTAAAAGAAACACTAGCAATAGCAGCAATAGCACCAAGAGAAAAGCAAACAAAAGCACTACCAGCACAATCCGGTGGAGCCGCAGACGAATATAACGACGATACATTAAAGGCTAGGTATCTAGAGGCAAGACCTCAACGATATAGTAGGATAACCCTAGACGACCCGAAAATAGAGAAACTTAGAAATGCGAATAAGGAGAGAAGCGATAGCGGCGATAGCGGCAATAGCGGCGAGGATACAGGAGCAGTTAAAACCGATAACAAGATAGAGCAGTTATCTAACGATATTGATGTATATAATGGGCTATCCTCAGCAGACAAGGACAATCCTATTAAAAACAAAGAGATGATACAGAAAATTAAGAGATTTGAGGATGACCCTAAAAATCCATTAGAAGAACTAGAACTAACCTTTGACGACCGCATAGTATTCATTATTGCGACTTTTTTTATCCGTTATATAACTATAATTATGGTGCAGTGGTGTATAGACATCAATATTATAAAGACCTTCTATGAGGGCTTCATATATTACGCTGTCATCTATATTATATTATTTTGGTTTATTGTGTTATTCATTAATATAGATAATAGTTTTGATGTTAAATATATGAACTTTAATGGAATTATAAATAGTATCCGCACGCTCTTTTACTATTTTTATATGGGGACGAACGGGATATCGCGGCTACTCATTCACACCTCATTAATATTACTATTGATTGTAATCCCTATCATATTAAATATTAAAAAGAGCAACGAATATAAGCCCGAAGATGAGCGCGATGGCGTTAAAATATTGGACTTTGAGGAACGCAAGCAACTATCTAAGGCGCTATCGCTATTCACTATGTTTATCTGGCTATTCACTAGCATAATCGCGACGAAGTTTTAGCCCTCTTATTCTTAAGTGATTTTTTGGGAGGGGACGGACGGAAGGACGGGGGATGGTTAAAAGGCGGTGTAATATATATCTCTAATTATTTTAGAAGGATACTAACCACAATAACTGTTAATGAATGATAACTTACGCTATATATCTTTACAATATATCAAGGGAACCAACTATGAGGAAATAAGGTGTTTCAAGTATGATGTTATTAAGGAGATATTAGAAGACGAAGGAAACTTTAGAGAAGTATCAATTGATACGCTAAGGGATTTAGAGGATGCTATTGACGACGATAATAAGTGCTATATCGGTGAGAGTTTCTTAAATGACCTAGTGAATTATTACAATTTTAAAGATATTAAAAGTAAAATAAAGAAGGCTAAAGCTATTATTGAGGATAGCAAGAAGGTTATTAAGAAAGACGCTAGCGATGAAGAGAAGGCACAAAAGAAGAAAAAAAGATTAGATATAATTATTGCGCTGAAGGATCTGGTTGATGTTTTAGAACGCCTCAAGACAAATAGTAATATTGGCGAGCAGTTGTTGAAGGGGATAGATATTAAAGAAAGAGAGGGGGCGCGTGATAAAGGAACAAAAAAAATAAGAGAAGAAGAGGTAGCTGAGGCTATAGCTGAGGCGGCTGTTAAAAAATATGAGAGAGTTAGGGTATTATTAGGAATATATCATAATAAAATGCAGTTAGATGATATTAATGATATTAATAAAGGTGTCTATAGAAATAATCTTGATGATATGATGAAAGGCATTACACAGGATATTACTTATGCGATTGATACAAACACAGGTGATGATTATAGTGCGATAAAAATTTTTATAGTTGATGGTATCAAACAAATTCTAAATAATAATGCAGGCACCAAGTATAATTTAATAAGCCTGCTTTTAACCTTAAGAAAGTTGATATTATATGAGAATGAGCAAGACAGTTTGAAAGGCAAGGTTGAATTGGATAATGCCGATAATCTATTGGTATTGTTAAAGACCTATACAAAAATATGTGATAGGAATATAGGCAAGTTTGATAGATTGTTTAAACAGAATGACATAGTTGATATAGATGAGGCGTTTATGATTGAATCGTATGCTACCTTTTTAAACAAATTAAATAAGTTAAAAAGAAATTTGGAGAGTAAGGACAAAGGCAAATTAGAGAGGGCTTTGACAAAATCACTAGACAAACTATTCAACCTATACGGTATTAATGATTACGAAAAATTAATTAATACTGATAGTACTGCTAATAATGACGCACAAAACTATATTAAGAAACTGATAGACGATTATTAGTTATTCTTATATAGGATTTGCGAGGGATACATCATAGAGAACATCAAGTATGGTAATAGAACGATGTTAAGAGGTGTCTCCTAGTATTATCTAGTATTACTATTATTTATTTTTTATTATCTTAGAAACTTTTAACTATTTCTAAAAACTTTTACAACTTTATATATTTCTAAAAGTTTCTAACTTATCTAAGCCTCGCTAGCATTCCCTAAAAATACCTAAGTAATATTATTTTTATCTTTATTACACCAGTAATGATAATAGATGATAATTATAGACATCATAACATCTAACATTTAACAATTATTAAGACCATTCCTTATATACGATAAGATAGAAAAAAGAGACCGGCAAAGACCGTATAATATTTAGTTGGAATAAGCAAGTCCGCCCATACCCGAGAGGATACGGAGAACATTATAATTCACGGCGTATATGCTGATGACACCAGACATACTGGACGATAGCGATAGGACGGCAGTATCAATACGGGACATATTGAGGGTGCCTGAGGGTTGGTGCTCCTCGGGCTTGAGGGCGAATGAATAAACATTAATGCCTTGGTGGAACTTGTCAGGGGTATTCTCGTGGTGCTGATAGGGCTGGACGAGGGAGAAATACTCGCCCTTGCGAGTAGCGAAGCGGTCATTACCGTTAAGCATTATCTTAGCGCTAGTAACAGGGTTGGTGGAGTCAAGATGGTCATTATTAGCACGAGTATCGCCAGCAGTTGAGTAATTGTTCCAATACACATCCGCTGAGGTATTCTTGATAGTCCAGACAAGTTCCTTACACGGGTGGTTGAAGTTCATACGGATGCTCTTCATAGAGTCACCAGATGAAGTTATGGAGTCAGCACCGGTGAATTGAAGTTGCTCTATCAGGTATTCGTGGGACAACTGGGCAAAACGGCGGCGCTCATCGGTATCAAGGAATATGTAATCAACCCACAGGGTAGCCTTGTCAAGGCGCAGGGCGACATTATTATTAGCAAAAGTGCTGTTGCTAACATATGAACCAGGGGTGCCGGTTGTCTCCTCCTCATAGGTATAGTTTTTAACGCTAGTATCCTTCATACCAGCCTCGTTTTCGTATTCAATATTGATTTTAACTTCGTGGTATTGAAGAGCGATTAAAGGGAGAGCTAGACCGACATTACGGCAGAACCAGAACTCAAGAGGCACATAGAGTTCATATTCTTGACCGGATATAAGTTTAGTTGAGATGTTGCGGGGATTAGCACCAACCATAGCATTATAACCGTTGCGCTTTCCAATAGGGAGCGAAAGTTCATTCCAGATGTATAGCCACTCTGAGTAATGCTTGTCTATGCGTTGTCCGCCAATCTCAAGTTCAATCGTCTTTAATAGTTTATGACCGAAGTTAGGGACGAGAGCAACGGGGGAGGTTCCGGCAGTTCCACCAGTAGCTGTAATAACACCGTAGAAATATACACGATGGATTAAATCACCGTTGCGGGTGATTTGGAAACTTACACGAGAACCGAGAGAATTGCTTCCAGTCGGGGTTTGCTCTATAGCCTCAATAGCGAAGTTAGTATGACGACGATATACAACTTTGAAGAAGGTAATTTGAGGATTACCAGTTAAATAAACATCCTGTGCTCCGTAAGCTACTAATTGAAGAAGACCACCACCCATTTACGCTATATTCTTTATACTATTAGAGGAGAAAAAAAAAAGGCAATAACATTCGTTATACTCATTACATTAGTATATCCATTACATCTAGTATATATCCATTACATCTAGTATATATCCATTACATATTACCATTATATATTATTTAGTTAGAATAAGCAAGACCGCCCATACCAGAAAGGATACGGAGAACATTATAATTAACGGCATACACATTTAAAGTGGATGACATATCGGTAGCAGTTAAGGTCGCGTTAAGGTCAAGAGAAAGGGTAGCAGTATCAATACGGGACATATTGAGAGTGCCTGAAGGTTGGTGCTCCTCTGGCTTGAGGGCGAATGAATACACATTAATACCGGCATTCGTCGGGATATTCTCGTGATGCTGGAAAGGCTGGATGAGATTGAAGTATGAACCTGGGCGTCCCGAGAAACGGTCATTACCGTTAAGGATAAGTTTAGCAGTTGTGATAGGGTTCATCGCAATTATAGAACTTGAACTAACGGTCTTGTTGTGTAGAAGGTTCAAGTTATAAGGGGCGTTAGCGCCTATGTTAATAGCATCCTGTGCGGTAGTGTAGTTGAACCAGTTGTTGTTGGTTGTTTGCTGAGTGGTTCCTGAAGCGACTGACTTCTTAGAAGCGAACCATACAAGTTCCTTACAGGGGTGATTGAAGGAGAGCTTGGAGTTTAATTTGGTTGAGGAGATTGATTCAGAGCCCGTGAATTGGAGTTGCTCTATGAGGTACTCGTGAGACAACTGGGCGAAACGGCGGCGCTCGTCGGTATCAAGGAATACATAATCAACCCAGAGAGTAGCGTTAGGGAAGGCTGAAGCGTCGGTGCCTGCGCCACGGCATAGAGCACCAGTCTCAAATTGAATGTTAATCTTAACTTCGTGATATTGAAGAGCGATTAAAGGAAGAGCGAGACCGACATTACGGCAGAACCAGAACTCTAGAGGCACATAAAGGGTCTCGTCTGTGAGAAGTCCGCCAGTTTGACCCACCATCTTATTATAGCCATCACGCTTTGACTTAGGTAACGAGAGTTCGTTCCAGACATACAGCCAGTGTGAGTAGTGCTTGTCTATCTTTTGTCCGCCAATCTCAATCTCAACAAAATTGATTAAGCGAAGACCATAGAAGGCGCATAACTCTACAGTATTTCCCGTGGGTATCTTGAGAGAAAGATACATACGATGGACTAAATCGCCATTACGAGATATTTGACAAGTAACACGGTTGCCGTATCCAGGAGTGCCGTTGAAGGTTTGTGCGATAGCCTCAATAGCGAAGTTAGTATGACGACGATACACAACCTTGAAGAAGGTAATTTGAGGATTACCAGTTAAATAAACATCCTGTGCTCCGTAAGCTACTAATTGAAGAAGACCACCACCCATTTACGCTATATTCTTTATACTATTAGAGGAGAAAAAAAAAAGGGAATAACATTCGTTATACATTCGTTATACATTCGTTATACATTCGTTATACACTCATTACAAAGTAATATATATATACATAACAATACTGTATAATATTTAATTGGAATAAGCAAGTCCGCCCATACCCGAGAGGATACGAAGAACATTATAATTCACAGCGTATATGTTGATACCATCATAGGTTAAGGCAGGGGTGCCTGAGAGAGCAGATTTTAAACCTGCCTTGGTGGTAACCATAAGGGTTGCGGTATCAATACGGGACATATTGAGAGTGCCTGACGGTTGATGGTCTTCCGGCTTGAGTGCGAAAGAATACACATTAATACCAGGATTGCTAGGGATATTGGTGTGATGCTGATAGGGTTGGACGAACGAGAAGTAGGTGCCGTCACGAACGCTGAAACGGTCGTTGCCGTTAAGTTGGAGGATGGTATCGGCGAAAGGAGATGAAGCGGCGATTTGTCCTGAATTGTTGCTGCCAAAGTTGAAACCAGCCATATAGTTAGATGAGGAGAAGTTGGTAATATTAATATTACCTGCAACAGGAGCAGGGAGTTGTGCGGTTATGATGCTGCTGGTTAAATCAACATTATCAACGCTAGTGTAGTTATACCAGCAAGCCTTCTTTGCGAAGTTGTTGGGCTTGGCGACCCAGACTAGTTCCTTACAGGGGTGATTGAAGTTAAGTTTAACACGGTTAGTAGCACCGCCGTTAAGGGTCTCAGTTCCGGTGAATTGGAGTTGCTCTATGAGATACTCGTGCGACAACTGAGCGAAACGCCGGCGTTCATCGGTATCAAGGAAGATGTAATCAACCCACAGGGACATATCAGTAATGTCAGCAACAGTACCGGTGGGAGGGGTGCCTGAAACATAGGCTTCCGAATCGGTAGATGCGGACGGCTTTAGGGAGATAAGGCAGTTTGCCTTAGTCTCAAAGTCAATCTTAATCTTAACTTCGTGATATTGAAGAGCGATTAGAGGGAGGGCGAGACCGACATTACGGCAGAACCAGAACTCTAGAGGGATGTAGAGGGTAGTATTGTTATACGAGGTGATATCCTTGTCGGCGCCAACCATAGTATCATAACCGTAGCGCTTGCCGCGGGGCAGGGAGAGTTCGTTCCAGATGTATAGCCAGTCGGAGTAGTGCTTGTCAATTTGTTGTCCGCCAATCTCAATAAGGACGGACTTAATAAGACGGAGACCGATATAGTTAACATAGCGAGCGCCTTCATTATTATAAGCAGTAAGACCATCAATACCGGTAATCTTGGGTAGGGCAACTTGGAGATACACACGGTTGATTAAATCACCGTTGCGGGATATTTGACAATTAACAGTTTGTCCGTATCCTACGGTGCCGTTGAAGGTTTGTTGGATAGCCTCAATAGCGAAGTTAGTATGACGACGATACACAACCTTGAAGAAGGTAATTTGAGGATTACCAGTTAAATAAACATCCTGTGCTCCGTAAGCTACTAATTGAAGAAGACCACCACCCATTTACGCTATATTCTTTATACTATTAGAGGAGAAAAAAATATGAATTAAATCTATCTATATGTATTATGTGTATTAATACATATTATTTTATTATATAAAAATTAATATTAATTATTCTATTATATACGATGTTTAAAGAGAAATCGTCTAAAAAAAAGTATGTTACTGACAATAATGAGGTATTCACTTTGGATGCGATGCACAACAATATTATAAAGAAGTTTGAACTTACCAACAAGGACAAAGAGAACTACAGGATATTATTGCTGGATTTAGAGGCACAATCTAACCTCATTATGGATAATATCGGGGTTTATAGGAACGCCGCCGCTACCGCTGCTGCCGACAAGGAATATGTGAATAATCTATGGACTAGCAATATTATTATTAGGGAGAAAATTATAGAACTTAAAAACAATATTAAGGAGTTAGACTCGTATAACGAAGTTGAGTATTACAAGAACACCAGTTATATTTTATTTCAGTATTACGATACGGTGGAGAAACAGTCTAACATCAGCAATACTCACGCCTCTATATCTAACGGTGTCTGTATATCTTCTAGCGAATTGCTGAGTAGGCAACCGAAGATTTACAAGAACGATTCTAAAAAGAAGAGGTCGTCTGTTTCAGCGACTACAATAAATGTTCTAGATGCCCTTAATAATTTAAGCAGCGAAAATAATTTAGGCTGTGTTAGCGGCGAGAGCGGCGGGAGCGGCGAGAGCGGCGGCTCACTAGGCGTCATTAGACATAATCCATCGTGCCTTAATAGTAATACAAATAGCGTTAAAGAGAATGTGATAGATAAGAGTTCGCTGGTAGATAAGTATATGTCTATAATAAACAAAAAGTATGTTAGGAATGTGGAGGAGGAGGACATAGAAATATGTAAGAATTGTAAGAACCAGATGACTTGTCTACAGCACGATGCTATAATTATTTGTAATATTTGCGGGTATCAAGAGTTGCTGCTAGTCGAGCAGAACAGACCTATATTAAAGCAGAATACCAAGGATACCTCGCATTTTAGTTATAAGCGTATTAATCATTTTAGGGAATGGTGTAATCAGGTTCAGGGGAAAGAGAGCACGGACATTCCTGACGAAATATTTGAGAAGATTTTAACAGAGATAAAGAAGGAGAAAATTATGGATACTAAGACAATAACATATAACAAGATGAGGGACATTCTCAAGCGGCTGAGGATTAACAAGTATTACGAGCATATCAATTATATTATTAACCGGATTAACGGGATACCCACTCCGCAATTTAGCCAAGAACTGGAGGATAAGTTATGTAATATGTTTAGAAATATACAAGCGCCATTCTTGAAACACTGCCCGAAGGACAGGAAGAACTTCTTGTCTTATAGTTATGTTTTGTATAAGTTCTTTCAAATATTGGGGCTAAATGAATATCTCAAGTATTTCCCTTTATTAAAAAGCAGAGAAAAACTATATGTTCAAGACCAAATATGGAAAAAAATATGTATAGAACTTAATTACGAGATTATACCTTCGTTATAAATATCTCGGTAAAGGCAGCTACGGCTATCCCTAAATTCCATTAGGGAAACCTACCATCCTGAAGCCAGCGCCTAGCCCTACACCTTGACGGGCACCTGCTGAAACTGCTGGAGATAGCAAGTCAAGGACGGAGAAGGTACAAGCAGCGGTTAAAGCCAGCATAAATATTTCGCTCCAATCCAATTTGTTATTAGGTAATATGAGGGCTACGAAGGCGACGATGAGACCCTCGAATGAATATTTAAGAAGTCTTACAACAACATCCCAGAAATCCACAGAATATTCCATCTTCTTTATGGCTGGACTTGTATGTTATACTAATATATATATAACAAAATATATATAAGATTTATAATATATATACTATTTAGAAAAAGATATATTATAAAATGTCCGTAGAAGAACTTGCCTCCGCTTCAGCTACTACCATTACTAGCGTGAAAGAAGTAGATTATCTAGATGAGGACAAGCCTATCAGGGGGCAAAATTTCGTGCTGCTATCATTTATCAGCCCCGAAGATGTCCTAGTGAATAAGGAGGCTTATATGTTTAGCAAGTTTATTACTAAATTTAGCGAGGATATGACAAAACTTCTTGATGGTATTTCGGCAAAGTATAGTGACTCTAAAGATTTTGTTGACTCGGTGAAAGAGAATAATGCCTTTATCTTTAACCCGAAGGATATGAGCGAGCAATACGGGTTTTATAAGTCGGTGAATAACCAAGAACTGGAGACATCGTATCACCGTGATAATAACTTCACCACTTCAATTAGAGGCATTAAGGTAAGAGGCGTGTTTGATACTATTGAGGAGGCAAAGAACCGTAGCGAGTTCGTAAAGAAGATTGACAACAAGTTCAACATCTATATCGCTCAGGTAGGTTGCTGGTGTCCTTGGTCGCCTAATCCGGATTGCTTGGAGAACCAAGAATACGCTGAGACGCAACTCAATACCCTAATGAAAGAGTATAAGAAGAATATGACTGACAAGGATGTTATCTTTGACAATAGGAAGTCTTCTATGTTTGCTAGCGGAGCTGGAGCAGCGGCTGCTAATGAGATTGTGTCTATTACTGAGAGCACAGCCGGAGCATCCATAGAAGATGCTATGGCTACAGCGACTGATGAACCTGAAACAGTTGAATTAACGGAACTTAAAGACAGTATTGAGAAGGTTGATGGCTGGAGTTCTCAAAAACTTGGACTTGAATAAATAATCGCAAAACTAGCGTCTTCGTAATACTCTTAATTTTTTCTTATTTCTTTATATTAAGAGATGAAACCAATAGCAATCTTTTTATTATTTATAGGCTCTTTAATGATTATACAAGGCTATTATAATAATAAATCGGTATGTAAAAAAGATAAGGTGGTTATTAAGTATATACCGCGCAGCGTTTATGAGGAACAGTTAAAGCCCGCTGAAAGCCTTCAAACATTTTATAAGGGTATGTTTGAAGACATCCTGTCATATTAATTTGTTAGTATTTTTTATCCGCCCATATTAGTAAATGGAAATATTAAAAGATATAGAAAAAAGTATCTTAAATATCAATATGTATAGCAAAGATACTGAGCCTGCTAAGTTAAATATAATTAAAAAGCAGGTTGGTGATTATAACAAATACAAGAGCGATGAAAGTAATGTTATAGAGCAAAAGATAATGAAATACGATGAGTTGTATAAGAACCCTAGGGAAAGGAACAATTATGAATATGAGTTGTTCTTAGGAAAGAAAGAAGAACTCTATAATATATATAGGGAGGCTGGGACGCTAGATGCTTTATATGAATATCTAAATTACAAATACGACGCATCTAATGTCCCTGAAATATACACATACGCCCATATAAACTTAAATGAGCGCGAAAGGGTCATTAAGGATGATAAGAAAAACGCTAACGCAGCAAATGTATGTCCTGAAGGTAAAATACTAAATCCAAAAACTAAGAGATGTGTGAAAGACCCTTCTTATAAGAAGCCTAAAGTAGCGCCACCTAAGGAGCCTAAAGAGCCTAAAGAGCCTAAAGAGCCTAAAGAGCCTAAAGAGCCTAAAGAGCCTAAAGAGCCTAAAGAGCCTAAAGAGCCTAAAGAGCCTAAAGAGCCTAAAGAGCCTAAAGAGCCTAAAG